AAAAAAAAAAATATTTTAAAAAATAAAAAAAAATTTTAAAAATTTCTCAAAAACGGGTCACCCCTGAAAAAATTTGAAAAAAAAAAAATTTTCTTTTTTTTTTTTTTCGAATATTGATCTCTCTCTCTCTCCCGTACTACAAAATACTACTTTTACTACAAAATACTACTTTTTTTTTATAATATTTAAACAAATAAAATAGTAAAATTAAATAAATCTTAGTATATATCTTAACAATCTTTGTTAACTAAAAAGTAGTAAAATTCAGTAAAATTCAGTAAAAAGTAGTACTAAAAATTAATTCTATCATAAAATAAATAAAAGTAACTAATATATTTGTTTATATAATATATATTTTAAAAAACGTTGTAAAATGAAAAAAAATTTTAATTTTATCAAATAATCAAGTTAAAATGAATATTTTAAGTTTTTTTTAAATCAATCTTTTGATGGCAAAATTCAATTTTGACTGCGAATGACTGCGAAATTGACTGCGAAAGACTGCGAGCGCGACTGAAAATGACTTCAAGAACTTCCGTTTGACTTTGGAATTTCTCCATCTATTTCTTGATAAAATTACTCATATTTTGACAACTTTAATCACTTTTCTTTTATAAAATAAAAATTGAGTCGCCAACGAAGGGAAAAAAAAAAGGGTCTGATCCTGCAATTTTTTTTTTAAAAAATTTTTGCAAAAAGTGCACTTTTTTTTAAAAAATTTGCTTTTCTCTTAATAGATAAGTCGAATGACTCAGACGCACTTTTTTTAAAATTTTGTCTAAAAAATGACAAAAAGTGCATTTTTTTGCAATTTTAGAGATTTTTAGACGATTTTAGGATTTTTCCTCTGAAAAATTTTACGGAATTTCCGTAAAACGCCGCTTTTTTTCCGTAAAAAAACCCAAAATCCGGGAGGTCCGGGGGGGTCCGATTTTTAAACCGGGGGGTAAACCCGGTTTTAGGGTACAGTTTTTTTTACTTTTTCCTAAAAATTAGTAACACAAAAAATCTCACGAAATTTAACTTTTTTTTCTTAAAAAAAAGTAACACGATTTTTTTTAAGAAAAAAATATTTCTCATCATTACAACATTGGAAATGATTTATACAAAAAAATGCTTGGAAAATATATGCAATATACATGTGCATATTTTTATAAACCGGGATTAAGTTTAGATGAAGCCCAATTATCAAAAATTAGACTTAAAACCTGGTATGAAAGTTTTAGATATTGGGTGTGGTTATGGTTCTATGGGTCAACATTTAGCTAAATATTATGGAGTAAAAGTAATTGGATGTACTTTATCAAAAGAGCAAAAAAATTTTGGCGATAAATATTTTGCTCATCCAAATATGAAAATAGTTTTAGTAGATTATCGTAAAGTAGAAGACAAATTTGATAGAGTTTATTCAGTTGGTATGTTTGAACATGTTGGTAGAAAAAATTATAAAGAATATTTCAATAAGTGTCATAAACTACTAAAGGATGACGGGTTAATGTTGTTACATACTATTGCTACTAATTCTAGAAGTTGGTCGCAAAATTGCTTCATTAATAAATATATTTTCCCAGAAGGTGAATTACCACATATTAAAAATTTAACCGGGAAATTTATGGATAAATGGCATCTAGAAGATTGGCAAAATATGGGATTATCTTATGCAAAAACTCTGAGAGCTTGGCGTAATAATATTGGTAATTGGTCTGGATTATATAAATATAATAATAAATTTAGAAGAATGTGGAACTATTACTTAATGGGATGTGCTGCGAATTTTCAATCAAGAGGAATATTTTTATGGCAAATAGTTTATACCAAAAACCCAAGTAACAGAAAAGATGATTGTCATCATTTGAGAAATTATTTTCAGTAATTATTACATTATTTCTGTAAAGTAGTAAAAAGTAGTAAAAAGTAGTAAAAAGTAGTAATTATTAAGTAACCGGGATATGGTATTTAAAAAAATATTTATATAAAGTAAATAAATGAGTAATTATACTTGTCCAAGATGTCATTATGAAACAAATTATAGATATAATATACGTAAACATTTTTCAAGAAATAATAAATGTCCAACTAAATTTGATAAAATCTCAATCGAAGATTGTTTTAAAACTATCTTATTTGAAGAATATCAACCTACTAAAAAAACGACTGAAAATGACTTCAAAATGACTTCATTTGACTTTGAAAAACCTAAGGACCAATTTAATTGTGAATATTGTGGAAAAAGTTTTACAAGAAGAAATAATTTAAATGTTCATATCAAAAAAGCTTGTAAAAAGTTAAAAACATTTGAAAATGTGCAAGAAAAAGATATGTTAATTGAGAAGTTAAAGGAGGAGAATGAAATGTTGAGAATGGAGAAGAATACGTTAATTCAAAACAATACTATAACTAATAATACGACTAATAATACTATTATTATTAATGCATTTGGTAAGGAGAATTTAGACTATATTAAGAAAGAGTATGTTCAAGCATTGGTAAAATCAGGTCCTTATGGTTCCATACAGAAATTAATAAAACATATTCATTTTAATCCTAATCACAAGGAGAATCATAATATTAAGATTCCAAATAAACGGGATAAGTATGGTATGATTTTTGATGGGAGTAAATGGTTATTTAAAAATAAAAAAAGTATGATTACGACTATTGCAGACCATGCATATGGTATTATTGCCGAACATTGTGAGGATTTAGACAATCGTAAGCTAGATAAATTTCGGGATGAATACGAGAATGAAAATAGTGAATTAATGAAAAGAATCGCGGATGATACAGAATTAGTTATTTTAAATGGTCAAAGTGAATTAGGATTTCCTTAAATTTTTCTCTCTTCATATTATATATGAAGCAAGATAATTACCCTGCACAAAATATGTATCCTAACGTATTTCATTCCCCCTATCATAAATTTCCACAAGTAAATAAACATAATGTATATCAAAATAATATTGCACCACAAAGAGGACCCCATTTTTATATGCAAGGAGGTGTTCCCCGTTTTGAAGTACCAAATAGGGAAGGTGGATATGAACAATCCATTAGCAGCGCAATGGAGAACTATATTTTTGGTATGCCAAGGCCACAATAAATGTATGCCCAGGCCACAATAAATGTATGCCCAGGCCACAATAAATTTTATAAAATTTTTTAGTCGTAAAAAATAGACTCATCTTGAACATATACTCTTTGTCCAATAGTAATATCACCAATACCAAATTTGCGTCTTGTAAAGTGGATTTTGTGTATTTTTTCTTCCGATAAGTAAAAATAGCATCTATTTATACCATGCTCAGTCATCATTATTTCTATTACTTTGCCATTGTGAATTTCGTAAATTTCCTTATCATCTGACCAACAAGTAGAAGTATAAACAATCCGGTACAATTGGTCATCGTCATAGATACAATATTTATTTTCCGATGGGTAATAATAAGTAATACTGGAATCAGGGTCACCCTCTCTTGGTGCACCATAATAAATATATGGTTCCATTATTTCTCCGTTTTCTTCTTGGACCACCATCTCTCCATATACATAAGTATGATCGTCTGGTTCAACATTGATAGTTTTCATTAATCAATAAAAAGTAAACTAAGTTTTTTTTTCAATTTTTTAAAAAATTGAAAAAAAAATATACTAATGTTCTTTAAGCAAATTATATAAATGACTACGCAAATTCATTTCGTTCTTGATCGTTCCGGCTCTATGTGGGAAATTATTGGCGACACCATCGGTGGATTTAATACCTTCCTGCAAGCACAACAAAATGATCAAAATGGTGAATGTTTTATGAATCTTTACCAGTTTGACCACGAATACCAAGTAACCTATCAAAATGTTCCAGTAAAAGAAGCAGAACTCCTTAATAAAGAGTCATATGTCCCTCGGGGGCAAACTGCTCTACTGGATGCGATAGGGTGTACTATTAGTTGTGTCAAGGTAGATGGTCAAACTGATACAAAGAACATAGTTGTGATTTTAACAGATGGGCATGAGAATTCTAGCAAGGAGTTTAATTACAAGACTATCTCTAAGATGATTGAGGAGAAGGAAAAAGCTGGATGGGAATTTGTTTTTCTTGGTGCGAATCAAGATGCTATTAAAACGGCAGCTGGGCTAGGAATTAAGAAAAATAGTGCTATGACTTATGCACAAACTCCTCAGAATATGAGGGCATGTTTTAGTGGACTTTCAAATGCAATTTCTCGTGCGCGCAGTGGAGAGACCGAAAGTATCTCTTTTACTCAAGAAGAGAGAAGTATGAGTCAACAATAGTTGTTGGAATTATTTACAATGTTTTGCTATAGAGCAAAGTGGAAATTTACTTGAACCGATTTCAAATAAAAGATAAAATAATCCAAATGTTATAAATGTAATAATAAAAGCCTGAAGAAAATGAATTCCAACTTTAACTCCTAATCTTTTTTTCAAAAAAAATTTTTTAAATTTATGGTCTAAATACTCGTTGATCGCAAAAGCACTCGCAACAATTATAGCAGTAATTAATGCTTCTATTAAAAATGCTCTCACTGGAGTATCATAATTTATTTTATATATTAGCGCCATTAAATTATAATTAGGAAAAAAAATTTTATTCCTAATAACAATTTAGAAAGTAATGACTATAAAATATATTTTTTTTGATTGGGGGAACACTTTGGGCACAAAAGGTGCCAGAAAAAATAATATGTGGAGAACCAACCGAAATATAGAAGAATTAAGAAAATTTTACTTAAAACCAGGCACCCTAGAGATTCTCCATTATCTAAAAGGGAAAAATTATATATTAGGAATTATTACCAATAGTAGTCTAAACACTTTTGAAAATATGCTTTTTTTAGAGTCTCTTGGATTATTACCCTATTTTTCTTATGTAATTAGTTCCAGTGACACAGGTATTTGCAGAAAAGATTGCCCAGAAATATTTAGAATGGCATTAAACTATTTTAGGGCAAACCCAAGTGAAGCAGTATATGTTGGGGATAATTACAAAAAGGATATAATTGGAAGTAAGAAAGTAGGTATGAAATCTATTTATGTGTCTGATTCTAGACACCCCTATTTTTTAGTATCACCAAAAAATAAAGCCCTAGAAGATGGAAAGATTAAAGAAATAATTGAACTTACTAAGTTTCTATAATTCATTACAATTTACTAATTCAGCTTCTACTCCATAATGATCCGAAATTCCATCTGGATATTTTTCATTATTGCTGCCGATTTTTACAACTTTTTCATTTTCTATCCATAAATAATCGTGTTTAATAAGAATAATATAATCTAATCGTCCATTTGGAGGACTGGTAATATCATTTTTATTTCTCAAAGGGTCATGTATTTGACCAAAATTATTTATAATGGAATAATATTCTTTTTCAATAGTATTTACTTTTTCTAAAGCATCAATATTTAAATCCCCAGCTAATACTATATCCGCATATATATTTTTCTTTAGCAACTCATCACTAATATTTTTTAGCTGTTTATATCGTATATTTTTATATAATTTATACCCACTTCCACAATGTAAATGAGTATTTACAAACACTATATCTTTATTGAGTGGGCTATTAAGTAACTTAAAAATAAGGGCTCCTTTTTTTGTGAAAAATTCATCATCCTCATTATCATCAAATTCTATTTCAGAAATAAGTTCTAATGGATATTTTGATGCAACCAACAAACCATTATTCTGGAAAAACATAGTTCTTGAACCTTTTAAAAAATGTTCAAAACCATTTTCTTTTAATTTATCCTCTAAATATAAATCTCTTCCCCAAAATCTCATAAAAAATAATGTAAAAATAAAAGCCTCTTGGATCATTACTAAATCATAATCTCCCACATTTTTTACAAATTCATCTATTCTTGCTATATCATTTTTTGAACCGATAAAAGGTGCCCAAATATTTTGACTTAAAATTTTCATTAATTATTTACTTACTAGAAAATAATATTTTACAATCAATATGTTGATTTTGAAACATCCTTGTTTAAATATAATATAACTTCTGATTTTATACCATAATATGGTACAAAAATTAAATCACCTCCAAAAAACCGAGCATATAATCTTGACAAAGGTAATCCATGACCAAAACCCGCCAAAATTTCTCTTTTATGCAAGTCATCATCATTGACAGAAGTAAATGAATAATCAAAGAGAGTATTAACTTCAGTATGTTTTACGGATGAAGCAAAATCGCGGAATATTATTATAATATTTTCTTCAGTATTAATAACATCAATTTCAATATTCTTATATTTTCTATCTTCAACCATTGCTCTTATGGCATTTTTAATTATTTCAAATGACATAAAATATAAGTTACTTGCGCGATAAAGAATATTAATTTCATCAGGAATATTTAATTTAACCTGAGGAATCTTACTATGATCCCGATAATATTGAATAGAGGCAAAACGTGCATCATCTACAGCAGTTTGTAAAACATGGTTTACATTACATTTTAAATAATTTTTTTCTGGATTTTTTGAAAAAAGGAAATTATAATAATCTATGATAGTTCTTATGCCAATGCGCGAGCTATAAAATTTATCTAAAACTATATTCAATGTTTCTGGAGATTCATCACTTATTTTTTTATATTCTTGAACAGCTTTTGAAATTTCAATTGGAATATATTTATGTTCTTCTTTGATATTTCCTAATAATTCTCCAAAAGAAATCGACTCATCGATATTTTTTATTTTAGGATAATTATAAATTTTAGCAAATGATTTGACATAAAGATTTTTAACATCAACTATTTCTTTATATTCTCTTAAATGATTTGGAAATGTAGATAAATTTATAACACGCTGAGCCATTCTTATTTCGATCTCTTTTTTAAGTTTATTTGAAATATTGGAATTATTTGTTAAATTGTTTGGTTTTATTTTAAAATAAGCCAGAGATATTTTTTCTGGTTTAATATTTTTGTAAGAAAATATTTTATGATATATTCTATTCATATATTGTTATAGATAAAAAAATAAATTATTCTAACTCAAATGAAAACCCAAAACCTATTAGCTTTTCCCCCTTAGTTGGTGTCTTATTTTTTTCCTTTTTATCTTTGTCACCCTCTTTATCTGGGTCATATGAACTTACTTTTTTCTGCTCAGTTCCCTCTGTATTTACTTTAAAAGTTTCAATAAAGTAATTCTTCTTCTTGTAAAATTGATATCTTTTTAATGCTTGCTTCTCAAACATTGAGAAATTATCAACTATATCTATTACTAAGGGAGGGTTTTCCTCTGTTCCCGGATTTGCCTTTGGCCTAATTCTACCAACTGCTTGCTCAATTTCCGTTTTTGGGGTTGCTAAGATAATAGTATCAATAGTTGCAATATCAAGTCCCTCTTGTGCCATCTGAAATGTTGCCAAAATAACTTCCTTGGTTGCACTTTCCTCCAATTTTGCTCTTTTCATACCACCTATATAATACCCAACACTTGCACCCTTCCCTAACATTATCTTCTCTATATCTTTTAACATCTCCCTCCTATCAGATAATAATAATACCTGTCGCTTTTCAAGTAAACATTCTCCAATTTTTTTACAAATAAATTGTGTTCGTGGCATAAATTCACTTATTTGATTTATCATACCAGCTGAGTTTATTTTTCCATAATAACCAAGTAATTCTTTATTATATGCTTCTTCTTTGCAATCATAAATATATCTTTCAACCATAGAATTAAGCATACTTTTTCCTTTTCGCATAAAAATAATATCACCGATAAACCATTTAAGTACTTTTGTTAAACCATCTTTTCTATCAGGTGTTGCACTAAGTCCAAGCATATATTTGCAATTAATTTTTTGTAAAGATTTAGAAAATTCCCTAGATGGACAACGATGTGCTTCATCTAGAATAACAAAGCCAAACGAGTCAAATGTATTCATCTCGTATGATTTCATAGAAATACTTTGTATCATACCAATAACAATATCTTTATCTTCAATATCAACAACCTTTCCTTGAATTCTTCCTATTTTAGAGCCAGGTAAGAATTGTCCAATGCGCTCAATCCATTGGTTCATTAAAAATTCTTTATGAACTAGAACTAAGGTTTTTTGTTTTAGTTTAGATATAAGGTAACACGCACAAGCGGTTTTACCTTCGCCACATGGTAGAGACAATATACCTCCACCAATAGTATTAAAGGCATTTAGACATTTAGAGATTGGTTCTTCTTGATGAGGTCTAAGAGTGCCGCTAAAATTTAGAGATATTTCTTTAGAGCTTGGTAATTTATTTTCGGATGGTTTACCGAATTTTTTGATTCCAAATTCTTTAGGAATATAAATTTTTTCTTTATTTTCAAGAAAAACTGGAAAAGGTTTTATAGGTTCTGAGAATTCTTGGTTTACAAATGGTTGAACGAGTAGTTCTTTTTTTATATTTTCAAGAGTTTCATTAGAAATTGAAGATTTATAAATAATATAACCTCTTTTTGCAATATAGGATTTCATGATTATATAGTAACTATTTTATTAAACTAGTTAAATCAAATTTTCTTTATATTTTTAATAAAATAAAATCTTAATATCTATTATAAAAATATGGACAAAACTTTAAAAAAAGTAGGTCGTGGTGTTAATAAAGTCACAAAAACTGCTACTTCTGCTGCTAAAGCAGTTGCATCTCCAGTTTTAGATATGAAAAAATGTGTTGTTGAAGGTGTCTTAGTCCTTTTACTCGCAGTATACTCTGGTGTGGTAGTAAACTTCTGCCCAATCAGCTATTTAGAATTTTTTGAAAATATTATAGTAAAAATCGTTTTCTTAGTAGTTATCGCATTTGTTGGATTATACTCCCCATCTGTTGCACTTTTCTTAGCCATTGCTTTAATAGTAAACTTACAAATGGCACAAAAGAAAAAAATCTCAAGGGATTTAGATGTATTAAGCACTGGAAATACCTCCCCCAAAGTAATGGAAAGTATGACACCAAGCGGTGTCCCAAGTAATGCTGATACTATGGATTCTATGCAACTTAATGACATGATGGGTCAACAAGAATCAGAAATGATGCAACAAGAAAATGGTATGATGATGGATCAAGATTCAGAAATGATGCAACAAGAAAATGGAATGGAAAGTTTCACCAATAATGTAAGTGGTCCAATGGGATACAATAACGATTCCTCTTGTGTTCAATCCTGCCAAGATACTGATGCAAAAGGTGGAAACCTTAGTGGACAATGCGGTGTTGTTAAATCTTGGGACAATCAAATTAGTGCCCAAGGTTTAGAATGTCCACCAGGTTATTCTGATTCCGTCGGTGCACCATTTTAAAAATTTTTTACAAATAAATAATTAAATTTTATATAAAAATCTAATTATTATATTATTTATATGGAAAAAAATTTAATAGTAGGTATAGTTGTTTTATGTTTAACATTTTATTCTGGATTAATAGTTAATTTCTGCCCATCAAGTTACTTCAGATTTTTTGAACATATTGCTTCGAAGATAGTATTTTTACTTGTTATTGGTGTTGTAAGTTTCTATTCACCATTAATTGCTTTATTTTTAGCTATTGCATTTATTATTAACTTGCAAATGGCAAATCGTGCATTACTTGGTAAAATTAGTGTAGAGAATTTAGATATGCCTACCCCATCTATGCCAACTCCTCGTTCAGAAGATGATTTTATTTTACCAGAAGAGGATACTTTAGTTCCTAAAAATAGAAAAGATGTTGCTAGAATAAATAAAATGAATCAACAAAAAGCATTAAAAATGGCAAAACAAATGATAAAAGCAAGAAATGATAAATTAATTGCAGGTGCAAAAAATGGAAAACCAATGGAAACCTTTACAAATAAAATGGCATCTTGCACGAATCAATGCAATGGTACTAGTTCCAGTAATGACACCTTGAATAATGAATGTTCAGTAGTTCAAACATGGAAAAATCAAATAAGTGCACAAGGATTACAATGTCCAACCGGTTATTCTCCAGAAATTGGATTCCCAGTTAATGAATAAATTTTTAATTTTATTTTTTCAATAAAATTAAAATAAATTAATATGTAACTACTGCGTTAGATAATTTAGGTCCTTTTTGTTTTTGAATATATTGTTGTGCTAAAGATTTTCCTTTTGGTGGATTAAGAGGATTTGTTATTCCTTGACCAAAATTTTGTAAGGGATTTGTTTGAACTCCTTGTTGTGTAATTCCTTTTTTTGCTAGTTTACTTGCTAAAGCTGGGTTACTTTTTAAAATTTGTGCTGCTTGGTTTCTTTGAGCTTGACTTGAGTATAACCCAGAACCATCAACAACATTACTTAGTATTTTTTTATTAGCATTAGATATATTTGATTGTCTAATTGATTCTAATGCATCCGTGGCTTTTCTTCTAAAAAATATAAAATATAGTATAATACCTACCCATGCAATAAGGAACACTCCTTTTGTTATTAACATTGGTTGAAGGTCAATGCCAACTTTATTACAAAGCTTAAAAGCAGTTGTGTTTCCTATTTTTTTATTTTTTATTATGGCAATTGTGACTATTTCATATAAAATAACCATTGCAAAATACCAAAGCATATTTATAGTATTTGGGAAATTTTCTCCGGTTTTCCATTCAGAAAGTTTATTACCCAATTTTATAACTAATAAAAATCCTACTGGCATTAAAGCAAATATTAAACCATAAAAAGTTTTGAAGTAATATTTTAATTTTGATAAATTATCTTTTATAGGAGGAGTATAACAATCTGGATCATCAGGTAAATCATTTCCTAATACCTCTTTTTTTAATTTTCTTAGTTTTGTTTCAAAAATAGCTGCCGGTATAAATAAACCAATTAACACTAATCCAATTACAATAATAACAACTAAAAACTTTATTGGTAAATTAAATGATAATAGTCCACAAATTATTATTGATATTAATGAACCAACTATTACGCCAGGGATTGTATCCTTCTTTTTCTTAGCTTCTCTTTCTTCTTCCCTAATTGATTGCTGTCTAGCTTGTTCAGCTTGTCTCTCAGATTCAGCAACTGACCTACTGCATACTTTTCCAAATTTTTGGGTTGGTATGACTATAGCTGCAATAGTAATTGAAAATAAAATAACCAGAGGACCATATTTAAAAATCTTTTCTTTACTATCAGAAATGTTTACTTTTTGTTTGATAATAAAATATATAGCAACGAATGCTAAAATAATCATATTTAATAATAAAGAAGACCATGTAATTCCTGCGTACGCATTTTTCTCTTTTTCCCCAGCTTTTCTATCTTCTTCATAAACTTTCCAATCTTTACCATTAAATACAATATAATAAACTAAAAATATAATGAAAACTCCTAACCATGATATTAATAAACTTATACTTACTTTTTTACTATTACTATTTAATGATTGATTGGCAATGCCCATTTTATATAAAACAAATAAAACACCAAAAGCAATTACTATAGTAAAAATAATTGATGTGATCATTTGTTGTGTTGTAAAGTTTTTACTACCAAGATTAATAATATTTTCACAAGTTCCTGGTGTTACTGGCTGTTCTGGCTGTCCTGGCTGTCCTGGCTGTGCTGGCTGTCCTGGCTGTGCTGGCTGTCCTGGCTGTGCTTGCGTTTTAGGAAAACATTTTGCAGGTAAATTAAAAGGATTATTTTGCGCATCTAATTTTTCAACTATTTTTGGTACTATACTACTATCTTCTTTATTTTCAACTGGTTTACTCTCTAATATATTTCCATCTGGTTTTCTACATCCAGTTTTGCAATCCATAATAGTTCCTAATGGATACATTGGCATATTTTGATTATAAAAAATAGGATTAGGTGATACAGGTAATCTGCTTGTTTCTAGATAATTATTAAATAATGTTGCATAATTTCCACCTAATATATTATTATTAAACAGGTTAAAAAATGTTGAGGATAAGTAACGTACATTTTTCATATAGATTTGATTAAATCTTGTTGTTTTTGGAATATTATATTGATAAAATGAATTTTCATTAGTTGGGAAAAAGGAATTTGGGGATAAATTAATATTTATTGATGCATAATTATTTGCTTTACTTGGTATTTGTATTTTATTAATTTCATTATAGCTAGGATTCTTAGAATATATATCATTAACTTGTGCAACAAAAGATATAATAACGTAGGTTTCAGAATTAGATTTCTTACCTTCTAAAGAATGAATTAAGTCAAATTGTAAACTATTTTGCAAGATACTATTTTGAAAAGTATTGTAAATTTTAGGAGGTCCTCTAACTAATATCATATCTAATTTCCATTTTTTTGCCAATGCCGATATAGTACTTTTTGAATTTTTTAATTTAATACTTAATATAGTGCCCTGTCTCTCAACTACACATTCTTCATTATTATATTGTAAATCTAAAGCACAATGGGGATTAGATGAACAAAGAAGTGCAGTACCCCCAATATTTATATTTTCAATATTATTAAATTGTTCTATATTTATGTTAGTCATTATTTACTACTATTATTAATTAACAAATTTAAATTTCCTCAAAAAAAAATCTGAAAAAATAATAATGAGCAAAATAATGAATATTTTTATTATATTAATAACTCTTTTACTTACTTTTTTTATAGGTCTTGCAATAGTTGGTGTTATTGATAAAGGTTTTAAAAATATAAATGTATCAACTTCTAAAACAGCTGTTTCAATAGAAATACCTAAAGAAAAAGAAGTAGTTGAAACATTTGATAATAACAATAGCGATTATGAAAATATAATACCTAAACCCTTAAACTCTGATGTAAATAATAATGAAGAGATAGAAGAAATTTATAAAAAGTCTTTGCATGAAGAAGTGGAAAAAATATATAATAATCCATTTTTGCCACCAGAAAAAAATATTAATGTACTTACACCAAAACAAAATTTTGCAAATCCTAGTGATATGACCACTATAGAACGTAATGCTTTCAAATTTGGCTATCCAAGTGGTATGACTATGCAAGATTATGCAAACTGGCTTTATCTATTTAAAGATAGTCAAGAACTATTAACCTTAGACCATCTAACAAATTTTCAAAAATTAAGGGGGAATATACCATTAGAATATTCACACGGAAAAGTACCACCTCCTGCTAAAAGAGTACCACCAATTAATGCCGACAATTATTTTAATAACTTATATCAAGATAATCAGAAATCATTGGCAGATAATTTAAATTCTTCATCAATTCTAGGATTTAATTATAAAGATTATGTAGATTTTGAAAATAATTTTGATGTTTATGGTAAATCTGGTAAAATTTTTAATGACGACCTAGGAATTAAAACAGACCCTAAAGTTTTGCAAAAATTTATTGGTCCAAACTTTCTTAAGGCTGATATCAAAGAAAGTGAAGTTTAAAAAATATTAGGATAAGATGGATAATTCATTTGATAAATAGTTACTCTATAAAAATATTCCTCACCTTCTACTGCAACCTGGTCATTTATTCCAAGTTGTCTATAGGGAGATGCGGTCTTAACTTTTCTCAGATTTCCGTCTGCCAATTTAGTAAAATAATAATATCTATTACTTTGCTCAGGATTGTTTAATACTTTAACATATAAAGGATATTCAATATTCTCTTTTCCAAAAATTTTATACAAAGTTCCTACCTCCATTAACTGGCCATTATTAACCATACTTTGTAATTTTATATTATTCGGTGCTATATTACCATTTGATACATTTAAAGGGGGTAATATATTATTTACTACTTGCTGACTTCCTCCATAACAAGGTTCTCTTCTTCCTCCACAACCTACTACAAACGGATTTAATACTACATTAGGATATATTCCAACATCATAATCAGAAAGAGCATTAAAGGGTTTAATATTTTGAACATTATAAAGTTGTGGTACATCTCTCGCATTTACTATTAATGGTGGAGATGATACTACATTTTGTGCTTTGATATCTGTGAATTTTTCCATCATTACTATTTGGGCATTTCTGTTAGTATAGACAAAATATACAAAAAATAATGCAACTATTATTAAACATATTAAGAAAAATCCTTGGTTAAAACATATTTGATTTGTCATATATACTTATATATAAATAGATAATATCTTTTTGATTGAATATTTTCTAAAATATTTAATCAAATAACCTTCTAAAAATTATTTGCAACATAAATAACAAGTATCACTTAAGGATGGTTTATCAATTTCTATTTCTGGAGTTTCAGTGTAATTTTGGCCCTTATTAACTATTTTTATTTTTTCTAAGCCTCCGTTCTTTAAAACAGCCTCTAATTTACATCCTTCTCCATTTCCACCTACTAATCTTACACTAGGAACTGAACTATATCCTTTCCCTTTATTTAATAAATAAACACTTTGTATTTTTCCACCAGCAATTGAACATACTGCGGTTGCTTGTTCCTGGCTCCCGTCTCCTGGAGAATTGCAGGACATCATACCCTCGGCGGCCTTTATACTTGCTCCTGAATAATTAGGATATTGTGGGTCACATTTTGCTGTACCTAAAAATCTACATTGTAATGATGATGCAGATTTTTCTAAATTTTCTTTATCAATAGTAGGTGCTAATGGCATAGCCACTGCAGTTTGGGCTTTTTGGGGAATAGGTTCTACACTTTTTTTATCAACTATTTGTTGATATCTTTTTTCTAAATTTGCAATTTCTTTTTCTAACTGACTTCTATTAGCGTAAGTATTAATACCTTGATTTTCGGCGGGTGTTATTGGACTATATGCAGAAGGTTGGTCATAGCCAGGTGGCATTTCTAATTCAGCAGCTTTCTTGACAGCTTGGGCTTTATCTTCTTGTAAACTTTTTTTATTTTTTTTGGAAACATTAAACATACCTCCTATAAATCCTTCATTGATAGTGTCTTTTTTTTTTGACACCATATTATTTCCAAATTTTTGCTCCATGTCATCATGCTCTAATAAAGCAGCATTAAATCCTTCTTCGTCTACATGAGCCGGATCAGTAGATACTAAACGACCGATATTGTCATAATGGAAAAAACGATTATTTCTCCAGTTAGGGTCTTCAAAATTAACATCACGTGTATTGGTGTCAAAATTTTCCATTGGTACTACATTTCTGACATTCCTAGTACGTCTGCTACAGAAAAAGCCAAGTACACAACCTAACAAAACTATGATTACTATCATTAAAAATATATATGTTCCAGAAGAAACGTTATTCTTATTCATACTTAATTTATAAAATATTATTTTTTATTTCTAATTATTTTTTGAATAAATCAAAATCTTTGAATAAATTTAAAACTTGTTTACTATCCTTTAAAGCTGGACCTAAGGTAGCAAGAGAAGCTTTTAATTCTCTTACTCCCTTACTTATGGCATATAAATCTCTTTGTCCATTTCTAAGGTCAGATTGATTATATAAAGCTTCTTTTCTTAATCTATCTGGTGTAATTTCATCTCCATCATCATCTAAAACTTTTGGTCCTGATACTGAATCAAGTCCAGACTCATCTTCTATATCTGAATCTTCATCATCGTCATTTGTTTTTATTAAATCATCTAAACTTTCTGGTTTTTCATTTTCTTGATTTTCGTTATTATTCTCTTTAGTATCATTTTCATATCCCTCTAATATTAAACTATATGGATTAATTGCTTTATATAATAATAATAATAACACTATTCCACTACTTATAAAGCAAGCATTTCCAATGCTGTCAGTAATTTGTCTGAAAATTATAAATAAAATTACCCAAGTTAATATTAATTTAAAAAATAAAGAGGGTGTTGGGAAAAATATCAAAAATAATAGTAAGAATAATGCTATTAAAAATTCATTTGGCTTAACATTTTTATTATATGAATTGTAAAAATCTTTCATGATAATATAAATTATTCTGAGAAATAATTTATTATGTAAACAAGAAAAAATTTTTAGATAAAACGATTAGCAACAAAAAATAAAACACCACCAACTAAACCTAATAATAAAGTACTTCCCCATAATTGTAAAAATGGTTTACTTGTAAATCTTTCTAATTGCTTTTGTACTATTGCCCTCAAAGGAGGAGCAGATAAAACTACATACAATACTAAAAAGATTAAAGGCTGTTTAACAGAAGCCTTTACCTTATCTGCAAAACTAAGTTGAGGTTCTTGCATTTGTTGCATATATTGATGTTGCATTTGCATTTGTTGTTCATCGGGATAATATTGTTGTTGCTGTTGTTGTTGGTATCCAAGTTGTTCTGGTGTTAATCCAAATTGTTGTTGATTGTAAGCTTGTTGTTGATTATTATATTGTTGTTCGACTTCATTATTGTCTGATTCCATTTTCTTTAGAATTTTATCAACAAATTGAGAATCATCTTCACCGGATTCATTACCTTGGGGTAACTGGTTTAAAGGAGTTGCACGTGTAGGAGCAGTTTCTTCCATTATTATGTGTCATCTTATATTTCTTTTTTTTAAATAATACGCAATAGTATTACTTTATCTTAATTTTGTAAATTATTTCTAATCAAATTTACGCCCACCAGAAATTTACACACATGAAACATTAAAACGCCGTTATAAACGGCGTTTAATGTTGTTGGGTAATGTTACATAAAATACAATTTATTGTATTTTAAATCTAAAAATCTTAAAAGATGCAAAATTTATTTAAGGATTTACTGCATCACTCGTACATGCTGAGCCATAAGGTATATATTGATAACATTTATCTTCTAATTTATAAACTTTACCAACTATACTTTTTGGATTTGGTGCCTTAATTATAATACAATCACGCCCTTTACAAACTTGTCTAAATAAACATGAAATTCCTAAACCCCATATAATTGACATTAATATTATTCCTTCTTTGGATTTAAATAGTTTTAACATTTAGTTTATTATTAGAAATTAATTTTATTTCATCCACTTACCCATAGTAGCAAATACACTCTCATTCTTCTTTTCTTCTACATTTACATGTTGTATTGGTGTAACCAATGGTTGTTGTCCTGATTTATCTTTTGGGCAAGAAACTTGTTTAGCTTTATATTTATAACAATTTTCAGCATTATCTTTATATACAACTTTACCAGCATTTTCTGGAGTAGGATATTTTATTACTATCTCTGGAATAGGTGTAGTTATATATGCTATAAAAAACCCAACAAAAAGAGCTATAAAAAAAATAGTAGGATTTATATAATTAATAATCATTTTCTATTTTTTATTAAGATTATTTTTTAATTTTTATTCTTCTTTTTTTTACAGGTACTATAGCTTCATCTAATTTAACCTCCTTTTTACTATTATTTATTAAGTCAATTTTTGGTGGTTCAACTATATATTTCTCATTTAAATTCCTAAACTCTATGTTCTTAGCCTCTATTTCCATATTTATATTATGCAATTCCTTGTTTTGAGAAATATAATCTCTCACTAATTCCAACCATTTTAACCAATTTTCTACTTCTTCTACCTTTAAACTAACATTCTTTCCTATTTGAGACATTCTTTGCGATGAAGGTATGCCTTCATTTATTAATATTTCTTTTAGTTTATTTTTTACTTCTTCAGTAATATTTGTAACTTTTTTATATATATTTTTCTTATCCACATTTAATATTGCAATTTTCTCATTAATTTTTTTTCTTAAAACTATCAATTCCCCAATACTTTCTTTTTGCATCTCAAATATGTTATTTATACTATTTAATTCACCTTCAACTATTTTTATCTCATCAGTAAGCTCTTTTACTTTTTTATCATGGTCTACATCGTATACAAGAGAGTATTTTGCAACCTTTAATATTTCTTTTACTTCAATTAATTTTTTCTTATATTCAGTTTCTATTTCCATTTTTTTTTCATATAAATTTACTATTACTGGTCTTTTTACTTTGACTTCCCACTTCTTTCCATCCTTTAATTTACATCCTAATGTAAATTGAGAATCCTTTTCCTCTCTTTCTAATAAAATTTTTAAATCAGCTGGACATTTACTTTGTTTATTTATAAATAATTTATTATATTTATTATATTCTTGTAGTATTGGCTCAAATTTGTGCATCAAATTGTCTTCATAAAAATTATCATAATTTATCATAATTATATTTTAAATAGAAATTAAAAATTATTATTTCTACTATTATCTTTTGAATTTTTTTTAAGCTGATATTTATCATATAATATTAATCCACCAATTATTAAAAATGCTAAAATTATTAAATAAAACCAATTAGTTAAATCTTCTTTTTCCTTATTAATAACTTTGTTAAATTTTTTTAATTTACCTAAATATTTTTTTTTTATTCTAGGATCTACTAGTTTAGGTCTCATCTATTTTTTTAAGATAAATAAAAATAGGTTAAAATTTAAAAATATTTGATTTGTATAAATATATGAAAAAAATAAAAATAAAAAATAATATTATCTGCACCAATAACTACCCAAATATATTATCAGAACTATCAACTAAATTATATCAACTTAACAAATTTAGCGAATATTTCTCTAAATTTGCAACTAAATTAAATATTAACCTAAATTCTTTGGCAAATAATAATTCAATACTAAATAACTCAACTAAAAATTTAAAATCTGATTTAAGTAGATTAGAATTTTTATTTATTCAATATCAAGATTATCAGAAAAGTTTATTTATTTATTGTCCAATTCAACTTAGTATGGTTCCAAAAATATTAATGGGTTTATTAGATTGCGGACATTATGTATATTTACCTTATATATTAGATAAGAATAATAAAAAATTAAATAGATGTTCACTTTGTAAAAGAAGTATAGATAAAATATTTTTTGATTTAGATATTTTAGAACCATCAATATTTTATAATTTTAAAAATAGTTTCCCTAAAATTATAAGTAATATAGTAGAATTATTAATAAGTAAAGATGTTAAAAAAGGTATATTTGTAATAGATGATAAAAATATAAGAAAATTATTAGAAACCTTAATAGAAAACTATAACTTTATTTTTATAAAGAAAGACGATTTATTATCAAAAATAGAGAATTATAATAAATATGATACTATTTTTTTTATAAAATTAAATTGTGAAACCACTGCTTATATATTTAATAATTTAAAATATTTTGCAAATTTTAAGACTTATTTTTTATTAGATGAAAATGAAATGCTTCAAAATGGAGAAATATTGAATATCAATAATTTTATTCTACAAAAATATATCTGATATTAATAGAAATGGTATATATTTTTTTAAAAGAAACAAATAAATCAAATTTGTATATTATTAACTTATATAGTTCTGTATTTTCTTTTAAAACAGAATTAGCAAAAAAGTATAAATTAAAGCATCAGAATATTATGTTAAAATATCAGGGATCAATTTTAGAAGATACTAATACATTTAAATTTTATAAAATAAAGGAAAAAGAAACATTAGAATTGATTATTAAGAATAATGGGGGCACTATTTCAAGAGGATTACTTATCTTTCTTGCTATAATAATAGTTTTTTGGTATGTATTTGTATTACTTTCTGGGTTTTTACCTATTATTTCTCATTTAGTAGCTTCGGCAATTATAGTACCTTTTAGAGCATTAGGAAATTTAGTTTTAAGATTATTTAGTATCAAATGGCCAACAAAAAATTTTTTTACCAAATATGGAAATAAGGTATTTTCGGTATTTAAATTTATAATTTCCAATTTAAGCATTTTAATTTTTACTATAATTATAACTGCCTTAGCTGCATTTCTACCAAATTATTTACATAAAAAAGATTTATGCAGGGCAATTAAATCCTGTTTTGCTTTAGGAGGTATAACTGGTGTTCTTTTTTCAGTAATGTATTTAATTTATAGTTTACCAAATATTATTTTAAGTTTAATTGGTACACCTCAAAATATTATTACCAGAGGATTAGTAGCATTTTTCAAAAAAATGATATTTGGTATGAAAAAAGTCGGTTTGTTTTTTGCATTCCCTTTGAGTGGAGTATATATTGCAATTATAAATATTTCCGAAATCATTTTAGACAAGGCTGCAGACTTTGAAGATTTTGCTGAAAATTTCCTTTACAATTATAAAGAGTTTAAAGCATCTCTTAGTGTACCTCCATATAAACAATATTTAGATGGTGCAAAACCAGTTGTAGAGATGTATGATTATACTTATTTGCCTGAAAAAGAGCAAAAAAAATTGTATTGGTCAAGATGTAAAATTACTCAATCTTATATGATAAGAACATTTATTGAAAATGGTATTGCATTATTATTACTTATGTTTGATGCATTAAAATCAATTTGTCCATCTTCTACAGGAGATGATTTTGATATAAAAATAAAAGAAGTAGAAAAAACTATAGGAAAAACAGAAAAAAAAATGGGAACTAATCCGTCAAATCAGTTAAAAAATAAAATAGAAGCATTAATAAAAAGAAAAATTTCATTAGAAAAAGATAAGGATATTGCAGTTAATACAGAAGTAATTAATAGTGAATGTATAATGAACTATTTTGTAAATGGTATTTTAGCAAGTTATCCATTTACATTTATAATATGGTTAATTTTATTCTTTTTAACATTATTTACACCATTAGCTGAAAATTTAGGAAAGTAATAAAAATCAAGTGTCTAGATAATTTTCTTATAAAAATATAATGATAATAAATATTTCATATCAAAATAAATTATATCCATTTGATGTTAATCCATATTTATCAATAGGTACATTAAAATTATTATTCTTAGAAAAATTTGGCGTTGATTTAAAAAATAAAGAAAATCTTATTTTTATACAAAACGGAAAGCAAATAGAAAACAAAGAAATTGTAAAAAATTATAAAGATAAACATGTTGATATATATATTTTACAAAGGGGAGGTAGTAGTTTTCAGATGCCAGGTAATCAAAAATCTTTGAGTATTTTTATTACTATTTTATACTTATTTTTTGCCAATAGGGGATTCAATAATATGATAGGTAGATTAATTTATCCAGAAATTGATGATTTGTGCGATTATGAAGTTTCAAAAGAAGAATTAGATGCAGAACAAAATAAAAAAAATAAGTTGCAATTAAGTTTTTGGAGTATTAAAAATGATAAAATAAAAAGTAGCTATTGTCAAAGAACAGATAGTAAAATATATTATGTAGATAAAAATCAGAAAAACTTTCTTTATATCTTCAGCTACATAGTTTATATGGTTGCATTATTTGCAATCGTTTTTGGTATGACTATGGGCTTTTTTACTAAATCTAGTTGTGGAAATCCAAAAGGAGGATTTATTGGCGTATCAATATTATTTATAATAATTTTTATGATAATACCAATGATAGTTCCATTTTTACCCAAAATAATAAACTGGGTAATCAAAATTTATAATATAATAAGAAATTGGATGGCATCAAAAAATTGGATTAAAAAATTATTTAATATGAATCCTCCAAGTAGTAACAATAACAATAGTAACAATAACAATAAGAAAAAAGATAGTTTTCCAACAGTTTTTATAACAACTATTTTTATATTAATTTTAGCAGTAATTTATTTATTAATAAATGTAAACCAACTAACTCCTGCTATTTGGGGATGGATAGTAATATTGGCAATAATATTTTTGTGTTTAAAATGGGTGTTTGCAGGTTTATTTACGAAACTAACTATAAAAACTTATAATTATGGCTTTGCAAGATATGGAGAAGTAAAAGAAAGTAATTGGCAATGTAATAAGGGTTCTAATTTTGTTTTTTATTTATATTATTTAATATTTGGTACTATTATCATTTATTATTTAATGAATGTTTTATACGGAATACAATTTGATTTTGCTTGTAAAAGAAAATAATAATTTAATTCAATAAATTATTGGCTTAAAGATTTTTTAATAATTTTATTTAAATGTGTGGAATTTTTTTTTATAAGTCTTTCCAAGAGTTTGATACAAAAAAAATAGAGGAACTAAAAAAATATTGTAATAAAATTAAGCATAGGGGTCCAGATAATACTACTATATTAATAGTAAATAATAATACCTTTATCGGATTTCATCGTTTAGCTATTAATGATCTAAGTGAAAATGGAAATCAGCCATTTGTTTTTGAAGAAGAAGATGGTAAGAAGACTTATCTTATTTGTAATGGTGAAATTTATAATCATAGAAAATTAGAAGAAGAGTATGGATTTGAAATGAAAACAAGTTCTGATTGTGAAGTTATTTATCATTTATATAAAAAATTTGGGTCTTTAGGTATTTGCGGTAAGTTAGATGGTGTTTTTGCTTTTGTAATTTATGATGAAAGTAGTGATAAAGTAATTTTTGGTAGAGACACGATTGGAGTAAGACCGATGTTTATAGGAGTAAATAGTAATGAGATTGGTATTTGCAGTGAAGGTAAAGGATTAAATGGGTTAGTTGAAAATGTAAATCAATGTAGGCCGTCACATTATGGTATTTATGATATTAATAGTGCATTTTATGACTATCATAAATATGATCCTTTAATAAATGTGGAAGTAGAACAAAAAGATATGGAAGGAGTAAAATCAAAGGTAAGAGAAACTTTTATAAATGGTGTAAAGAAACGATTAATGAGTGATAGACCAATAGGTTGTTTATTATCGGGAGGATTGGATAGTAGTTTGGTGGCATCTGTTTTAAGTAGTGAACTAAAGAAACAAGGTAAAAAATTAAATACTTATTCAATTGGATTTGAAGGTTCAACCGATTTAAAATATGCGAAGATAGTTGCCGAACATATTGGTTCAAATCATCACGAGGTCATTATGAAAGAGGAAGAGGCGTTTAAAGAATTGGAAAAAATAGTAGAGTGTATTGAGTCTTGGGATACAACAACTATAAGAGCATCAACTGGAATGTATTTTTTAAGTAAATATATTAAAAACAATAGTGAGGATGTAGTAATCTATTCTGGTGAGGGAGCGGATGAATTAATGCAGGGTTATTTATATTTCCATTATGCTCCAAATCCCATGATGTCTTTAGTTGAGTCAAAGAGATTAATGAAAAATTTATTTTATTTTGATGTATTACGTTGTGATAGAACAACTGCCGCCCATGGATTAGAAGTAAGGGTGCCATTTTTAGATATTGAATTTATGTCATTAATAAGGAGTTTATCGGATGATTTAATTTGCCCGAATAAGGAGACTAAAATAGAGAAATATTTAATAAGAAGTGCATTTGAGGGAACGAACTATTTGCCAAAAGAGATTTTATGGAGAGTAAAAGAGGCATTTAGTGATGGTGTATCAAGTAAAAAACGTTCTTGGCATAGTTATATTAAGGAGATGTGTGATAATATATTTAGTGACGAGCAGTTGGAGCTATTAAAGGTAAAATTTTTACAAGAAAATCCTAAAACGAAGGAGGATTTATTGTTCTGTTTTTATTATGAAAAATATTATGGAAATAACCTTTGGATTCCATATAGGTGGTTGCCAAAATGGGTAAAATGCAATGATCCATCTGCAAGAGAATTAAGTGTTTATAATGAATTAGAAAATGGAGAAGTAATAGAAGAAAAATAGTTTAAAGCGAAATATCATAATTAACTATATGGAAAATAATAATATTACACCTGAAATGCAACAAAGACTATTTAATGAAATGTTGAATCAGCAAATGAATCAGGTAAATATGGATGAACTATCACCAGAAGATAGGAGAGCCATGTTACGTCAAAAATTGCATCAAAAGATTTTTTTCCAAAATGCTCGCCGTAGTTCAAATGCAAGTAAGGAAAAAATGCAAGAAAGGATGCAGAAAAATATGGAGGAGCAGCAACTTAAAGAGCAAGAAGATAAAGAAAAGAGAGCAGAAAAAAATAGAAAAAAGAGACAAAAGAAGAAAGCGAAACTTCAAGCTAAAAAGGAGCAAAATGAAATGGGTGAACAAAATGAAATGGGAGAAGAAGTAGATGAGAGGGAAGAAGTTGAGGAAGAAAAAAACGTTATGGAAGATGTAGTACATGTAAAGGAAGATGATAAAGAATCTGATTATGAGTCAATGGATGAAGAGGAAAATGTAGAATAAAATTAATTTTATTTCTTAAAAATAATATTTAAGAAATATAAATATTTATTGAGCCATCTGTTTTTCTATAAATGGTTGTTGTTTTCTGCGTCTTTCATCTTGTTGTCTCCCAACCATTGGAAATCTTTTTTCAGTATTTTTTGAAACATTTACAACAGGTGTATTTTTCTTTTCTTCTAGAACTTCTTCTTCAACATCTGCATCACTTTCATCTTGTTCATCTAAGAATCCTTTAAACGAACTTACTATTTTTTCTAAAATAGCATTTTGTGTTCTCATAGTTTCAGCTAAAGCTTTTACAGATGATGCTTCATTTTCTTTATGTTTATTTGATTTCGCAACTTCTCCAACAAGTTTTTCTAATAAATCATTATGCTTATCAATGCCATTTGCGATTTTTAAAATATTATCGCAAACATTGTTTCCATCATCATCTACTAATACACCAGAAAGTACTTGATATAATTGGTCATCTGTCATATCAATTACGTCGGCATCATCCTCATCATCATCATCTTCATCACCACCACCTGACATACTTTCAATATCTGACAAATCAGATCTATTATTTAAATTTTCTAAATTTTGGGTTATTTTTTGAACAGTTGCTTGTTGTGTTTGTGTTTCTGTTTCTTCTGTTTTTTCCTCTTCTGCACCATATTCTTCTTCTTCCGCAACTTCTTCAGTGTGATTTTTTTCAGAAAAAGATTTAGCTTCATCATCAGAGTCTTCTAATAAAAATGTACTTGCATCAATCTTGACTTCTTTTATTTGGTTAGTTGAACTTTCTTCTACAGAGTTACTCATTAATATAATCTTTTAAGAATTAAAAAATTATAATTAAACGAATGCTTAGGATACATAAGTATATTTAAGAAATATAAAGAAGAAATAACAAATAACACTTAATGTTATAACTAATACAGGTAATAAATAAGGTTTTTCTTCTTTGTATTTCTCTTGAAAAAATATTATATAAATCCCAATAAATATAAGGTATACAATAATAGCACTTTTAACGGGATTATTAATATCAAAAATATTCTTCATTAATATTAATAAAATAATATTTTTAATGAGATTACAAATAGAATTAAAAAAAAATAGTTTTAAGACCTTATCAATAGTTTTATTAATAATTTTCTTTATTAGTTTTAAAAATATTTATAAAGAACATTTTATTACTTGGTACTTGCCATTTTATAAATCAGTAAATACGATAGTTCCTAAATATTTAATAAATAACAATACATATAGTAATTTAAAATATAGATATACTGATAAAGTAACTTTTATTTTTAATAATATTACATTTTTTGAAGCAAAAACTAATTCATATTATAATTTTTTACTTGAAAATATATTAAAAAATGTACTTATTGAAAATATTGAAATAAAATTAAAAGAAACTCATCTAGAACAAATAAGCGAAGTTAATAAAAATAAAAAAACTATGTCTATTGTTTCTTCTCCTGTAGTTTATAATTTTTATGATCATCATTTAAAGGAGATTGAAATTATTAATTTTATTTCAACTATTTCTTTTGAATATTTATTTTTAATATCAAAAAAAAGTACAGGAATAAATACATTAGAAGATACAAAAGATAAAAGAATTGGTATTGGAAAAAAACATATGGAAACTTATTATATTGCAAATGAAATTTTTGAAAATTTAGGATGGGATAAAAAAAACTTAAAAATTTTTGAATATACTATTGAGGAAAATTTTTCTAAACTATTAAATGATGAGATTGATTGTTTTTTCTTTACAGACCTGTATCCAAGTAATATTTTAAATAAATATATATTTGAAGATTTTGAAAGTCAATTAGTATTAGTTCCTTTAATCGGCTTAAATAAAGAACTTTTTCAAACAAGGCATAGATATATGGAATATGTAACGATTGATTTAACAAAATTACCTCAAAATTATCTACCAAAAAAAATTGGTAATAAAAATTATACTATCTATCGTCCTGGATTTCAAACGTATAAATATTCAAAATTTATAATTTGTAATAAATTTTTAGATCCTAAAATATCTTATCAAATAGTTGAAGGTATTTCAAGAAATTTAAAAATAATTAATTCAAGTAAATTTGTAAAAGATAATCCACAGAACTATTTAAATTTTAGTACTATGGCAAATAATTATAATAATTATAATAATGTTCCAACTCATTCAGGTGCACGTAAATTTTACACAGAAAAATCAGTATTTACTCAGCTAGATAGTAAGGAATGCGTTTATTTTGTAGGAAATTTAGAATGCACAAATAGACGTATCAGAGAAGCAACAATATTAAATAATTAAATATTTAAAAAATAATCAAAATGACTATCACAAATTACTCTATATTGTGATGGCGTTTTATCAAAAATATTATCATATGTTTTATATAATTTGCAATTTTTCTTTATATATGCATTATATCTATCTTGATTATCATTTTTAAATGCATAATCAGGAGTTTTTAAAAATGGATACTTTTTATGTTCACCCCTTATATCTTCTCTTTGGTCTTCACAACAAAAATCTAATTTAGTATTTGGCAACCATTTTTTAGTATTACAATTATAACAAAGTGGTCTTGTTTCTTTTTCATTAATATAATAATGATATCCTAAATTCTTCATATTAAGTGGTAATTGACAAGTTCCATTTACACACCTTCCATAATTATTATCGTAATTTTCATTTCTTTTATAAAAAATACATTCACTATCACTTTTACAAGGAACATCCCATACTCCATACGGTTTTCTATATCCAATTATATCATACGAGTTTTCACAATCATTTTTATTTACTGCAAAAATAGGAGTTTGTGTTGGATTTTTATCATTTTTATTATAACCAAAACAAGTATAAGTATTTGTTAAAATATTTTTATTTTCTTTATTCTTTTTATGAATATTTTCCAATAATCCTTTTATTTCTTTTCTAGTAAATGCTTGTTCATTTTCATACAACTTATTTAAATTATAATTATGGTCATTAAATTTATTTAAACCAGGGGTTGATATTACATTATCTAATGAATAATTACCAATATACTCCAGATTTATTTTTTTAATATCTTTCTCATTTGTTTTATCAAAATAAGCACTTAGTAAAAATTCAAATGCTAAGTCTGAATTATCTCTTGTGACTACACATGTAACTTGGCAAATATTTGTTCCATCTAATTCATAAATATTTATTAACTGATACTTCAAAATAAAATACGGCTTATAATGAATAACCTTTCTTTTATCATAATCGTCTATAAAATCGTAAAAAATCTCATTAAAAGTTTTTAAGAAATTATTATTTGTTCTATTTACCATCTCAATCGGTGATTCTATATATGATAAAGTAAATGTACTATTTGGGTCAATTTCTCTCCAACGATTTATCCAAGTTTTTTTATTAAATACCATTAACTCATAGTTTGAATATTTTTCTTTTGACTTTTTTATATCCTCTCTAACTTTTACTATATCAAATTCTTGTGATATAATTTTACTTATAAACTCAACAATATTATTTGGATAAGAGTTAAAAATATATTGATTATGCTTATATAAGTCTACATAGGAAGTTGGATAAGAAGGAACCATTGGATAATTACTAGATTGATATGGTTTTTTCCATACTTTATCATAATTTTGATTATAAATTTCAAATCTTTTTGATTGTTTTAACCAATCCTGGTTTAAATTTGGATTTTCACCAGAACCTTTTGTTATAAAAGTTTCATTGATATTCTTATTTCTATAATAAAAAAAAGTAATTAATAATAATATTGAAAATATTAAAATAAAATTTAGTAAATCTTTCATTTACTAAATATATAGATTTTTATTTTATTCTTCAAATCCTTGATAACCTGTATCATCATCATCTTCAATACCCTGTTCCATCTCTCCATATCCATCACCAGTATCTAATACATCATTACCCTCTTTTAATTTTGCAAAAGATAATTCCTCATAATTTTCTTCCCTATCTAGATTTTCTTCATACTCTTGGTCCTGTAAGAAATCTAATATTTCAGCCTCAGTTGGAGCTTTATCAAATTTACCCTTATATTTTTTAACAAAATCTTCTTTCATCTTTTCTTGTTTTTCTACATTATCTATATCCATATACATTTTTTCATAATCATCTTCTTCAGCTGACCGACCTACCATAAATTGGTATGATGATATTAATTTTTGAGTTTGGTCTTTACTCTTTTCATCTTTATCTGCTTCAGTTTCTTTCTTTTGAATTGACCAACTACTCATTATATTTAACTTCTTACTTGGTGGAATATTAAGTAAGTTAACATTCATCTTTATTTTATCAAAAATATCCAAAATAAATAATGCAACTATTCTATTTGCATCAAATTTACCACTTCCTTTAATATCAAATTGATATGATATAAATTTATCTAAGTTTTTTATTAATATATACAACAAAGCTTCTGATAAATGACATAAATCAAAATCTCTAACTACTTTAATTGCCTTATACTGATTATCCCATAAATTTGTTTCTGCTACTAATTTATCTATTTCATTTGAAGAAAAATTAAATTGTAATTTTTTGAATATTAATGAATTAGTTTCATTTATATAATCAATTATAAATCTATCATCTTCTACTATTGATTTTTGAACTTCTCTTGAAGTTTCATCATCCATACCAGTAATCTTTGTAACAAAATCAGTTGGGTTATGATTATTTGCAACCATTGCAATATATTTTCTGAAATAATTATTAATATAATTCTTTAGGTTATTGATTCTCATACGATAGCGGTTGTTTTCATATTCAACTATTTGACGAGACGTTGTCTTTTTTGAGCTTTCCATCTTTATTTTTTCTTCTGTTAAAATATCTTGAAGATATCCTAATTTCTCTAACAATTCCTTAAATTCTTTCTTATATTTTTTATCACTATCTTTATTTACTAATTGCAAAATCTTCGTAACAAATTTATCAATCTCTTTTTCTAATGATGATTGTGAATCCTCCTTTAATTCTTTTATTAATTCCTTATCCAATTTTGGTACTGCAACTTCCTTTTCTAAGCTTTTCTTATTTTTTGAAAATATATATTTTATTAATGATACATATTCCTCCTCACCATAATCCTTTTTCAAAATATCATTCTTATTTTCACCACTTATTAAACATATATTATTTTCACCAAATAAATGTTTTTCTCCCTTAAATGGACCAGAAGAGATATATGTTAAAAATAAGTTTTTTATTAAATCTTTCTTATTTGGTTCTATGTTAAATGTATTATATTGCTCAACTTCTCCTCTAGGAAAACGTCTTTTTAATAATCTTCCCGATGAAACAAAGAAATTGTCCATATTATTTAATTCCTTTAACTCCTTGAACATTTCATTCAAATTTACATCTGGGACCTTCTCTTGAATATAAGTATAAAAATCTGTATCACTTGAAATTTGCTGTTCACAACAATCTAATTCTAATGCCTTTGGATTAAAAGCAGTTACTTTTGACTGATTGACTGCCTCATCAATTTTATTTATTAATAATTGGTTTAAATAAATCATACGATGGTTTAATTTTCTACGTAATAAATCACGCTCACCAACATCTTTTTTTGATATTAATTTTTTCTCAAAACCTTCAGGTAATTTATCCTGTTTTTCAATTGATATTCTAGTTAATCCAACGCTAATTTCTTCAATTTTTGTTTCTTTCATATCATATTGACGACGTTCTTGTAATCCCTTTTTAATTGAAGGGATATCAATAAATATTTTATAATTTTCATATACATCATCAATTACCTTATCAATTGGTAAATACATAATTTTTTTATTACCAGTTTTAATAGTTTTTGTTATTGGCATAATTTTAAGTGTCTCTACTAAACTAGCAATATATTGTACACCTTTTGGATTGTCAAAACTTTCAAAACTTGCACCACCGAATTTACTAACAGGACTTTTTGGTGGTATTAAAGATTGATATACTAACAAGAGACGTGCTGCAATTAATCCTATCTTTTTACGAATAATTCTATTATTATAGTTTTCTAATATCATTGAAGGCTTAATCTTAGTAACATTTAATCCCTGCTCTTTGATTCTCTTTATTTCTTGTAATTTAAATTTATCAAAATCTGGTAAACTACTCATCTTCTGCAAAACATCAATAATAATATTTAAAAATGTTCTCTTTGATAATGCAATACCAGTATGATCTGAAAAGGTATTTAATTTAACACATATATCTTTTGCTTTTGCAATCTGTTCAGGCTTAAATCCTTGTTTAATTAATTCGGCACGTAATATGGGGTCATTGCATTCTAATGTTAATACTTCTTTTTCTTCCTTACGTGCCTCTTCAATACTTTCTTTTACTAATTCTTCTTCTGTTTTCCAACCTTCCCTTTGCGTTTTTATTTCACCAGTTAATTTACTCAAACCCTCATTCTCATCATATTCAATTATATCTAATGGTTTACCATCATTGGTACAATATACTATACCATCTTCATCATCACCTCCATAAATAGTAATCATTTCATCAATTGTTTTTTTGGCAAAGTATGGGTCATTTGCATCATTAATACGCATTAAATAAAGAAAATGACCGCAACATATATATTTACCGCTCGTAATAGAGTATATATTTCTATCTATAAGTAATCCATCTTTTTTAATCAATAAAAATTGTAAATATTCTCTACTTTCATTATCTTTTATCATTAATATTTTTTTCATTAAATCATCCACTTCATTATCAAAAGTTTCAATAGTTTCTTGTTTTTTTACTTTTTTCTCACGCGTATATATTTGTAAATTAATTTCGGCAATACGAATATTTTCCTTTATCTCATTTAATAAATTATCCTTCTTTGATTCAGAAATAGATTGATACATTTTTATGTCTTCAAGTAATTTATTTATTCTTTTTTCAAGTCTTACCTTTTTCTTACTCTTACAAGTTTCCCTATATAAACAATTTAATTTCTCAATATTAAAATTTTTAAAATTTTTTTCACCTAAAATACATAAATCATCAATGTTTTGTATTACATCATCAATAATCCAATGATTACCATCCCAAACAAATATAGAACCATCTTCATGAGGATTTGAACTATTTTCAATAAGAGCAAAATCACCTATGATAAATTGGTCTAATCCATAATAATTGTCTTCAAATAAACTATTAAAAGATTTATATACTTTCACTGGTTTAAATGATGAAGTACGACTATTACACTCCTTATTTTCGCTACTTTCCTTTTTGATGTCAGTTTCTAATTTATTATATTCATCCTCAAGTTTCTTTATCTCATCTTTTAACTCCTTGTTTTGTATATTACCGGTCTTATTTATATCAGAAAATCGTTTTTCCTCTACTATCAAATAAAATAGTTTTCCATTATCTGGACTATTATTTACCCAATTCATACGCGTTACAATAGTATCTACATCTTTCTTAAAATATGGATATACACCATAATATTTTTGTATATTTTTATTCATAATCATTTCATCACCATATATAAGATTACTCTCTAACTCTTCCAAAATTTTTTCATTTTTTAATTTTTCTCTCAAATCAATAATCTCTTTCTGAAACTTATTCCTATTAAATAATTTATTTTCTTTTTCCTTCTCATTATACCTTTCCTCCAAAATTTTAACTATCTTATCATATTCTAATACACATAAATCATTAAAAGTAAAATTATACCTCTCTATTACTTTATTGAAATCATCAATGTTTTTACATAAATCAATTTCACCCTTTAATGATGCTAATAATTTATCCATACTTGGTATAACCTTTTTCACTATTTGCTCATATCTTTCCTTACTTATCTCCTCCTCCGGAAATAAATATAAAGTAGTATCTCCATAGTTGTACTCTTTTTTCTCATCATCAATATCTTTACCAGTTAAATTAATTTGGTTAAAGTCAAGAGATGATTTGGTTATTAATTCACCTTCATTTCCCTCTATACCTTCCGATGTATTCACTGGAATAGTAAATTTATCCTGATTGATTACTTTTACTTGTTGAGAATAAGTACCATCAATATTTGGTTCTGAATTAGAACCGCGAATTAAAATACTATCACCATCTTTAAGCCCATGATTCTTTACCTCAATTATTGCATTTTCATTTTTCTCTATTCTTTCAATTTTACCAACAACCCTCAATCTATCAAAATATTCTCCACCCTTTAATGTGTTTATTATATTGTATTTTTCTGGACCAATAACATAAAACCCAACTAAATTAACAAAATCACCATTTACTAATGTTGTTTTAGCAGTTTTAATAAAATTATCATCTTCATCTACTATATCGTATTGAGTATCTAATGGTCCTGAACCAATATATTCCTTCCAATATTTTGTATCAACATTAAAATAACGTAATAAATTAGTATACTCTTTTAAAAAGAAATGGTACCCAACATCTTTTTTATCAAGGTCAGTTTTTATTAAAAAAGGACGACGTAAGTCAAAAATCTTTTTTACATAATTTTTAAAATTTATTACATCCTTATTTAAATCATTCTCCAATTTCAATTCTTCATCAACCTCTTTATAAAAATCTTCAAATATAATACCTTTACTACTTGCCTGATCCATATATTTTTCATAAACCTCATCCTGTGTTTCTTGATTGATATCTATCTTTTTATATATTTTCTGTTTATCTAAAACAATTGGTATTACCCAATTTAAATTATAACGGAAATCTAATATTTTTTCCATATCTTCATAAGTCTCAATTCCCCTTTTATTGGCTTCTTTTGCTTCATTTTTTAGTTCTACTATTTGACGAGCATATGTTAAATATTTTTCTTGATATTTTTTATTATTTTGTTTTTCAATTGGTAATTTTTGTATAAGTGAATTATAAATATCCATCTCATATACCTTGTCGTCATCAATTACTTGCTCAATAGTATCTATTTCTTCTCTTGTTTCAATTACTATATTTTGTTCTTCTTCGTTAAAATACGCATCAATATTAAATTCATCTGAAATACTATTCATTGTAAGTATATACTACAGCTAGATTTTTTAAATAAGTTAAACCTAAATACTTTTTTTATAAAAAAATAGTATTTTATGGCAGTTGTATTAAAGACATAATTTCATAAATTCTAATTTAACATTTTTATAGGTAATGTTTTCTGTTTCTAATCTTACTTTTTCTAACTTGGAAATATAATTTATATATTTCTCTATTTTAGTGTTAGTATAGTTTATAAAGAAATGGGCATACAATTTTTTAGCAATTATATTATAACTCCATACTTCTAAATAAATATTATCCTTCTTTTCTTTGTTTTTTATTATAAAATTTATTAATCGTTTACCATATCCCCTATTTTGCCATTTCTCTTCTACATTTAAACACCTTATATTATATACGTTTGCTTTTGAAAAAAAAAACTTTTTCCTATAAAAATCATTATATTTTAGTAATAAACAATAACTAATTAATTCATTTGTTATATCATCTTTTTCATAAATTGCAAAAGAACTATTATAATCAAATTGATCCCACAAAAAATCGTTTTTATTATCATATTCATGAATTAAATCTCTTAAAAAAAGTAAATCTAATAATTGCTTAGGCAAATCTTTGTTATAAATAAATTTTTTTATGAAAAACATTAGTAATAATATATTACTAAAATTTTAAACCCTAAAAATAATAAGCGATTTGAATTCCCCTTTTTTCATATCCAGTTTTCTGATAAAAGGCAAATAATTCATCTTTACAATCTGCAATAATTTTATAACACCCTTTTTCTTTAGCCTTATTAATTAAAAAATTAACTATCTTTTGCCCAAGTTTATCTCCTCTATTTGATTTGTCTACAACTATATCTTCCATATGTCCCACTAGCCCTCCTTTATGAATAATTTTTTTTTCTAATAGTAATGTTCCAGATGCAACTATTTTATTGTCTTTTTCTATTACATAAATTTCTGAATTAATATTTTGCAATATTTTATTAAATTCCTCTCTTGTTAAAAAAGGAGTATCAGTTAATTGACCCAATAATTCTAAATATCCTTTATCATAATCTGATGCTTCTATAGTACGTATTTCCATATATATAAGTCCTAAATAATATATATATTTTTTATTGAGAATAACAATAAAACAAAATTTATGAAAAAATTATATTAACTATTAATAATAATGAATATTGATTTGCAAAAAATAGTTAAAGAAAGAAAAGTTGAAATATTATTATTAGTTTTTATCTTTTTTATTATATCGTTTTTAAAACTATTTCTAAATTTTATTCTTGATTATCGCGTTGTTATTATATTAATCGCCCTTGCTTGGTATACTGGCTACCTTACAAAATTACAAGAAAAATACTTAAAAATTAACTCAATTTTACCTTTTCTAAATAAGAACTCTTAATTTCATCAATTTGTTTTACGATTGTTTCTAAGCTTTCAATAACCTTTTTAACACAATCTTCCTCAGTAAAATCTTTTTTCTTTAATGCCAATCTAACAACTAGTTTATTATCAAGTGGGTGAGGGATTTCATAACCAGAATATTCTACATCTTTATCAAAATATAAATATACTTGCAAAAGATTACCAATAGTATCATTTTCATCAAAGAACATAAAATCAAACGCCCTTAAATTAGTTGGACTACTATTAATAGTAACCTTTTCTTCATTTGGGTCATCCTTTAATTTAGCAATAAGATTTTCACATCTATTTCTAAAAAGTTCACAACCGATTACAAAAATTCTTTCAGCTGGTAATTCACCAGTAGATTCAATTCCAAAACAATATGTTAATGGTTTGTCATCATTTGTTTTTTTATAACATCTTTCTCTTTTTATCATCCTAAATTTTTTTATCTCCTCTTCATCATTTTCTAATTCTCCCGCTGCTTTCTTGTTATTTACCTCCTTTTCTAATTCGGCATTATCCATTTCAAAGAAGTATGTTGCTTTAGACACTGGGCAAAAATAAGAACCATTGTCTTTATGATTTCCTTTTGATAGAAAACATTTGAAATTAATATCTTGGTAGGGCTTCAATTTACAAATAATAGAATCTGGAAAAGCAAAAATCTCATTTGGATTTATTTCTTCTTCCTTATAAGTAATTTTGAAATCATTCGGAGTGACTTCAATTATATCATCACTTTTATTATCTTTTACTATTTGAAATTCTAATTCTTCTAAATCTTTATCTTCAATATTTTTATGCATAATTGAAAGTAAAGCAAGACGTAAAGTAATGAAATCATTGTTAAAGACTGAAGTATTTTTATAAAACTTTACTTGTTCTCTATTAATTGCAAAAGAGGAAATATCTACTAAAATAGTTCTTCGAATACCATTAATTAAAGCAATTTCATATTTTGCTTTATCTTTTGGGTTATTAATTTTGAAACTAATACTATTTTCATCGGATTTTAAATTAACATCACTAATTAAACTCATAGTGTCTATTTAATATTAAGTAATTTTTAAATTTTCAAATTTTTTATATATTCAATAATTTTTTAATAAATTTTAGTAAGCGAGTTTATTCCTTAATATTTTTGTATAATTGAAAAAATATATAATGGAAAAATATATCCTCTTTTATAGCAACTATTGCCAACATAGCAACGAATTTATTCAACAATTATATAAAAGCAGTTTTTCTGAAAAATTTCAAAAAGTTTGCGTTGATGGTAATAAAAAAATACCTAAGGAAATTAAGTCTGTTCCTACTATTATAGTTCCACGTTTTCCAAGACCTATGGAAGGTGAAGAAGCCTTTAATTGGTTAAGAGGTATGAATATGCAAAATTTACAAAAGCAGGAGGAAAGTAGATCTGCTTCAAATAATCAATCAAAAAATTCTTCAAATGAAGGTGACCCAACTAATCAAAGTTATGCAATGGGAAGTGTAAGTGCATTTAGCAGTACTATGTCAGGTTATTCTGATAACTTTTCTTATTTAGGTGATGGTGCATCGCCCATTGAACATAATTTTACATTTTTAAATGCAAATAATGATATGAAAATAAAAACACCATCTGATAATGAAAATAGTTCTGGAAAGAAATCAGAAATTGACAGAGCATATGAAAGGATGATGAACCAACGCTCAAGAGAAGTAGAAGGGCCTCCTTCAAGAATGTAAATAACAAAAATAATAAAGATAAAAGATTTAAAGAATATATATATATAATTTATAAATGGCCAGTAATTTAACTAAATTTAATAAAACTATTTCACAATTTATTGATAATATGATAGAGACATATTCTGATGATGCATATTATAAAAAGGAATTGGAAATTTTTAAAATGAAATTTGAAGTATTGCGAAAAACAAATCCGCAAAAATGTTTAGAAAATTTTTTAGTTAAATTGTATCCGTATAAGCAACAAATTATGGATGAAAACGAAGATTTTTTCCTAAGAAAAGATTATTCAACAGATACTAATAATGAAGAAAATTTGATGAAAGCATTAAAATTAAAAGAGTTATGTGAAAAAGAGATGTCACCAGAGATAAAAAAAAATATTTTTACTTATTTTAAAGTATTAATAATTTTATCTGAAAGATGTGTAGCAGATAGAGTAAAAACTGAAGATATGTAATAAATTTATTTTTTTTTTCAAAAAAAAAAATAAATAATTCTTGTATTTGTAATAAAAGAATTTAAAAATAACTGCGGATAATGAGTTATATTAAAATATAAGACAAAATAATGAGTAACACAGAGAGCATTAATAAAGTCGTATTAGAATTTTGCAATGATTTATTAGAAGTTTATCCAGAACACAAAGATAAAATAGAGAATGTAAGTAAAAAGATAAATGAAAACAATAAAACCAAATATTATTTGGAATATTATGCAAGACATGTATATCCACAAATGGAACATATATCTCAATGTAATGTTGAAAAATGTGTAGAGGAAAATTTTTCAGTAATGCATGGTATTCGTTTTAAAAATTTATGGAATGATAGTATTACATTATCTACAAAGCATGCAATTTGGAGATATTTACATACATTTTATCTATTAATTCAAAGGCATCCAAAGATTGAATTAGTATTAGATAAATACAAGGAACATGAAAGTTATCAATCAATGAAGAATGTATTTGACAAGAGTGATGAAATGATAAAAAAAATAATGGATAGTAGCTCAAAATTTGCTGAGGAAATTTTAAAAGAGCAGGCTGAAAGTACAAACAAAGATGGAGGTGCAAATCCTTTTATAAATCCAAATATGGATGAAAAAGATTTTGAAAATAAATTTTTGAATTCAGGTATTGGAAATTTGGCTAGAGAAATCTCTGAGGAAATTAATCCTAAAGACTTAGAAGGATTAAATAATCCGGAAGATCTTTTTAGTTCATTATTAGGTGGAGGAAAAGGTGGTAATGCAGGTATTGGTAATTTAATACAAAAGGTTGGTTCAAAATTACAAAGTAAATTACAATCAGGGGAGTTAAATGAGCAATCTTTAATAAACGAGGCTCAAAGTATGATGGGAATGTTAAATCCTAATATGAAAGATATGATGGGAATGGGTTCAATGTTTAATGCTTTTAGTAGTATGGGAATGGGTGGAGGAAAGAAGAAGAAAAAGAATAGAAGAAATAAATCAAGAAAATAAGTAATATCTTTAATACGCACAAAACATTGTTTTATGTATTAAAAACAACTCACATAAAACATAAAATTTTACACTTTATAAGATAGGATATAAAAATAATTTATTATATTAAAATAGTATAATGAATTCAGAAATCCAATTAGATAAAAAAGAGGATCTTTTTTGGTTAAATGATCCAAAAATATTATTTAGTAACAAGCGATGGATAGAATTTTTCCCTACACCTGAATTATCTTTAACAGAAAAACTAAATAGTTTAGTTAGATTATCTTTTTATATTTGCATAGTTTTATTAGTATTTTATAAAAATTATTTATACTTATATATTCCAATATTTACATTATTGTTTACATATTTGATATATAAAAATAATAAGAATGTTGTTGAAGAATTATCATCTAATGTTGGCTTATTTACATCAGAATTAGCTTCAATTGACCCAGAAAAACAGCAACTATATAAAATTAACTTATCTGATACAAAAATAGAAGAGGACAAAAATTGTACTTTGCCAACTATTAATAATCCTTTTATGAATATCAATCAAATTACAGATAAAAGAAATAAAGAAGCAGCTTGTAAATATTATGATAATGAAGAAATAGCAAAAAATGTAGAAAAGGATTTTAATTTTAATTTATATAGAGATGTGTCCGATTTATATAATAAAAGAAATTCACAAAGAGAATATTATACTATGCCTTCTACTACTATACCAAATGACCAAACATCTTTTGCACGTTGGTGCTTTTTGAGTCCTCCTACATGTAAGGAAGAATCGGTTAGATGTGTACCATTTACTACTCAACCACCATTGCCTGGTAAAGGTTTAGCTGATTTAGAATTAAAGAATTAATTTGATTTAAAGATAAATTTCATAATTAAATTAAATTAAATTATGGAATTTTTATTTGACCAACGAGTTAATCATTGGCATTCTTTTTTTTTTAAATTAAATGTAAGAAATGTAAATCAATTAATTACAAAGTATAAAATAAGAGTTGATATATCTTTTGAAAAAAATAAAAGTACAAAAATATGGGTATTACAGAACTATCAATGGAATATTTTATTTGAAGATTTTTTTTATTTAAATAAGGAAAAAGCAAATATTAAATGGCATGATCCTGAATTGGCATCTCCGTATCAAAATAGTGCAACTCATAGTTATCAAAATTTAACTGAAGTAAATAATATGTTGTGTATTAAAGTAAATGAATATTATCAAAAATTATTAAAGCTAATGGAGGAATAAAAATTTAGTAAATGCAATAAATTAAGAAGAAAATTTTAAAAAAATATCAAGTTATTATATTATATGAGACAATTAAATACTCGTAGAAATTATGATGTATATGAAGAACAAGATATGGATACATCTAATCAAAAAATTGCAAATTACCATACTAAAAATATGATGAATAGTGACAATAATCGTAGTGGGTATATGAATTCAATGATGGAAATAGGAAATTTTCCAACGGGTGATTATAATGGTTTTCCAAATGCAGTAACAAAGGAATCAGAATTAAGAAATGGAATATCTGGTAATTCCATAACACAACAAAAAGAGAAAAATAGTAAATTATTAATGTCAAGACCTTTTAATGTAGGATATATGGGTGCTGGCCAAACATATGTAAAAGATGTAGCATTAAATTCGCAGATAGTACAAGGTGTTGATACTAGAGTTAAAAAATCGGCAGATAGTTTATCTGGTGTATCAATGGATAGATTCATACCTTTAGTACCATGTTTAGAGAAAAACGTGCAGGATACTAAGCATATAATACCAGAATATTGGGTAAGAGGGGGAATGAGTACTAGGGGATTAATTCAGAATATAGATTATTACAAAATGTGTGGAATTAAGAGATAAATTATTTTTTTAAAATAATAAGATGAATTTCATCTTTATTATTTAAAATTGAGACAAACAAATTTTTTATTTCTATATATTATATATTATGAGTTCTAATAGGTTAATTTATGACACTTGTGCCTATAAAAAAACACTTGACCAAAGCACTGGACCATTTTCTTATTCTATGTATCCTGGTAAATACGAAAATTGCGCAAAATGCCGTATTGAGTTAGGACAAACTGGCGGTAATGGTGTAAGTTTGTATAGTGGTAATTTAGTAGATTTAGAAAGTGATCTCCGTGGTCAAACCAGACCAGCATCCTTATGCCCAGCTAAACATTATCAACCAATGTGCCGTAAACCAAATAGCACTGGTGATGGTTTACCTTGTGACCCAGCCACCCAATATCCATTAGTAAATCAACCCTCATGCCAAATGGTAAGATATCCTCCTGTACCAATGCCACCAAAAACTGAAGTACAAACATGCCCTCAACCAAATGTTAAGAGAGTATATCAAAATTCGTGTGGCCCTTCCCCAAATATGTAATAATTTAATCGTAAATAGATTAAGAATATATTTTCTTAATCTGTTTAATTTTTTTTATTATATTATTAATAATATATAACTAATGAGTTTTAATAGAATGATGTATGACTTTTGTGAAGGTAAAAAACGTTTAGACCAATCCGTTGGACCAGGTAATTACAAAACAAATACTCCCGTTATTTGTGGTAATTGTTTACAAACTGACCCCCATATCCAACCAAATAGAACTGGTGTTAGTTTAAATAGTGGTGTAAATTGGAGATTTTACGCTGGACCAATTGACGTAGAATCAGACCTTTTAAATTTAAACAGAGTTGCTTCTAGATGCCCTCAAGAAAAATATCAACCAATGGGACCCAGTTGCGAATGCTCAAATCAAGGTCAACCAATGGGTGCAGGTGTTATTTCACAATGCACCCCAACTAACCAGATGAGAGAAAGCTTTTCTAACAAAAATGGTATGCAACCAACAAAATTCCGCACTGAAGGACAAAGATGCCCTGATAATAATTTAGTAGGAATGCCAGAGTGTTATTTTGGTACGGAAGATACAAGATTAAGCAATCCACCATCCTCATTACGCGGAACTGGTATTAATCGTTTCCACCCCTTATGTTTTAATCCACAAGAAAAGATATTTTTCCCTGGTGATTATCATGTACCGACTAGATTAGTTTTTAGAGACAATCATCGTCCTTGTATCCCATCCCTTGCCACTATTTCTGCTAAGCCATTACCTGATGCAGAACCATTACCATGCGCTGAAACTCAAAAGACTTGTGCTGCTTTTGTCAAGCCTATGTTCCAATATGATGTGTGTGGATAAATTAATAATTTAATTAAAAAAAATATGAATTTTTTTTAATTTAAAGTTATTCCAAGAGATTATATAATGTCATCGGAAGAAAATTCACCCAATTTAGATGAAATCGTTGAGTATAATTCATTTTCTGAAATGGAGCTCAGTGATAAAATTTTAAGAGGTATTTTTGCATATGGATGGGAAGTACCAAGTCCCATTCAACAAAAAGCAATTAAACCACTTATCTCTGGACGCGATATGATTGTGCAAGCACAATCAGGAACAGGAAAAACCGGTAGTTTTTCTATTGGAAGTATTGCTAGAGTTGATAGCGAAATAAAGCAACCTCAAATCTTAATGTTATCTCCTGTGCATGATTTAGCAATTCAAACATACAATATTGTTAAGTCAATTATTCACTATACAGATATTCAGACAACACTTTTAATTGGTAAAGGTGTGGGACAAGGGGGGTATGGTCGCTATCAAGATAGAAAAGATATTCCTGACCCTGATTTTGACGCACAGATAGTCGTTGGAACACCAGGTAGAGTGTTAGATTGCATTCGTCGTAAAAAGTTAAGGATGTCTGAATTAAAAGTGTTTGTAATGGATGAGGCAGATGAAATTTTGTCAAAAGGATTTAAAGACCAAATCAGGAATATTTTTTCCTCAATTCCTCAAAATACGCAAATTGCCTTATATAGTGCAACTATGCCAGCAGATATTTTGGAACTTACTACGAATTTTATGACAAATCCAGTTCGGATTTTGGTAAATCAAGATGAACTTACATTAGAGGGTATTCGTCAATATTATGTATATGTTGACAACGAACAGCAAAAAGTTGACGTACTTGCCGATATTTACAAAACCATTTCTGTTACACAGGCTATTATTTTTGTAAACTCAAAGCCTAAGGCAATTTTGCTTAAGGAGACTTTGGAAAAACAAAATTACACTATCTCATTAATTCATGGTGGATTTAACCAGTATGAGAGGAATGATATTTTGTCTGCATTTAAGAATGGTCGCGATAGGATTTTGATTGCCACAGATGTAATCTCTCGTGGCATTGATATTCAACAGGTGTCTTTGGTGATTAATTTTGATATGCCATATCGCGTAGAGCAATATATTCATCGTATTGGCAGAAGTGGTAGATATGGACGTAAAGGGGTTGGTATTAATTTGATTTCAGCAAATGATGCTCACGTCTTGAAGCGCATTGAATCGCACTATTCTACAAGTATTAACCCAATGCCTCAGAATTTTGATGAGTATCTTATTAATGGATAAGTAATTTTTTTTTATAATTTTTTTTGTCTTGTAGAAGTTTATTTTAATTATAAATAATATCTTATAAGATATTAAGTATAAATGGAATTTGTATTAATTTCAACTATAGTTGGATTAGGATTTGCATTAAGTAAGTCAAATCAGAATCGTTTTATGGAAAAAAAATTTTTAAGTCCTGTTACAAAAAATCAGATTCCAAGTGGTGAAAATATGTATAAAAATATTAGAAGTCAAGAGGTATGGAATGAGGAACAACAAAGAGCAAATGAAATATTTTCTAAAAGTAAAAATGGATTAGAAACTAATTATATGATTGCAGGGCCACCTGCACCAATTTTTAATAAGGTTGATGGAACTGAAAAAAATTTACCTATTACTTTCCGTAGCGGCGAAGAATTAAAGAGAGAGAGTCAAAATAATATAAAAGTATTAGATAAAAAAAAGTATAAACCTTATATAGACCCTGCACTAAATGATATGACAATTCCCTATAAAGATAAAGATTATATGGCATCAGGCGGGTGGGGAGGTATTAGTCTAACTGGTGAACCAATTGATCCCAACGGATTTTTTCATAATAATATGACACCTTTTTTTGGAAGCCAAGTAAAACAAAATGTGGATGAATATGCAAATAGGCAAACACTCGAAAATTTTACTGGACAAATGGATAATTATCAAGAAAAACAAGAAGTAAGAAGAGACGAATTTTTTAAACCGGTTGCCAATTTAACAAACCCATACGGATTCTCTAATTTAGACGGATATAATTATGAAAGGTATGTAGTATCTAATAAACGTAATAACCAAGCACCTATTGAACCTATGCGTGTAGGTCCAGGTTTAAATGATGGATTTACTTGGAGACCATCAGGTGGTTATCAACAAGAAAAAACAAGAGAAGCAGTTTTGCCCAAAACTGTAGACGAATTGCGTGTTAAAACAAATCCAAAAGTATCTTTTGAAGGGAGAGTTGTACCTGGAAAACATATCGCTAAACCTGGTAAAGTTGGTGAAGTTCATAAAAATAACCCAGATACTTTTTACGTAAATACTCCTGATAGGTTATTCACTACAGTCGGAGAAGCAACTGGACCCATGCAAAGACCTGATATAGTTATGAAATATACTAATCGTAAAACAACTGAACTTAAATCTCGCGTTGGACCTGCTGCTCCTGCTGAAACTGGTTCTCAACAACAAATGCGTCCTGCATTCCGTAAATCAACAAAGATAAATTATGCCGGTTCTGGTCCCAGAAATACAAATGCACAAGGTCAATGGTCAATTAATGGACCAAATGCTGCAATACCAAATGATTATGGTAGGAGTTCAATGAAAGTGAAACCTAATGCAAGACAAGTTACTGGTGGTAAAATGCATGTAGCTAATTATAGTGCACCAAATAAGATTGATATGGCTCCAAATAATCCAAATGTTAGACCAACAAGAAAAACAAATGTTATTGGTAATCCAAGACAAATGGGTAACTTCCAAAATACTGGACCCTACAAACCAAAAGTTTATGACCCCAATGATATACCTAGAACTACTATTAAGGAACAAAATGTCAATAACAATCGTATGGGTAATTTCCAAAATACCGGTCCACATAAACAACAGGTATATGACCCTAATGATTTACCAAGAACAACTATTAAAGAACAGAATATCAACAACAATCGCATGGGTAATTTCCAAAATACTGGACCACACAAACAACAGGTATATGATCCTAATGATGTAGCAAGAACAACTATTAAGGAACAGAATATCAACAACAATCGTATGGGTAATTTCCAAAGCACTGGTCCATACAAACAGCAAGTATATGATCCGAATGATGTTACGAGAACAACTATTAAAGAACAAAATATCAATAACAATCGTATGGGTAATTTCCAAAGCACTGGCCCATACAAACAACAGGTATATGACCCAAATGATGTTGCAAGAACTACTATTAAGGAACAAAATATCAATAACAATCGTATGGGTAATTTCCAAAGTACTGGTCCATATAAACAGCAAGTATATGATCCAAATGATGTTGCAAGAACTACTATTAAGGAACAAAATATCAATAACAATAGAGTTGGAGGTATTAAGGGTCAATTAGGTGGAAAGGTATATGACCCTAAGCAGAAATTGGCAACAACGATTAAGGAAACGACAATGATGCATAATAGTATGGGTAACATAAATAGTCAAAAGAGTGGAGATGGTTATAAGATAAAGAATATGGAAGCCAAAAATACAAATAGGCAGACAACAAGTATAGAATATATGGGTGATCCAAAAGGAGAGGAAAAAGGAGGATATCAAGTAGCGAATGTTGAAGCTAAGGCAACTTCTAGACAATTTACATCCGATAACGAATATTCTGGAGGAGCAGGACCAGCAGAAGTTAAGGCGCCAATGTCTTATTCAGATATTTATAACGCAACGATTAAGAGTGTAAGAGAGCAAGTAGCAGTTGGAAGACCTCCAGTTCAGGAAGGGCCAAAGGTGGGTTTACCTAAGGATAGAGTAAATATGAAGACAAGTAGAAATGTGGACGAAACTAATCATCAAATAGAGGAAAGAGGGCAAATGTCAACCAAAGTGTATAATTCTATTCCCCAACCACAGCAATTTGGAGAAACACATCACAAGGATGTATTACCAAATAAAGAATTAGCAGATAGAATTAATCCTTCAATCTTGGATGCATTTAAACAAAATCCATATACCCAATCTTTACATAGTTATGCATTCCCATAAATTATTTTTTTAGATATTTAATTTTATTTTAAAAAATAAAATTATATTAATGGCGATAGATCTTGAAAAAAAAATAATTAATGCGGTTTCCGAACTTAAGAACTATAATATTAAAAAGTCGCCTTTTACATACGTATGGGACCAAAATATAGTAATTAAAGAAAGAAATCATCTCCTCTTTACAAAAAATAGTAGATACGCAGATTACCTAACCAAAAATGAAAGAAATAGCATGTTTTATACTTATAAAACAAATAGTATATTTCCAAATAGGAAAAACGTAGAATCAATTTATAGTAGCGAAGAAATAATAGGTGATAATGAAAATAAATTAGGGTTTGTTTTCCTTGATTCTGAAAGAAGTACCGAAACTAAAAATTTTTTATCAGAAATATCAGAATATATTGATGAAAAAACAATATTCTTTAATCCAATACTTATTAATTTTGATGAATACGAAATTCGTTCTCTTTATGGAATAATGGAATTTTGTGTTGAACATAATAAAAAATTAAAATGGATTTGTATTGATGGTTCTCCACGTTTATACGAACACGTAGATAAAGGTTTTAATCACGCTGCTTGTTTCTCAATAGTTTAATTATCAAAGAAATTTAATAAAATATATTTTATTAAATTATTAATGCCACCAAAAAATTTACCAAATTGTAGTAGATATCCAATTAAAAAATATATTTTAGAGAGAGATGAGTTTGGAAAAACGAAAGTAAAAGAATTATTTTTATATAAATATCCAGTTAATAATTTACCACCTCCTTCTTTAGACGACTAAAACTGCAATTACAAGGAATATAAGAAATACTATCCAACTAACAATAGTAATCTGAGACATATTACCAGAGCCAGCAGTATTGAAGGAACTATTGTTATTTGAACCTAAATTAAAAGAAGAATTTGCACTAAAATTATTCATATTAATTTAGGGTAGATATTTTTAAAGCTTAAGTTCAAAAAAAATATTAATAATATTCTTTTTGGATATGGAAGAAACAAGTATTAATGCCCTAGTTGATGCTAAAACAGAATATACTAAACAATTAACTGGAATACTTTCACCTTTAATTTATGAAGGTTTTCAATCAATATATAATGAGGCCAATGAAATAAAAGAAAATACGGAGGACCCAAGGTATGACGACTTTAGTAATTTAAAAATATTCCAGGATTTTTTAAGAAAAATTCCAAAATGGAATCAAGATATAATTGATACTGAAACTGAAAGAATTATACAAAAAACAAATTGCAAATGGTTGGAAAAATTAATTGGAGCAGTTTTTATAAGTAATGCTAAAGTATTATCAACTATTAGAACACAAAATTTTGACCAAAAAATGAAATTAGAAATACCAAATACAAGTCGTTTTATTCACAAGTGTTATATTGAAGCTGGAAGAGAATTTTATCGCAATGTTTATTTATTTGATGATGATGAAATATCTCCCTATGATAAGCAAAAAAATATTCGTGAATGTTTATCAATTATTAAAGATTCAATTCAAGAAGCAATTAGGCGATTACTCCCAGTGCAAGAAATTATTAAAACCTATTTAGGTAATGTTTATAGTAATGCTGATGATGATATTTCTGTACAATCTGAACAATTTATGAATGAAACTTTGGACAAATATGCCGATGCAACATTAAAAGAAAATATGATGACGCAAATAGAAGAAAGAGAAAGTGATAATGAAGAAGAAGTTTTGGAACAATTTTCCCCTAGAAAGGAGAATCAACAAATGTCATTAATTGAAGAATTTATTAGTAAGAATGAAAACGAAAATGGTAGAAAAACACCACAAGATGCAATGGTAGAAAAATTATTAAAAAGTGAAGAAACTACTATTTCAGATGAAATATTAAAACAACTATCTGATAATGAAGAAAAAAATAATGTTTCTGATAAAGAATCCGAAAAATCGTTTACTGATGAATCAATAAATAAAACAGAAGAAGAACTATTAACAACAAGTCAACAATATCAAATTGAAGAAACCAATATAAACGAAAGAATGGTAGAGGAAAAAGATGATGATTCAATAGTAATTGATGAAAATGTAGCAAAAGAATTAGAAAGTAAATATAGTTCAAATGAAAAACAGATAGTTATTAAAGACAAGAAAAAAAATATGTTAAGAGAAAAATTATTAAGACGTCAAGCTTTACAGAAGAAAAGAAAAGAAGAAGAATTACGTCAAAAAGAATATGATAGAAAATTACAAAAGGAAGAACAAGAATTGACTGAAAGAAGATTGAGATTAGAGAGAGAAAAGAGAGAATATCAAAAGGAATTAGAAAGAACAAGACAAGAACAAGAACAAGAACAAGAACAAGAACAAGAACAAGAACAAGAACAAGAAGAAGAAGAAAATGTTGAAGAAGAAGAAAATAATGATTATGTCTTTTTTGCAGACCAAGCTTCAGACGAAGAATTATCAGAAGAAGAAATTTTAGAATAGTTAAGTTTAATTTAATATTTAAAAATATGTATTTTAAATATTATTTTATGACTATTTTAGCAACATTAGGAAACCCATTTGTTTTTGGATTAGTTGTTGGCGTAATTATGTTGTTTTTAACCTATTTAGACACAAAAATTACCAAAAAAGAGAGAGCAAATTCAAATTATTTTAAAGTATTTTTAGCATCTTCTTTTGTGTCTGGTGGATTAAAATTTTTAGTTTCAAATATAAGCAATGAGGTAAATATTATTAAGCATATAGAAGAAGATGTATCATCAGGAGGTTCTGTATCAAATGTAATAGAGAAAGTAGAAAAAATAAGAAAAGCAAAAAATATTTATGTTGATAATCCTGATTTTTAATGGTTTTTAGTAAGTGCTAAAACAAAAGTTGCGTATTAAAGTAGCCACTTTTTTCTAAAGAGAAAATAATAGTATGAATTTACAATTAAGAAAATTTAATATGAGTTCTATTGCAGACGATAAAGTAATTATTTTTATTGGTAAACGTGAAACCGGAAAAAGTTTTTTAGTAAAAGATTTATTATATTATAAACAACATATGCCAGTTGGAACAGTTATTAGTGGAACTGAGGGTGCCAATCAGTTTTATTCTAAAACTGTTCCACCTATTTTTATTCATGATGAATATACTCCCGAAATTGTAGATAATTTTTTAAGACGACAGAAAAAAATTATGAAAAGAATTAATGCCGGAGGCCCAGATGGTGCTAATATAGACCCAAGAGCTTTTATGATTTTAGATGATTGCATGTATGATAGTTCATGGACAAAAGATAAGAATATTAGGGCACTTTTTATGAATGGACGTCATTATAAGATTATGTTTATTATTACTATGCAATATGCATTAGGTATGCCTCCAAATTTGCGTACAAATGTAGATTATGTATTTATTTTAAGAGAACCTTTATACAATAATAGGAAAAAATTATACGAGCAATTTTGTGGTATGTTTCCAAACTTTGAAATTTTTTGTCAAGTAATGGACCAATGTACCGAGAATTATGAATGTTTAGTAATACATAATAATGCAAAATCAAACAAAATAGAGGACCAGGTATTTTGGTATAAGGCGGAACCACACGGGGATTATAGGATTGGTTCACAAGTATTATGGGATCATCACAAGCAAAATTATCATGATAGTAGTGATGAAGACGATGATAATAAGGGATTTCAAGAAAAATTTTCATCGTTTAAAAAAAAAAATAAGCCGAGTATTGCGGTGAAAAAGAAGTACTAAAAATATTTTATTTCATATACAAAATCAAAATATTTTATTTAATAAAATATATTGCTTTAAGATATGAAACAAAGTAATAATAATGGTAAATTAAATTTATTATATGGTAATCCTACAAATGTAAAAGATGATAATGACCATAAAACTATTACTGCAAAACAAGTAGTAATTGAAAAGAAAAAATATACAGTTAAAGATAAAAAATTATCAAAATATACTTGGGGTTTTGGTTTAGAACATGAATCACATATGTTTCATTTTAATTTAGCTAATACAAAAAAGGCTATTAAAGATTTTGTAATTTTTGATACATTAAATAGTACTGTTAATTTAGTAGAGTATGGAGATATTTCTTTAATGGAAAAAGAATTTTTAGAATCAATTCCATTTGAACCAACCGGAAGAAAATGCCACGGAAAATGGGTTCTAAAAAAAACACCAATTAGTATGCCAGAATTTGTTACTAGAGACCCATTTACAAGTATTAAAACTGGTAAAAAAACGATTGAACAATTTTACAAAGAATTAATAGAATATGAAAAATACTTTTATATAACACAAAAAAAAAATGAAAATACAATAAATAAAATAAAAAAATATGGAGACCTCTTTCAGTTTCCCTATGGTATGAGTTCTTATATTAAATTAGCTAAAAATTATATGGATGATAAATATAAGTTTGAAAAGAATTTAATCACAGATTACCTTGGAAGTTTTCACGTTACGATTACCCTTCCATTTGTCTCCAAAGATAAATATACAAAAGAAGAAGAAAAGGAATTTGTTAAAAGACACGAAAATTTCTCAAATCAATTCCAATGGATTGAACCATTACTTCTCTCTGCATTCTTCTCTTGTGATCAAAAAGCTGTAGGTTCTACCTCAAAAAGAGTAAGGGGTTCATTTAGAGTTATGCGTGTCGGTTGGGGTAATTTTGCTGGTACAGATGTGCGCTCCTTTGATAAAGGTACGGGTAGATATGCAACTGTTCCAAGTTATTGGAGAGATAATTTAAAATTTTACGAAATCAATAAACTAAAACCTTGTTATAAACCTAAAAAATTAAAGGGTGAACCAGATGCTATTTCTCTTTTAAGCAGTAATATACGTACTTTTGGAAGTACTGACCCCGAAAGACCATGGCATCGTGTATCCGGCGCACCAATGAATATACCCAATGGTGTTGAAATACGTATTTTTGACCATTTTGAAACAATTTTCCTTATCTCTCTTTTAAGAATAATGGTTTTAATCGCCGGAAACGCAGAAAACCATAAATCTGATAAATACGTTTATCAAAATAAAGGATGGATTAAAGCTATGCATAATGTAATGGAATATGGTTGGAGAGGAGAAATACCTAAAGAATATATAAAAGATTTGGAAGAACAATTAAATGTAAAATTAAATAATAATATTACAAAAGCTCACGATTTATTAATTAATTTAGTAGATGCTTTATGGGAAAAGAATAAAAATAATGATATAGTTTATTTGATGTCAGAGAAATATTTACATAAACCAGATGTTCCAAATATTAATAAGGGTAGTTGGGACTTCTCCTTTTTATTAAAATTATCAAATACTCCTTCTTTATATAAGAAGTTTTGTAAATTTGTTAAAGATTTACCAAGTAGTTTAAGTTATGAAGAATTTCATAGATATTTTACCAGAGATTTTACAGGTAAAGGTTGGGAGAAAAATTGTTTAGATGTATTATATTTCTTAGAATCTAGAGAAATAGTAAGAATAACAAATAAGAACGAAATGCCAAACAAAATAAAAATCAATAGAGAAAATTTATTAATATTAGATTTTTTAACAACCTTTGAAATTTTTACGGAAGTTATGGGTAATAGACAATTTATATTTTATAGAAAAATACGCGAAATAATAATGAAACAAAATAAGGAAGGATTAACAGATGAATTTAAATACCACGAAATTAAATTTAAATTACTTGAAAAGAAATATAAACATTATTTTGATACATATAAATTATCAGCGTTCAATATATTTTGATTATCCTCTTGACGACATATTATACTACAATATGCTTTATCATTCATAAAGTATATAGAAATATTTTTTAAACTTTTTTTACATAAATAACATATAGATATATTCATCCTATATAATTTATAAAAATATTATTTTTATAAAAAAAAATTGAAGTAATAGTAACTTATTTTTAATTTATTTAATATGGAAGAATATATTTTTAAAGAAAAAAATGATCAAACATCTTTAATTTTTTATTTACCCAATTTTATAAATACTGATTGGTATTTAAAAAATTTAAACGCAATAGAAAATAATCAATGGAAAGGGGGTTTTGCTTTTGGACGCGAAATACCTAGATTACAAAGATGGTATTCTAAAACTAATCAATATTTTTACCCAAAATGGCACCTAAAATATGAAAGATGGGAACCGCAATCTTACGAGAATTGGCTTGAATTACTACAACAAAAAGTTCAAAATAAATTAGATAATATTTTTGATAAATATTATAAAATATATAATAGTTTTGTACCATTTAACGTAAATAGTGCTCAAATTAATTATTATAGAAATGAAAATGATATGATTCCTCAACATCGCGACCATTTACAAACATTTGGAAAAAATCCATCTATCGCAATTTTATCAATTGGAGCTACTAGAAAAATGGCTTTTGAAAGAATAGAACCGGATTTACACAATATTAAACCTATTAAAAATGAAACAGGTTTGAATATAAAGTTAGAAAATGGTTCTCTACTTATTATGGCAGGTACTACGCAAACTTATTTTTCTCATGGAATTCCTAAAGAGAAGATACCATGTGATAAAAGGTATAGTATTACTTTTAGAAATCATGTTCAAATTTAAAAAAATAAATAATAAATAAAATATATGAAAAAATTATGTATCCTTGTTGAATTAGAAATGATTGATAAAAAAAGCAATAAACGTTTTTTAGAGAATTTATATAAACTAGAATATCCCAAAACCCTTATTCATCTTATTATTAATAATAAATCAAACGAAAAGATAGAAAGGCATCTTTACCCAAGTTTTGAAGAATATAACCAAAATATAGACACACTTTATGATAAAATTATTCAATATAATTTTGACTACCTTTTTTTTATAACGAATAAAATTAATATTACAAATTTTAATTTAATAAACCTATTTATTAATCTAAATATTGATTGTATTGCTCCACTTATGGTAAGAAAAAATACATTATGGTCTAACTTCTGGGGAGCAATTGATAATAAAGGATTTTATGCAAGAGCTGATGACTATTTTGATATAGTAAAATATAATAAAAAAGGCGTTTTTAAAGTACCATACATAAGTCAAGCAATTTTTCTTAAAAAAGAAATCGTTTTAAAAACAAAACATTTTTTAACAAAAAATATTGAAAAAGGAGATGGCTGGGATATGGCTTTCTGCTATAATATGCGAGAAAATGGAATAAATATGCATATTTTTAACCATCAAGAATTTGGATATTTTTTAACAGATGAACAAATAAATAATAAATGCGAACTTACAATTTTTAATTTTGAACATAAAGATTGGGAAAAAACATATTTGCACGAAAAATTTTATCAATTTATTTATGAAAATAAAGAATTGGAATATAATGAACCAATCTCGTATGCATTTGATTTTCCCCTTTTTTCTGAAAAGTTTTGCGATGAAATAAAAGAAGCAGCAGAAAGTAATGGTAATTGGTCAAATGGAGTAAATGGAAAAAAAGAAGTAGATAAAAGAATTGGCGCAATTGAAAATGTACCAACGATTGACATTCATTTAAAACAATTTGGAATGGGCGAAGTTTGGATGAAATTTTTACACAAATATATGGTAAAAGTATTAGCTTTATTTTTTCCAGGTGTATATCCAAAAGGATATAATATAGCATTTATAGTAAAATATGAACCAAGTGGGCAATCTTCTTTACATCCACATCATGATTCCTCAAAATATACTTTGAATGTTGCGTTAAGTAATTATGGAAGTGATTATGAGGGTGGAGGTGCACATTTTATCAAAACAGATTATAAACATATTGGGCAAAAAAAAGGGTATTGTTTAATTCATCCAGGGAACGTGACTCATTATCATGCAGGTTTACCGACTACAAAGGGTACAAGACATATTTTAGTATCTTTTTGTAATTAGTCATAAATATCAGTATAAATTGGATTTCTAATCCAGAGATTTTTTTCAAAATTAATACCATTAACTAATCCGCTTTTCCACATCTTTTTTAGTTCTTCATTACTTAAATCTTTTGGCTTAATATATTTAGGTATTTTTCGGTCCTGCAATAATTCTATTCTTTTTACTGCATAATCATAATTATATTTCTTTCCAAATTCCTCTGGATATAACCATATAGTGTAAGCCATATTAAATTCATTACCCGATAATACATCGTGCCACCAACCCGCTGGTATATAAAGTATATCCCCCTTTCTTAAATTAAATTCCATGATGTCCGGTAAAACCTCATACTTTTCCATATAATCTTTTCTAAAATCATCTATAGATTGGAATTCCGAATACATTAGAGTAGTATATGCCTTTAATTCTTTTGTTAAAATTGGATTTATCAAACGAACTCTTTTAGTACCAGATATTATGCATAAAAATCCATCATCGTGGTCAAAGTGAAGAGGCGTAAATTGTTCACCAGCTCCAATCCACATAACTATATTTTCAATTTTTCCTTTATTTTTTGCTTGATCGGGAATTATAAGTTCATCTCTTAGTTTATCGGATACTTCTCTTTGTGCATAATATAGTTTAAATTCTTTTGCATTATTAAAAAACTTACTCCAAGAAAGGTTGTATTCTTTCGTGCCCTGTGAGAAATTTAAAATATTTTTTGGCATATGTGTGACTGATATATTTTCATTATTAGTCTTTGAAATAATATAATTTGGGTTAAAGTAATTTCCTAAGTTTGATAATTCCACTGATAAAGTGCTATATGGTTTTTCTCTCTTATATTCTTCAATATGTAATGAGCATATTTGTTCTATTTTTTTATTTTTTAAATGTTGAAATACTTTCTTTAATATTAGATAAAATAGCAATATAATAAAGCCAATCAATAATATAATAGTTAATTGCATACTATTTTATGAAAATAATTCAATAAAAATTTATAAACTTGTTAATAGTTTTTTTATCAATACTATATATAAAAGATGATTATTATGAATTGTATAATGAATCCTAAAATAGGTAAAGTTCCTATTTATGAAACATTTATTGTTAAAAATCCAGCAGTAAATTGGGTAGTTAGTATTATAATAATTGCAATCGTAATAACTGCAATCTTGATAGCCTTAAGGTGTAATCCTGATAATAAGTTTGCTTATGGATTATTGGCTTTTCTTTTTAGTGAAATATATTTACTACAATTTGTAATACGTAAATATTTATTAAAAGAAAAGGATTATTGTAAAGGAATTTGATAAAAATTGAAAAAAAATATTACTCTAACTAATATTTAGAATAATATGGACCATCAAGATTGGGAACCAGTTGTCTTCAAAAAGAAACCAACAAAAACAAAAGCAGAAACAACACAAATTGCTATTCAACCAAATAAACAAAATCCAGACAGGGTTAAAATTAATGATGAAGATGATATGCCTCAAGTTAAAACTTATGGGAAAGAATATGGTATTAGTGTAAGTAAAGCGCGATGTGAAAAAAAATTATCTCAGCAGCAACTTGCTACTCAAATTAATGAAAAAGTAGATGTTGTAAAAAGTATTGAGAATGGTAAGGGTACATATAATCCAAACGTTGCTCAGAAAATTTTCCGCATTCTTAAAGTAAAAAGGAATAAGTAATTCAAGAAAGTAGAAAATAGTGCATTTTTTTAGCAAGAAGAGAAATAATATTACATCTGTTTTTACACCTTTGCACAAAGTTGAATTTATTATTTGTTGAGATTGGGTTTAACCCAATCTCAAACAAACACTTTAACATTTTTTTTACAAATTCTTTTCCTTGAATAAATAAATAAAAAAAATTTATTAAAGAAAATTTATTAAAGAAAATTTTATAAAAATAGTAATAATATGTTTGAAATATTTTTTTTAATAGTTTGTATATTACTTATTATAGTTTGTATTGGTACTTTTTGCCATAGAAGAACACATACTGAAAATTATCCAGTATCTCCCACCAATTTAGCCAGTAATAGACAAATAATACCCTACCCATCTATTAGGATTTCTAGTCTTTTACAAAATCTACCTCAAAATATTTTTGACGAGACAGATATTGAAAATGCAATTGCTATTTCTAATCAAACATATAATGAAGAATTAGAACAAAGATTAAGTAAATTAAAATTAATAAAAGCTAAAGAACATTCTAATTATGTAGACGGATTAGAATGCGCTATTTCTATGGAGGCAATTAAAGATGATGAAGAAATATATTTAATAAAGTGTAAGCATATTTTTACACCTTTTTACATTTCAAACGCCGATTTTTATATAACGAAAATTATATAAAAATAATTTATTATATTACCTTAATGAATAACGAAGAACTTATTAAGGAAATAAGTATTCTAAAGGCAGAATTGGAAAAAACTAAAAATGAATTAGTTAAAACCAAAGAACATTTAAAAAAATATACTGCCCCATCTAATATGAAAAAATACTACCAAAATCATAAAGAAGAAATTATAAAAAAGGTAAAAGAATACAAAGAAAAAAATAATTATAAACCGAATATAGATAAGGAAAAAAGAAAAGAATATAATAAAATAGCATATCAAAAACGAAAAGAGAAAATAGAAAAAGAAAAAATGGAAAAGGAAAATATTTAGGAATTAATAAATTAATTATATAAAAAGTTACTTAAAAATATTTTCTTCAGTATATTTATAGAATGGTAAAAAAGAAAAAACAAAAAGATGCATTCCAAGAATTTAGGAATAATGAAAAATCTGCCTATAAAACTTTCAAAATACCACTCAAAACTATTTTACTTAATCGTGATACTATACAACCACTTATTAACAATTTAGTTTTTGAAATGAATGATTTAGTTATTCACACTTATCAATTTATTCGGTTATATGTTTTGAATTGTTATACAAATAATTTAACATTACCAACCATAGATGATACATTTATTTTGTATTGTATCAAAACATTAGGGTTAAGAGATAATAGAGGAAAGAAAGGAAAAGATACAGGACTTTTAGAAGTTTTAGAGAAATTCTATAAAACGGAATACCAACCTTTACTGAACCACGAAAAAACCAATTTGAAAAATACAACTTTTTTATTACCTTATTTAGCAACACAAATACATACTTCTTTACATAATAATTTCCAAGAACATTTTATTCAACATTTCTTACGATTTATCAATAAAACTACAAATGAAATTACAGTAGATAAAGCAGTATTATTTCAATTCAAAAAACAATTATTAGAATTGAATGAGACTGATGAAATGTTTTCTAAATGGAAACACACTCATTTACATAACATATTACCTACTGAAATTAAAAAATCAGTTCATTATGATATTAAGGTTAGATCTTTTGAATATTTGAAAGGAATGTTGTATATGAACTCTGTATTAGAAAAAATGGAAAATAAATTATTCCAACCATTACCATTACGAAATAATATTATTCCAAAACACATTTGTTTAGATACTGCCTGTATTATTAATTTGTTTTGTCCTGATAAAGATAAAGAAGGTAATAAAATTAAGAAAGGAGAAATGTTAAGTAATGTAAAAGATAATCAAGATGAAGTATGGAGTAATTTATTGAATTTGAAAAACAAAATATTCAAGAACAAACATTATCAATTTCATAACCAAATACAAACTGACGGAATTAGTTGTTGTTTGCTTTTCATTAGAAAAGATTTGAAAGATAAAAAATGGGGTTCAAGAGTTCCTATTTTACAAGAACAAGAATTTTACAATATAGAAGATTTATCAAAAGAACAATTAGATACATTGAAAAACAGAAATATTGTTGGTTGCGACCCTGGTAAGCATTCATTAGTTTATATGATGGATAAAAATGGAAATAAACTTCAATTTACAGCATCACAAAGAAAGGTAGAAAGTTATGGAAAACGAAATGAAAGAATATTATTACAAGAAAAGAAAAGGAATAATATTATAGAAAAAGTAACTCATTTATCAAGCAAAAATAGTAAATCTGTTGATTATGAAAAATTCAAAGTGTATCTGGTAGAAAAAAATAAACTGAATAAAGAAACAATAGACTTTTACAAAAAAGAAGTATGGAGAAAAATGAAATTTAGACAATATAGTTATGGTAAGAAAAGCATTGATACATTTTTGAATAAAATAAAAGAAACATTTGGAGAAAATATCCTTATTGGTTATGGAAATTGGGGAAGAACAACGCAAATGAAAAATATAATGCCTACTATGAATAAAGGATTAAGGAAACTAATACATAAAAAGTATGATACAATTACGATAAATGAATTTTACACATCGCAAAGATGTTGCGAATGTTATAATGAATTGAAACATCAAAGAGATAAAAAAGGAAAAGAAATATACAGATTATTCTGTTGTTCTAACTGCGTGAGTTCCAAAAACAAAAATGGCGTATGTAGAACAAGGGATAAAAACTCTGCTATTTCTATAATGAAACTTGCGAAGGAATGGATAAATACACAAACCAGACCAGAAGAGTTTCAGTTAAAGCATACGCCTTCTCCTTGTATTATTTAGGTAAAAGCAAGAGACGAAATTAGGCAATTGTAAGGTGAAATTCCTTACTATTGATTTTACATTTTTTTTGTTTTTTTATGCCGAGAAAATCGGCGTTTGAAATGTAAAAAGGTGTAAGAAAGAGGTTTTAATAGATTGGTTGAAAAAAAAATGGGAATGCCCGTTTTGTAGAGAAGTGGATTTAGAAATTGATGAATAAAGATTTTTATTTTTTAGGGAATATTAGAAAAAAAAATATAAATAATGTATGAAATTTGGCCTAAAAGCATTAGTAAGGGCTTTAGTAAATAAACGCATTGAAAAAAGATTAGTAAGAAGTAACTCAAATATTTCCAAATATTTTAGTAAAAAAAAATAAAATATTTTTCATTTTTATAAGATGAAAAATATAAAAGAAAAGATTGATCATACTTTACATCAACATAAACCAGAAAAATATAAAGATACTATGAAATTTGCTGGTCAACAAATATTAAGTGACTTAAAAGATAAATGGTTTCTTTCTTTTTTAATATTATATCTTGTTTTGTTTTTTATTTCTCTATTTTTTAGACAAAAATACCCTTGGATTTATGTCTCATTTTTAACAGGATTAAATGCTTTAGTTATTGCCTGGTTTGGTAGATTAGGTTTAGTTTTTATACCAGCCGCTTTTGTTTTATTTGTTACTCTTGAAAGATACTATAACTTGCGATTCTAAAATGTATCATCCATAGACTTTGAAGTAGTAGTATCCGATTTATTTCCCCTCTGACTTTCTATTTCATATAACTGCCTTTGATTATACTTGTCTGCATATCCTTGTGTCTGCATCCAAGCACTATCATCACTAAACATACTACCAAATATTGATAAGACTGGTTGTGGTACATCTTGTTCTTGCTCAAAGGAACGTGGTACATATCTGAATTCAACAACTGGTGGTGGACAAGATTGATTAGATTTAATATAACCAACTGCTAATAAAATAATACCTACCAATAAAAATAATATTACTATTGATCTCATTTATATTTAACTACTATTTAAATATCTCATAAAATAGAAAATAAAATTTTTTGTTTTATGCAAATAAATAATTTTAGTAACTACCTAAAAAATATCATTAATAATTTTTTCTAAATTTTTTTCCTTATCTTCACTTGAGATCTCTTTTTGCGCATTACCTGCATCAAAATTATTACCACGTTCTGCTTTACGCTCCATCCAAGGGTCTGCATATTTTGAATTATCTAAACCATCCTCTTTTTTATCCTCTGTTACGGCCTCTGGTTTCTTACTATCCATCATTTGCGAATAAAGCCTATCCTTCTCATCTGCTATTTCTCTTAATTTATCAATATTATCCTTTGCATCCTTCTCCTCCGATTCAGTCTTATTCCTATAATATTCACGTTTGCGGTTCTCCTCTCTTGCACTCTTTTTCCTTGCCTCAGTTTCCATTGCATACATTTCATCACGATGTTCCCTGTTCTCCATATATTTCTTCATTAAAGTGTTAAGTTGGTCATTTGCATACTCTTGGTCACGGATATTATCCGGGTTAGGGTCCCAAGGAAGCCAGTAACCGACTTGTCCAACAAATACATGGAAGTTGGGGTCACGTTTTTGTAAAACTTTAGCACGTACATCAGCTTCTCTACGAGTATCATATGTACCTCTAATCTTAATACCATTTACGGATGTTTGATATTCATTCATCTCAGAAAATTTTTGAGAAAGTTGCTCCTCATTTTTATATAAGAAATCTTCATACATCTCATCAACATTCGTTCTATCTACAAATTCAGGTGTAAATTTTTCGGGGTCTAAAAGTTCTGGGTTTTTCTGTTGTCTTAGTTCTTTCATATAATATTTCAAAAATTCTTTACAAAAAAATGGTTCCTTCTTTTTCAAAATTTTTTGATTAGAAATAAAAGAAAGACATACAAAATTTTGTCCTGGTACAGGTTGGTCTACCTCAAGAAAATCTTCAACTAATTCATTTTCATTTACTGAACTATTCGCCATTATATCTTTATTAAGAACTATTTTTTTTAAATTAAACTTATTTCAAAAAATAGAATAAAAATTAAGAAATAATAAAACATTTTTTTTCTTCATAATAATTATATAAATGAGTTCAGCACAATATAGAACAGAAGGCTTTGAAATTGGCGAAGTCATTAAGCGCGCTGCAAAATACTTAATTGAAGGTTTAGCTGTTGCATTAGCTGCCTACTATATTCCCAGAGGTCGCAGACTTAGCTTCGAAGAAGTTGCAATGATTGCAATTACTGCCGCCGCAACTTTCGCAATCTTAGATATGTATACCCCATCAATTGGTGGAGCTGCCAGAGCAGGTGCAGGTTTTGGTATTGGTGCCAACATCGCAGGTTTCCCAGCAACCGCTGGTGCAGGAGCCGGTGTAATGGGCGTAGCATAAATAATTTAAAAATTAAATTAATTCATTAAATTTAGTTTAATGAATTAATAGATAAAATCAAATTAAGAAATGAATATTGAAAAAGAACTTATAAAAAATTATAAACTTTTAGAGATTTACAAAAATAAATACGAAATATTTTTACAAAAAAGTAATAATCCTTATTTTTCTTATCAGATTGATGAATTTAAAAAAATTAGGGAAAACTATTTTTACTATTACGATAATAACATAGCACTAAATAGATTAAAAATAAGTGGTTTTCCAGACTTAACAAACAATTTTGCAGTAGATGTTCACGGATTTAATAAAAAACAATTCAGTTACCTATTAGATTACTTGTTTGAAGAAGCCAAAAATCATAAAGATATAGTAATTTATATAATAACGGGAAAGGGTAAAGGTATTTTAAGTAGATTTTTAATAGAAAATATTGAGGAATTTAATAGTTATTATTGTACAAAGTTTCGGTTAAAGGATGAAGGAAATGGATTTTTATTACATTAATAAAAAGTTTTAAGCATTAAATGATAAAAAAAAATAAGTATTAATTTTAGATTTATGTCTAAAGAAATAAGAAATAAAAAAACAGAAAAAGTTAAAAAATTATTAAAAAATACTGTTATGGCCATAGTCGGTTTTATTTTGCTATATAGATTTAGCTTAACAACTATACCGATATATGGAGCACTCTATTTCTTTTACCCTATTTTTGAAAAATATAATATTGATGACACTTTTTTAACCAAAGTAAAAAAATCTTTTTTGCCTTCTAAAGCTTCACTAAAATTAGATGGTAAAAGGGTTTTCTTAAGTAGAGTTTCTATTTTTCAAAATAGGTTTCAAGAAGGTAATCAATCTCATTTTGATAATAAAGAAAATCCAAATTTACCACCCTTTTTTAGCATAATTAATACAAGAGAACCCAGTTGTACTGATAGTTGTCCCAAAACGTTAAAAGAGGCAAATAATTTTAAAATATATCGTGTTAATTTTGAAGACCTAAATGCCTGGCAAAAATTAATATATTGTGGATTTTCAGTTGTCCAAGTATTAGCAACTATCTTTTCTGCATTTCTATTATGGTGCGGATGTTGTTTACCAAGGAGTAACTATTCTCTCTTTGCTTTTGACCCGGCAATAATATGTGGAAAAGATGCTGAATGTAATGATAAAGGACAAGTAAAAGCTGGTTCAAATTTAAGAAGGTTTTGGAGTTGGTTGACTACATTAGGTGTTGATAGAGAAGTATTTAATTATAAATATTTCTTAGGAATGATAGATAAAGATGGTAAGTTAAAAGAAGAATTAAAAGATAATGATTGTTCTATACCAGGTATTCGTATTGGATTTGATAAGTGGTGGTGCCGTATCAAAAAGATTTATATACAATTTTTAATATTCTATTTTATACTTCAAATAATGAAATCAGGAATGAATACCCAATTTACAAAGATTTTAACAGGTTTCGGTGGTGCATTTGCACTTATATTTTCTATTATACTTTTATCTTATTACTTCCTGTTTAAAGGATTTGGCTTTTTTACTTTTAATAGCAAAGATTCTATACTATTCCCAGCGTTTAATATTAATGGAACAAATTTCAATACTAATGAAGGTGAGGATAAGACAGCCACGTCTATGTTTACAAATAGAAACTTACAAGATTTATTGTTAGAAGAAAGTGGTATAAAAGAAGGAACGCTTACAAAAGCTCTAACGAGTGTTTGTAACACAATTATGGAACATAAAAAGAAGAGAAAAAAATTAGAAGAAACTATTAAAGCAGCCACTGAAAAAGCAGAAAATGCAATGAAAGAATATAGTGGGAAATCTAAATCTAAAATGGCAGAAAAACTAAAAGGTATGAATATGCCAGGAGCAAATATGACAGGCATACCTACCGGTATACCAAATGCATCAGCCCCTCGTTTAAGAAATATGCGTGGAGGAGCAAATAAAAAGAAAAAATTAAAATTTACACCTGAAAAACTTGCTGAATTTAGAGAAATGTTAATGGCAATAGCAAATATGAATACAAAACAGATTACTTATAATTTGAACGAATAAATAGTAGATGTTTTAGTTATTTTTTACATATTAATCAATATATTATTTTAAATTCAATAAAGTTAATATTATTGAATTTAGGGAATATTAAGAATTAAAAAACAAGATATTTTTAAAATGTTCTCAAAATAAAATATGGAGGGAAGTATTAGCTGTAATATTTGTTTCAGTGATAATCTTTGTCAAAAGCAAGTCAAAGAGCTATCATGTAAGCATATAGTGTGTTTAAAATGTTTTCCACGCATTATTAAAAAGGTTTGTCCTTATTGTCGTACACCATTTGGTTCTGACAACGAAATTAAAGAAGGTGAAAGCATTTTAACTAACAATTATATTCAAAATATGTATATTCGTGACAATATTTATCGCCCTCCTATTTATTATAATTCAGAGGAGGTTGGTAGTAGGTCATTGCCTAATAATGGAGATTTTGATTTTTATGCAAATACCAGAGTAGGAAGGCGTATGAAAAGACGTGAGAAATTAATGGAAAAAAATGGTAGAAAAAAGAATATGCGAATGGATTGTAATATAGTTGATTCTAAAAAGAAAAGATGGAATCAGCCGAGAGAATATGAGGATATTTTTGAGATGGAGGATATTTAAGAAAAATCCGATGTTACTACTAAATTAGGTATTAATCTTTCATAAAATAGCTTTTGGTAGTTGGTTTCAAAATACGACTTAGCATCCAAATACGTTTTAAATTTTTTAGGAACACTTTTTAGAATAAATGGTAAAAATGAATCACACTTACACAATGTATAATAGTTCCGGTGCTTAAATATATAATAATAACCGATATTGTAGGATTTTGATAAAAAATCCGACTCCTTAACAACTTCCATATAAAGGTAAACAAACATTTTTTTATAAAAAATTGAAAAAAATAGCAAATAAATGTATAATATAGATAATGTTCAAGTCAGCTACACCACTTAATAAGTTAAGTGATGAAGCTCTTTCTCAAATGAAGGAAAAACTATCTACACAATTAGTTGAGGTAGAATGTGAAATTCAAAAAAGAAAGAAAACTGCAGATTTTCAAAGGAATTTGTCTACTGAATTGGAAAAAATTAAAGAACAAGGAATTAATGAAATAATTAAAATCCAAGCAAGTAAGACAAAACCAAGTGAGAAAAACACTCCATTAAGACAACTAAATACAACTGGATGGACTATTTCATTAATGCAAAAATTATTAAAGCGAAAGAAGATAGAATATAAGAAAAGTATGAATAGAGGTGAATATATCGCGTTTATTCAAGAGAATGATTTAGTAAAAGAAATGAATGAATTAGTGAAATAAAATACCGGATTTTTTTTATTTTTTCTTAAATAATATTATAATGCCATTTAAATGCGTAAATGCAACAAATACAACTTGTAAATTAGTAACTAATTATAACGTAACTAATACAAATAAACAATTTTTTGAGACACACGATTTAAAATTGTTTTTTATTAGAGGAATTCAAGGATATGAAGGTATTCCAAAAATACCACCTTCAGAATACCCAATAGTTGAAAAAGAATATATAATATATTACGATGAATACGAGGGTGTTCCCTATGTAACTCTTCAAAAAAGAAGAGTGCCCTTAGCGTAATCTATTTCTTGAATATTTTTTTACCCAATCATTTATTTTTTTATCATTATACTCTTTAACTAATACTTTATCCCCAACTTTGGTAATATTAAAAAATTCCATTAACTCATTTTCATAAAAACGTATACATCCCTTTGATAATCTTCCACCATCTTTAAATTTACCATTCTTATCTAAAGGTTTTAAGTAGTACATTGGACCATGAATTAAATAAGGTTTTGCACTTTTTCTAATATTAACATTAGGTAAGGTTAAAAATCCCATTCTTAAAAATGCTGGTGAAAATTTTCCACCAACTTTTCTCTTTTCTACTATCTTTGTTTCACCAACGGGAGTGTAATATGGATGAGAATGATGTTTACCATAAATATCACCAGAGGCAATATTATAAGTTTTATTATTTCTTTTACAATATAAAGTATTATTATTAGGGTCTATTACTATATCATATGTCATTTATTATATTTAATAAAATTAAATATAATATCTATAAAATTAAATGGATTTAATATATTCCCAACCAACCTTTTCACATATTTTTTTCCACATTAAATCTTGCTGATGAAGTTTATCACGACTTTTTAATAATGGAAAAATTGACTTATATTTATCTAATCCCAATAATTGCACAAATTTATGAAAAACATAATAATAATTTAAAAAGTTCTTTCTCCCTTTCGTTCGTATTTCCATAAATGGCCCCTGTATTTCTCTAAACATGATTCTTAGCTTCTCTTCAACATCTCTTGTCAAAATTGGCGGAGGTAATCCATTCAATTTATTAATTATATGGGGGACATGTTCATAATACTTATTTAAACGCAATTTTTTCAAATAAGAACGAATCTTTTCATTTGTTAATTTTGATAAATCTGTAATTCTTTCTTTCTTTATTTCTAATTGAATTTTATCAAAAACTTCCGTCGGAATTTCTGTAGATTCTTTAGCTTGAATCTGATTTAATAATTCGTTAAAATGATTAATACGCTTATAAGCAAAATAAGTAGCTTCCGGTGGAGGATCTTTGTAACTAGGTTTGTCCGAATCAATTACTATATATTCCGTATAACCACAATCCTCACAAATTAAATTTCCCTCGACTTCATTTAAAACCATCTCTATTTTTCTCTGGGTCTTATCAAAACATTTTGGACAATTATCAATATTCTTCATAAATTTAGATTTAGGACAATATGTAGGGTCAGTTATTCTAGAATATATATCTAACTGCTCAGCCCTATCAAATAATTTTGATGTTTCTAAATAATCTCCTATTCTAAATTTATTAACAACATCTTCTGATTCTTCATTATTAATATTTTCTTCATTTTGTTCAATATCATTTTCATTATCAACTTTAAAAAATTTCATAATATTATTACTATTAATTGCTTTGGGTGACTTATTCTTTTTCTTTGTCCTCTCATTATCTGCTACATTTTCAATATCATCATAATAGCTATATAAAATACTACTAGTTTTTATGAAATAACTGCTTTCTTCTTCCTTTTTTTCAAGAGCAGCTATTTCTTTTTCTAAAGATGTTACTTGATTTTGAATATCAAATTTTTCATCTAATAATTCAAAATCAATGTTTTCTGTTTCATTTTTATTTATTTCTAATAATTTTTTTTTTAAATTTTGGAGGGTCTTTCTCTTTTCAGGTAGTGTTTTATTAGTTTCTCTAAATTTTTTTAACATTTCATTATGTTTTGCGTCTAATGTAATACGAGTATCACCCACAAAAATTTTTTTGTTTTTGGTCTTAAACATAGACATACTATTTTTTATAGAACTATCTTTAAGTAAAAATTTAAAAAATATAAAATTCCGCACATGCAATCTCACAAAGCATAAAATTTTAAGTTGTAAAATTTTCTGTTTTACAACATGCTCTATTTTTTTAATTTAAAAAGATGTAAGCGTTATTTTTTAAAAGATATTTTGTAATATTTAAAAAAATGGATACAATAAATAATACCGAAAATATTGATTTGGTTGAATTACAAAAAATGATTTTCATTTATAATGCATTAAAGACTGGTTGGTCAGTAAAAATGTTAAAAGAAGGTAAATTTGAATTTAAGAAAAGTAAAAACAATATAAAAAAAGAAGTTTTTCTTGATGATTACCTTAAAAAATTTATTCAACACAATTTAAATATTGAAAATATTTCAAATTAGTATTAGAATTTAAAGCAATCATAATCTTATAAATTAATGATAGTCATAAATTTATATGCTAGCCAGGTTGCTGCATTTATAAATAAAAATCAATATACACCTGCTATTAAAATTTTTTTGAAGTTATGGAATACATATTTCTTAAAATTAAAAGATATTAAGGAAAGTGAAAGAAAACGCGTTAAAGAATTAGATAAAAGTGATAAAGACCAACTAAAAAAATTTGAGAAAAAACTTAAAAGAGATTTAGTAAATGATATTGAGACTATGTGCAATAAAATATCAAAAAATAGTGATTTAAAAAAGGCTCAAACAACATTGATGAAAAATATTGAGGGTATTGATAAATTATCAGATTATGAAAAAAAAGAATTAAATAAAAGTGTGGAAGGTATGGTAAATAAAAAATTTGGAACAAAGAAAGAAGTTAATGCATATCAATTTTATAAGGAAAACATTAATCAAAATGTGGTTAATAATTTACAACCCAAAGTAGTTACAATATTTGAGTACAAAGGTTTTCAATTAAATATTAATGGAAAATTAGATGCAATGACACTTGATGGAACTATATTAGAAATTAAAAATCGTATGTATAAACTATTTGATGAAATAAGAGAATATGAGTGGATACAGATACAGATGTATTTACAAATGTATAAATTAGATAAGGGAGAGATAGTTGAATTTATGAATAAAGAAAAACCTTTGTTAAAAATACATCCTGTTAAAAAAGATATGGATTATTGGGAAAAGAAATTGTACCCTGATATAGTAGCCCATTTTAAAACTTTAGTAGATATAATGATATGTAGCGAGTATCGAGAAAAAATTTTGACATTATCAGAGCAAGAGCAGGATGAGATAATCAAGAAGATAGTCCGAGAAAAAAATAAAGTTTAGAGATTAAGTTGTTTGCTTTAGGTCCTAAGTAATTGGTATTTTAGGGAATGAAATGGTAGTAAAATATTAAGGGTTTATTTTTTCGGAAATTAAATCCATTTTTTGCGTTTTTCTGAAAATTATTTTCTTTACTTAAAATATAAAATGGGTGGCGGTCTTATGCAACTTGTAGCTTATGGTGCCCAAGATATCTATCTTACGGGTAACCCACAAATCACTTTCTTCAAAGTAGTCTATCGCAGACACACTAACTTCTCTATGGAGTCTATTGAACAAACCTTCAACGGAACTGCCGATTTCGGCAAACGTGTTACTTGCACTATCTCCCGTAATGGTGATTTAATCCATCGTGTATACTTACAAGTAACTCTTCCTCTCGTTGAATGCCCCGGACAAAACTGCTACTGCTTCCGCTGGGTCAACTACGTAGGTCACGTATTGATCCGCAACGTAGAAGTAGAAATCGGTGGCCAAAGAATCGACAAACACTATGGTGACTGGCTTAACATCTGGAACGAACTTACCCAAGAGCCTGGCCATCAAGTAGGTTATGACAATATGGTTGGTAACACCTTTGCCTTAACCGGTACTGGTCGCAAGAGAACTGAAGCATCTACCTTATACGTCCCACTTCAATTCTGGTTCTGCAGAAACCCAGGTCTTTCCCTTCCACTTATTGCCTTACAATACCACGAAGTCAAGATCAACCTTGAATTCCGTCAAAAAGCCGAGACCTACGTAGTAGCTGATGCCCTCGGAAACTGCGGTATTAACCTCAGCGGTTCTGGTGATGTAGATGTTTTCTGTGTCCCATCCCTTGAAGCTGCTTCCTTATACGTAGATTACGTATACCTTGACACTGATGAGCGCAGACGTTTCGCTCAAGTATCCCACGAATACCTCATTGAACAATTACAATTCACTGGTGACGAATCCATCACTTCCCAAAACGTTAAGGTTAAACTTAACTTCAACCACCCAGTTAAAGAACTTGTCTGGGTATGCCAACGTGACTCTGTTGTTCAACCAAACATGAACCAATGGAACAACTACTCTGATGACTTTGACAATGATACTCTTGGCAAGATCCAAGCTGATGGTCTCTTAGACCCCATTGCTGCCCTCCGTACCAACGTAGAATCTGGCTGGAGCGCACAATCCTTCCCCAACAAACTTGTCAACCAAGAAGCCTTCGGTCTCCAAACTACCCCAGAAGTTGGCCGTGTCTTCCAACCTAAAGGCCCAGGTCTTGGTGTCAACAACAACGCCCCAGTCAACTTCTCTGACTACAACGAAGCCGCTGGTGGTGCTGACCACGCTGGTCTTGCTCCAATGAGAGCTGGCCGTAACCCAACAGTCCGTGGTAAACTCCAACTTAATGGTCACGATCGTTTCTCCGAACGTCTTGGTTCATACTTCAACTTGGTACAACCATACCAACATCACACCAACGTTCCAGCAACTGGTATTAACGTATACTCCTTTGCCCTCAAACCAGAAGAACATCAACCATCCGGAACTTGCAACTTCTCACGTATCGACAACGCAACTCTCCAACTCCAACTTACTCCAAAATCCTCTATCGGATCTAAAGTACGTGTATACGCAACTAACTACAATGTCCTCAGAATCATGTCAGGTATGGGTGGCTTAGCTTATTCCAACTAAGAATTTTTTATCAATCTTTTTTTGGTTGTTTTGCAAAAATATTAAAATATTTTTTTATCTAAGTTAAAAAAATATTACATTTTGTTATTTAAAAAAAAAGAACTGAAAAAAAAAATGAATTGAAAATAGGTTAAAAAAAATAGAAAGATATGAAATCAAAACAAATTATAAAAACATTTGAAGGGCATTTAGTAACTCAAGGTGCTCTTGCTGGTGAAATTAGAAATAAATATTATTTGGTTCAAAATGAAGAGGAATTATATTATGAAATGGAAACTGAAAGTGAGGTTTTATTTAGTTTTAGTGTTGATGATCTAGATAAAATACTATTTAAAGATGATAAAAAGAGTAAATATATTACTTGGTATTTACATAAGAAAATTGGATACATTACTGCAAATATTGATGGAAAATATATTTACTTGCACCAACATATTATGAATTTCAGGGGGAATGGTAAAGGAAAAGAATCAGTTGATCACATAAATCGTAATAAATTAGATAATCGCCGAGAAAATTTGCGTATTACAACTCAATCAGTTCAAAATGAAAATTGTGGTAAACGTCGCAGAAAGAATAATGCAAAACCTTTACCAACTGAATTAGTAGAGTGGCTTAAAACAAATAGGAATACTAGTAATTTACCGAAATTTATTGTGTATTATTCAGAGTTTAAGAATGAAAAAATGATAAAGGAATTCTTTAAGATAGAAAAACATAAAGAATTAGAAAAACCATGGGCATCTCCAAAAGGTATGTTAAATATTTCTTTAGTGGAAAAATATCTTTTAACTGAAGAAATGTTGAAAAAAATTAGTGGTAATATTATTGAATTTTCGTAAGTAATTATTGTTCTTCTCTTGCTTTTGAAATACCTGACCAAATTTTTTTTACTTTATTCTCGCTAATATCTGGTATTTCATTTTTCATTAATGATACTACTTTTGGTATTGAACACTCTCCTTTATAATTTAATATTTTATTGTAATATTCAGGAGTGAGATGTAATTTTACCTTTTTAGTATAATATTTCTTCATTTTTTCACTATTTAATCTCTTATATTCTTCCTCCCCCAATTCTTTTCTCTTTTTTTCACAATATTTTCTCTGTCTATCTCTGTTTTTCTCAATATTATCCTTTTTACTCCAACTTATTGAATGTCTAACCCTCTTATTCTTTAATAAATGATTAAATCTCTGTCTTGCCCATCTCTCTTTCCAAAATTCAAATATTTCATTAAATGATTTTATTTTATCTGATAATTCTTTCTGCATCATATTACTATTTTCATTACAAAATAATTCTTTGGAATCTGGAAAACAATATCCAACATAAATACCTCTTTCTAAATGATGATGTAATTTTTCCCTAGGTATCTCTAATTCATCTAGTATAGTCATTATTATCCTTCTCTTTCTTTGTGAACAATTTCTTAATTGCTCATACTTCCCATTATCTTTCAGGTATTTTATCATCATCTCATATAATGGTTCAGTTATAATAAACGATTTTCCCTGTGTTAAACCTACATATCTTAACTCTTTTAACCTTTCATATTGAACACTTCTACCATGGATCGAAAAAGTATAGTAGCCAATCGCATAATGACCATACCTACTCTTAATTGCTTCTTGAACCTCTCTACTAAAAACAGACATTGCTAAAAGTTTACCTATATTAAAATTATAACCAAGTGGCTGCACTGCAACACATGTAGATATATTAAAAATATAATCTATATTTTTATATCTGGCTTCTTTATTCCATCCAATATATAAATCACGATTTTTTATATCTCTTTGACCACTTGTTAAACTTACTAAGCCTACTATTTTCTGCCCATTTTTTACAAAGTATGAAATTGCCTTTCCAGGTGGTTGTAAAGTTCTAACCGAAGAAGTAAAACAAAGTATTTTTCTCCATAATGGTTTTGTTTCTTTATTAGTAAATTCTATCTCTAAATTTGCTTTCTCTAATTCCTCCAAACTCAGTAAATTCTCAATCATATCCTCGTATTTTTCCTTTGATATATCATACTTATTAAAATCTTCCTCCTTATTCTGATAATCTGTCTTTTTTGGGTCTTTTTTTATATGATTTAATATTTCCTTTCGTATCTCTTCTAATAATATCATTTTTGTTATTTAATAAATAGAACCATGTTTTTATAATCAAATTTTATAAAAATTGAAACAAAATTTTTTATAAAATAGTTTAATGTAATTATGAATGATATCCTAGAAATATATAAGGATAATTTTGAGGAAAAAGATGCTACCTTTTTTTATAATAAATATAAAAACGAATATATAGACTATGATATAAGTCCAAAATATTTAGCGGGAATGATGGATGGTGATGGTTCCTTTTCATGTGCTATAAAATATCCGAACTATGTTAAAGTTGAAATATCTCAATGTGATTTTTTGGTAATTTATTTAATACAAAAAAAATTTCCCGGACTTATAACTAAAGTTGTTAGAAATGAGCAAAAAAGAAATCAATATAAAATAACATATGTAAATAGCAGTGCTTTGCCGATTTTGGAATTTATTAAAGAGTATTTATTACTAAAAAAAGAACAATGTATGCTATGTATTGAGAATATAAATACTATGAGAAATATTGAAAACGTAGATATTTTGAAGGAAAATGCAGAAAATATTATTAAATTAAATAAAAACCATAATGAGAAAACTATTCTTAATACTATTAATTGGGAGTATATCGCTGGATTATTTGATGCAGAGGGGTGCGTTATAGCTAGTAAATGTCAGGTAAGTATAACACAAAAAAATTCACTTGAACTACTTGAAAAAATTGCAAAATTTATTGGTTACGGCAAAGTAAGATATCCTAGATATTATATAGAAAAGAAAAGTAGTGTTTATCACTTCTTCTCAGAAATAAATAAGTACCTAATAGTGAAAAAGCAGTATCCATACTATCTTGAAAATTTAATTAGTAGTATAAAATATGATCCAGAAAAAGATTTATATAGAGAAAAATATAAACATAACTTTAACATTTCTAATGAGTTTGTAAAATCATTAAATGTTAAAAAAGAGAGAAGTAAATACCAAGATAATAAGGTATTGAGAAAAACTTTGTCTATAAAAAAAATGGGAGAAAATAATCCAAATTTTGGAAAAGAAAGAAGTAAAGAACATTCTCAAAAAATATCCAAAAATAGTTTCGGCAAAAAAAGAGAAATATCAGATGAAATAATCCAAGAAATTTTAGATAAAAAAGGAAGCAAAACTCAAGAAGAAATTGCAAAAGAATATGGTATATCGCGTTCATCTGTATATAAAATACATATTGGTAAATTAGTAAAAACAAATGAATATGAAAAATATAAAGAAAATAAAGAAAATAATAACAAAAAGGATTGGATACAATCTTTTGGGTATAATAAAGAAGAAACAGATAAGATTAATGCTGCTCTAAAAAAAAGAACGATTGATGGCAAAATAATGACATATATTTGGTATTATGGAAAACTTCGTCAGCAAACAATCAGTACTCCATTTAAAATTACTTGTAAAAATGTTTGTGAATATTATAAAAGTAAAATGGGTGAGGAGATTAGTGAAAATATAGTAAAAAATATTTGGAATAATAAAACAAAACTTTATAAATTTGATTTTGAAAATTCACCGGTTTCATGGCAAGATTATTGCGAGAATAATATTATAAACGAAGAATGGATTGAGTCCCCATGTCTTAACGCAGATTAGGGCACTAAAATATTTTCAATTTTTGCTTTAATATACATAAAACATACTTATTTCTTCTGTTTCTTTTCTAATTTCTCAAGTTGCATTTCGTAGTACAATACTTTACTTTCTAAAGTAGATTTCGTATCATATTTAAACCATCTAATTTGATTTTTTATGCGTTCTTCAGGTATTTTTAATTTTTTGGCTACTTTTACAAAATCCTTTTTTAATTGTTCAATAGTTCTTGATTTACTTGCCTTTTTTGCTTCTGACATATCCCTGGAACGTTTTTTAGCACTCTGTAAACGCTGCTTAATAGTACTAATACTTAATTTGTCGATACTATCTTTAATTTTTTTTGGTAAAGAACCTTTCCAACCTCGTGTTTCTTTAATAAATTTAGTATATGCTCTTCGGTATTGGGCATCTGTTAATTCTTCTTTTGTCATATAATAATAATAGAAATTATCAAAAAAAAGTTAAAAATTAAGTATATAACTTTTTAATCAAACTAAAAATTTTATGAAGTTAGTTCCATTTTAATGTCTGCAATAGCCCTTGCAGGATTTAAGCCTTTTGAACATGTTCTAGTACAATTCATAATAGTATGACACCTGTATACTTTAAATGAATCATGAAATCTCTCTAATCCCTCTTTTTTCATTTGGTCTCTTGAATCTGATATCCATCTATATGCTTGTAGTAAAACTGCTGGACCTAAATATTTATCAGAATTCCACCAATATGATGGGCAAGTGTAGAACAACATGCACACAATATACATTCATATAAACCATCTAGTTTTTTTCTCTCTGTAATAGATTGATTCATTTCCTTGCCTTCACTTGGTTTTTCTTTCCTTTGAAGCCAAGGCATTATTGACTTATATTGAGAATAGAAATTTGTTAGATCGGGAACTAAATCTTTTATTACATACATGTGAGGTAATGGAAAAATTCTTTGACTAATATTTATGTCTTTATTTATTGGTGTTAAACATTCTAAAGTATTTACACCATCAATATTCATAGCACATGAACCACAGACACCTTCTCTACAACTTCTACGAAAAGCTAACGTAGAATCCTGTTCTGATTTTATCTTATTTAATGCATCTAATACCATTGGTCCACAATTATTTAAATAAAGTGAGTGAGTGCTAGTAGATGGCTTCTCATTTTTATCCGGATTTCACCTATGTATTAAGGACAGAATATAATAATATAAATTATTTATATTATAATCTTTTCATAAATATTTTTTTTTTCAAATACGAATAAAAAAGTAAATACTCAGTTTCTTGTTTAAAATTATCGATATTTGAAAAAATAATATTTACTAATATAAAATGACAAAACCACAAAATATATATGAAGCTTTAAAATCAGATCCATGTATGACCACATTAGTATCTTTAATAGATCTTGCTGGTCTTACTGATGCTGTAAAGGGACTTAAAAAAACTACCTTATTTGCACCAAGTAATTGTGCATTTAATAAATTACCAAAAGAATTAGTCGAATTTTTAACCAATCCAGAAAATAAAGAAACATTACAATTAGTTTTATTATACCATTTAACAGAAGGCTGCTTATCTAGCTCAAAATTACAAAATAATCAAATTTTAACTATGTTAAATGGAGGAGCAACAACAGTTTTAAAAGATTGTAAAAATATAAATATTGAAGATTTAACTCTTTCAAAATCAAAAGTATATGGTAAACAAACATTTACATGTGGATGTAATGTAGTACACAAAGTTTGTTCAGTTTTAATACCATTTGTATTCTAATTTGAAAAATTGCTAAAATGATAAAAAAATAATCTATTTTAATTTTTTTGAAAAAATTATTATAATCTTTTCAAAAATATAATGTCTTTGCATCTCAACAAAGTGCAAGAATGGAATGTTCTCAACAAAAACGTCCCTTTTCAAAACGCGGTTACACAAAATGATCTCGTTAAACTCTGCAAAAACTGGAACTCCTTTTCCACTCAAAATTTTCATTTTAATCACGTCATTGACAAAGAGCCAAAAGTAACTAACCAAAAGAGTAGCGGTAGATGTTGGATGTTCGCCGGTCTTAATGTACTTCGTATTAATTTCATCAAAAAACATAATCTCCCATCTAGTTTTGAATATTCTCAAACACACCTTTTCTTCTACGATAAATTAGAACGTGCAAACACCTTCCTCAACACCATTATTGCCAATAAAGATAAACCAATTAATGATCGCTATATCCAACATATTTTAGACGGACCCCTGGGCGATGGTGGATACTGGCACACATTCGCTAATTTAGTTGATAAATATGGTTTGGTTCCAAAGAATGTCCATCCGGAAACCCATCATAGTAGTAATACCATGCGTATGAATTTCGTTCTCGGATTTCAATTAAGGCAATTTGCGAAAACATTAAGAGAAACTAGCGAAAATTTAGAGGAAGTTAAGGAAAAATGTCTTCTAGAATACCACCGATTATTATCTCTCTTCCTTGGAACACCTGTTACATACTTTGATTGGATATATCATGATAAAGATGATAAATATCAATGCAAAGGTAATTTAACACCAAAGGAGTTTTACAAAATGTGCGAATGGGATGTTAATAATTTTGTTACTATAACACACGACCCAAGAAACAAAGAAGATGCTAAAATGAAAATGGATTTTATTGGAAACCTTCACGGAACCTCCAACGTAGTATATTATAATACAACTATTCAAGAATTGGAAAAATGGACAAAAAAATCGGTTGATGCAGGCGTTCCAGTTTGGCACGGATGTGATGTTGGTAAGTGGCATGATAGAGAAAAGGATATGATGGATTTATCCTTGATAGATTATAATAATTTATTAGGTGTAAATTTCACATTCAATAAGAAAGAGAGAATGGAGTATGGTCTTAGTTGTCCTACTCATGCAATGACATTTGTTGGTTATGAAAGTAACGACCAAACAAATGAGATTTTGAAATGGAAGGTGGAAAATAGTTGGGATAGTAAAGGTCCTAATGCGGGATATTATGGTATGACAAATAAGTGGTTCCATGAGTATGTATATGAAGTAGTAATACCGCGCTGGGTAATGGATGAGGCTACATTAAAAAAAATAGATGAATGTAAGGAAGTTATTGATTTACCACCTTGGGATGTTATGATTAATGAGAGAGACTAGGTATTTCTTCTAAAAAAATTGAATAAAATAATAGTTGTCTAGAATATTATTTTATACAACAAAATGCTTATTTTTGGCGCAATTTTTGCGGTCTCCGCGCTTGGTGGATACCTTTTTCGCGAGGAAAAAGTTTACCAACCAGCTGTTAGAAATATTGAAAGGAGAGTGCACGAAGAGAGCCAAAATGCAATTCAAGAGAGCAGAAAACCCCTAACAGGCGTAATTCGGCATGTTCTAAAATATGACCCTAACCAAATTGGAAGAATTTCCAAGAAGGTTGATATTAATGTCTACTACTATTCTAATGGCGTTAAGCAAGAAGAGGTAAAATCATTTAATGTACCAATTACCCAAGATAATATTGAGAATGAACTGACTTTTATTGGTCAGGGAAATCAAAATAAGGATTGGCGAAGGGGAGATGTTACAATTATCTTTCAGAAGATGAATTGGGCTGAAGAAGCAAAGAAAAAGATTACTGATAAAATTACTCTATGCTTCCCTAATATGAGTGAGGAGGAAATTGACCAGAGGGCAGAGGTATTTACCAATAACCTATATACCTATGGTACATTCACAATGCCTAATCCCAATAACCCAGGAGAACCCTTTGTTTTTAGAAGGGATGAAATGGTGTAAAAAAATTGAAACATTTTATAATAATTAACTATTGATATTTATACAAAAAAGATGTTTCCATTTTTTGCTGGACTTCTAGCACCGACTGCAACTTCTGCTGTCGTAACCACTGCAGCCACAACTACTGCATCAGCAGTAACATCATTGGCAACAACCGCCGCAACAGCAGCATCAGCATCAGCAGCAGCAACAGCAGCATCAGCAGCAGCAGCAACAACAGCAGCAACATCAGCAACAGCAGCAACAGCATTGGCTGCTAAAGCAGCAACTGCTGCTAAGGTTGCAACAGGTACAGCAGCCGCTATGAGTACAACAAAGAAAGTACTAATTGGCGTAGCCGCTGGCGCAGGTACAGGGTATGCGTTTCATTACATAAAAAAGGGAAATCCTACAGAGGACCAAATTATTGCGCAAAACCACCCACCTCAGCTTTCCTAAAGTAAATTATAAATTTAAAAACATTATTCAGCACCAGCAAGTGCAGGAATTACTGCTGTACTTCCAAGTACTTGAATAATACGGACGCCACCTTGCCCAGCAATTCGTGCCCCAGCACCAACTGGGATTAACATTGATGCACCATTTGCAGTAACACCACCTCTTACCATAGTTGTAATAGTACGTCCGGTTGCGTTTGTTTCTCTGCGGAGCGAACCCATAGTACCAAAAAGAGGAGCATTAAATTCTTGTTTAAAATCATCCACTTTTACTTCAGCTAATCGGTTCGCAACTTGTTCTTTTGGAACAACTTGGGTATATTTGCAATAGCCATACGCCTCATTTTTCCAACCTTGGTCAGTATCAACACCAACACCACATTCCTTGATGATGTCACCATCTCTTGTGACAATACCAGCATTTGCCCCTTTTGCACTAAATGAACCAGCAGTTCCTACCTTGACGCCTCCAATATCTTCAATATGGCGAACAGAAATACTTTTACTAGATCCGTTAAAGTTTACCATGTTGATTCCATCATTGTATACTACACTCGGAGCCCCAGTATTCACATTTCCATAAACGTCAAAGTTAGAACTACCTGGTATACCTGCAAGGTCCAATGTACCTTTCTCAATGAAAGATGAATTTGCAGTTGTAGTAGAGGGGAAAAAAGAGTGGTATGTCTTTTCAAATGACCCACCTTTTGCAGTTCCATCCAAATTTAATCCAAAATTACCACCTCCAATCACACTATTGTTTGAATTAGTCTGTATAGGTGTAGTAATTACAGGACAAGCTGGTGGTACTACAAAAGTTGGGTCTCCAAACTTAGGCGCAATGTTAGGCGCTTCCTTCTTAGTTGGCGGTCCTACAAAAGTTGGGTCTCCAAACTTAGGAGCAATGTTAGGTGCTTCCTTCATAGTTGGCGGTCCTACAAAAGTTGGGTCTCCAAACTTAGGAGCAATGTTAGGTGCTTCCTTCATAGTTGGTGGTCCTACAAAAGTTGGGTCTCCAAACTTAGGAGCGTTGTTTACTGGGCAAGTAGGTGGTCCATGAACATTTGGGTTACTAAAAGAAGGTAAACCAGCTCTACTACCAAAGCCCCCACCGCCAATGCCATCAAAAGCGAACGACATTCTTTTAAAATAATATATTTGTTATATGCACATTGAAAAAAAAATCAATTTTATTTGAAAAAAAAAATGATTAAAAAAATAGCAGATAATGAAGTTAAATATATATCAAAAAAAAATGAAGAGTTTTGATTTGCCTACTGGTACGCACACAACTCCTAACGGAATGCCTGGGGAGAACATCTGCCATTTTGGTTACGGGGCTATGCAAGTCCCACGCCCAGATGTAGAAATGGTGAATGGAGGTCCCCATTATATTAATGGAGGCGGGATTCGTCTGCCAATCGGAACTAGGAACAATCCTGTTTTTCTTCCCAAGTTTCTGCCTCCCCAGAATGAGGAGTCAAAGAATGAGGAGTCAAAGAATGAGGAGTCAAAGAATGAGGAGACAAAGACTGAGGAGACAAAGACTGAGGGAACGAAGACTGAGGAGACAGATGATTATTGGAAGTTCATTGACTTTCCGATTGGACATCGTCCACCTTTTGGTGGGAGACACCCCCATCCTATTGGGTTCAGACCACCTCTTCCGGAGCCAACCGGTATTAGGGGTCCCCTTGAGGATGGGTTTAGGAACCCCATCGGTTGGAGGCCCATCGGTTGGAGGCCCATCGGTTTGCCCAGGGACCCTAGTGGTTTTGACCTACCCTCTGATAGGGATAGGAATCCCATCTTCAACCCGGTTCCTTTTCTTAGTGGAAAACTCCGTTTGTGAGTTTCTCAATTTATAATTAACACATTTTATTGCATATCAAGTAACATATTTATGGCACGATTTACATCACCATTGCATATTTGCAATGCTTGTAGGTTGGAAGCTCTATTCGGAAATCCTAATTCTACCATTTCATCTATCTCCTTTTCATACTGATTAGTAGAATTATTTGGGTTAGATACATCCGTATTTGAAAAAGTATTATTAGTTGAATTAAAATTATTACTTGGCATCTGCCCGAACATATTATTCATATTAAATAGTCCCATATTATTAGCCAATAATTGCATGTAATTTTGATTACTTGTTAAACGTCGCATAAACGCAGGGTCATTTAATAGCGCTGGATTCATCATTGATTCCATCATTAAACTACATACTTCTGGGTCATTCATCATTTGGTTCATCATATTCATAAACTGCGGGTTTTGTAAAAAGGTATTAATCTGCTCATTATTTAAAACATTATATGGATTAAAATTATTCGGCATCTGCCCAAACATATTTGGAGGAATAGTTGTCTCATTATTATTAACTGGAATATTTGTTTCATTACTAATAGTCGGAATAGTTGTTGAAGGTTGAGTAACTGGTTGAGTTGTATTATTTGTTGGAGTTTTACTTACAATAACAAAAATGGTAGTATCATCTTGAAGATTATTATCTTTTAGCGTACTACTATTTTCTAATATCTTGCCAAATGCAATAAATTTTAGAAGTTCAACCTTTTTCTCACTATCTATTTCCTGTAATTTTTCTTTTACTTGTAAAATAGTATTGGTTTCTTCTAAGTTATCAATAGTTGTTATACTTCCTGCAATAGATTTTATATTTAGTTTCATATAGAGATAATAAATAATTTTTTTTTAAATGATTTTTATTTTTTTATAAATTATCTCATAAATTAATTCTTTGTATAATTTATGTTAATAAATTTAAGTAATAATAATTGTCATTATAGATGTGTTCATAAACATTGGAAATCATATTTAAATAATAAATTTAAAAAATATTATGATGCAAAAGAAGTAAGTAGTGGAATAGTAGATATAGGGCAATATAAATTTGCAAAACATATTGGTTTTTGTTTTGATAAATGTAAGTGCACTAAAATAGTAATACACAATATTTATAAGAATGAACCTTATTATAGTAAAAGTATGCTTACCAATTATAGTCAATTACAAGAATTAAGAAAAAATAACCCAAAATTATTTGATGATTCACGATGGGTATTAAAGAAAAGTAACTCTTTTAGTGGCCTAGGAGTTATTCCTTTTTCTTCATGGGATGATATATTGAGAAAAAATATAACTGGTAATAATACATTTGTTTTGCAAAAAGAGATTATACCATCCTTATATAATGGATTTAAATTTGATGTCAGATCATATATTTTAATAATAAAAGAGCATAATAATTATCAAGCATATTTTATGGATTACGGGATTGTTAGAATAAATAAAATAGAATTTGACAAAAATAATAATAAAAGTTTTACTACTAATTTATTTGGTGGTCGTTCTGAACCAGAATTTTATGAAGAGTTTTTTAAAAAATACAGGCCAAATAATTATAATAAAATTATAAATAAATTTTTAGACATATCAAAAAAAGCTTCCCAAAAATTTGTTAAATATATTTCAGAAAAAAATAGAGAATATTTTATAGAGAAAAATGAACCACCTTATCAATTAATGGTAATGGGATATGATATTATGTTTGATGAAAACGATAATGCAAAACTTCTAGAAATAAATAATTACCCAGGATTTTTGATGAAACATATAAGATATGAGAAAAGAAAGAGAGAACTTTTAATGGTAGAAAAAATATGGGATAATGTAATAGTTCCTTGGGTAAGTAATAAAAAACATACTATGAATAATAATAAATATTTTATCAAATTTGTATGATTTTTTATTTTCACGAAATTACAGAAAATTTCTTTACCAAATATATAATGTTAGTAAATTTAAATAATAATAATAATTCTTATCATAAATGTGTTCATATATATTGGCGTATTTTTTTAACCAATAAATTAAAATCACAATTTAATGCTAAAATTGTAAACAATGGAATAGTAGATATAGGGCAATATAAGTTTGCAAAACATATTGGTTTCTGTTTTGACCAATGTAAAATGACAAAAATAGAAAATCACAAATTATTTAAAGATGAGCCATATTATAGTAAAAGTTATATATTAACATATAATCAGCTTTCTAGTTTTAAGAAACAAAATCCTAACTTATTTAAAGAAGGTAGGTGGGTACAAAAAATTAGTAACTCTTATGGAGGTAAAGGCGTATTTGCTTTTAATTCTTGGGATGGATTTTTAGCAAGAAATAGAAGTGGAAAATTACCATTTATACTTCAAAAAGAAATTAAACCTGCTTTGTATAATGGTTATAAATTTGATATGCGTTCCCATATCTTAATTATAAAAGAACACGGAAAGTATGAAGGCTATATTATGGATTTAAGTTGGGTAAGGATAAAAGATATTAAATTTAGTATGAATAATGCAAATGGTTTTGTTACAAATTATTCAAAAGTTGAAGACTTTAAAGTATTATTGAAGAAAAAATACGGCAAAGATTCTACTTCCATATACAATAAATATATTAGTGTTTTACAAGGAATGGTAAGAAAAAATGTAGAGCATCTTAAATATCATAATGAAAAATATTTTAAAAATAAAAAAGCACCACCTTATCAATTAATAATAATGGGTTATGATATAATATTAAATGAAAATAACGAGCCATATTTACTTGAAGCTAATAACTATCCAGGATTTTTAATGAATACAAAATCTTATACTAAAAATAGGACAGCAATGGAAACTAATATGTGTAATAAAGTGTGGGAAAAGGCAATCGTACCATGGATACATAATCAAAACCATAAAATTGGAACTGATAATTATTTTTTAAAATGTTAATTATTTTTTTCTATTTTATATCTTAAAATCATTGTATTAATATATTTATTACAATGAAAAAAAACATCTTAGATACTATTGGGAATACCCCTATAATAAAATTAGATAATATAGTAAAAAAATATAATCTATCTGGAAATATTTTTATGAAACTTGAAACATATAATCCTGGTCTCTCCAAAAAAGATAGAATTGCAAAATATATTCTTGAAAATGCCTTCAAAAAGGGAGAACTAAAAAAAGGTCAAGAAGTCGTTGAAGTAACAAGTGGAAACACAGGTATTGGTCTTGCCATAGTTTGCTCTATTTATAAACATCCGTTCACTGCGTTTATTTCTAGTTCGGTTTCCAGAGAAAGAATTATTCTTCTAAAAAAATTAGGAACCAATGTCATAATAGTAGATTCGGAAGAAGATTGTTATGGCAACTTTAGCGGCAAAAATTATGAAAAGTTAATGGACCAAGCTAAAACTTACGCTCAAATAAATAATGCATATTTTGTCAATCAGTTTCATAACATAGACAATATTAAAGCTCAAGAAATATATGCTAAAGAAGCAAAGGATGAGTTTGACAAAGAAGATATATTAATTGATTATTACATTGATTTTGTAGGAACTGGAGGTGCCTTAGCTGCAGTAATGAATATTTTTAATAGTCACACAAAATTTGTAGTAATGGAACCTGAAAATGCAGCGGCTTATAAAGAAGAAACCAATAAAGAGGGTGCACATATTATACAAGGGGGTGGATATGGAAAATGTGACCTTGAATTTTTAAAGAACAAGAAATTTGACCAAATAATGACCATTAAGGACGACGAAGTAAAAAGTACTTTAGATGATTTAATAAAATATGAAGGTGTTTTAGCCAGTTTTAGCAGTGCTGCAAATTTATATGGTGCAATAAAAGTTTTACAACAAAATCCTGGTAAAAATGTTTTTATAACTTGTTGTGATACATTTTTAAAATATTTATCAAACAATTAAGTTTTTTTTATTTTATAAAAAATATAAAATAAAATATGGTAAACATTGGAATAAATGGTTTTGGCCGTATTGGCAAATTAGTTTTTTATGCAATAGAGAACCGCAGATTACAAGGAGAGGATATTCAAGTGGTTGCGGTAAACAATTTCCCAAGTGAATTAAATTATATGAAATATCAGATTGAACATGATTCTGTTCACAATGTCCCTAAATTTAATGTTGTTGTCAAAGATGAACAATTATTTATTAATGATAATGAAATAAAAGTATATTCCTGTAAAGAACCCGAGAAAATAAATTGGGATGAAGCAAATGTTGATGTTGTTGTTGAATCAACTGGTTTTTTTACCAAAAAAGACGATGCAAATAAACATATGATAAATACTAACGTTAAGAAAGTGGTTATATCTGCGCCATCAAGTGATGCACCAATGTATGTTATAGGTGTAAATGACGAACAATATAAAGGGGAAAGTATAGTTTCAAATGCATCTTGTACTACAAATGGATTAGGACCATTGGTAAAGGTATTGCATGAGAAATATGAAATAACAGAGGGGTTAATGTCTACTATCCATTCATCAACTGCTACTCAGAGAGTTGTTGATGGCACATCTAACAAGGATTGGAGAGGTGGTAGAGCAGCTGGATTAAATATTATTCCAGCTGCAACAGGTGCGGCAAAGGCTATTGGTAAAGTAATTCCTGATTTAGATGGAAAAATTACTGGTTTAGCATTTAGAGTACCGGTATATGATGTTTCAGTTATTGATTTTACTTTTAAAGTAAACAGAGAGACAACTTATGAAGAAATGATGAAACTCCTTAAGGAAAAATCTGAAAATGAGTTAAAAGGAATATTAGCATTTACTGAAGATGATGTGGTAAGTAGTGATTTTATAGGAAATAGTAATAGTAGTATTGTAGATAAAAAAGCGGGAGTTTCAATAGGAAGTAGTATGTTTAAGATAGTAAGTTGGTATGATAATGAATGGGGATATAGCAATAGATTAGTTGATTTAATAAAGAGAATATCGCATAAAGCAGAATAAGGCATAAAATATTAAATAAATTTAGGTTTCATTAAACTAAAATCTAATTTTACATTATTTTTTACTACATATTCCTTTGCATAAGAATATTTAAATGCTGATTCATTTTTGTTATATCTTTTAAAATTATTTATTTTGCAATCTTTTATATAGTTTTTATATTTAGGTATTAAAACTTCATTTATTTTTTCTCCAGGTATGAAACGTATTTTTATAGATTCAAGATAAGTTATATTATTTTCATATTCTGCGTGACTTGAATTTTGAGGTAGTCCCTTTAAAATATTTAAAGTTTTTCCTATTACAGATGGTCCGCAAATATTCTGTGGGAGATATTCATTTTTCTTTTCTTTATACCTTATCAATATATTGCTAATAGCATTAACTATTGATTCAGAAATTAATTTAAAGTTTGGGATTGATGCTAATAGTGCATGGTTTATTCTATGTTTTAATCCAAGAATATTTCTAGGACGTGTTAAAAATTGATCATCTTCTCTTAAAAAATTACGAATTGGTATAGTTGCTTTACAATCTATATCTAAATAAACTCCACCTTTTATATTTAGAAATAGCCATCTAAATAAATCTGCTTTTGCTGGTCCTAAATTTAACATATTAAAACAATGTACAAATGTTTCTGGATAATATTCTTTTATAAATTGTTGACATCTTTTATTATCAAAAAATTCATAATCATATTCTGGATTTTTTTGAACCCATGACATTGCAGCATTATACATATCTCTTGGTACATTATTTACTTTCATTGTTTGAATTATAACATATGGTATTTTTTGATTGGAGTTACGTAATTCAGGTGATTTTGCTTTTATAGTATATGGAATTATTGGCATATTATAAAAAATATTTATTTTTATTTTTTAGTAAAAATTAAATAAATATATAAGATAATTTAAAATGATAAAAAATATAAAAGTATTTGGTGAAAGAAATAGTGGTACTACATTTTGTAAGTTACTTTTACAAAAAAATTTAAAAAATGTAGAAGTCTTCACTGGTGGATATAATAAAAAAGAACATTTGGGATGGAAACATGGATTTCCCAACAAAAATTTAATTAATAAAGAAGATACATTATTTGTTTTTATAATTAGGGATTTACACTCTTGGTTAAATTCAATGTATCATAAACCATATCATTTTATTTGTCCAAAAGATATTAATAAATTTTTGTATGAAAAATTAAATACACGTAGTAAAAAAGGAGACCATCCAGTATATACAGACCCAAGAGAATCTGATACAATAGTAAATTTAAGATATGCTAAAATACAAAACTATTTAAATTTTTTTAAAGAAGTTAAAAATGCAATATTTATAAATATGGAAGAATTACAACAAAATAAAGAAAATTTTATCTATTTTTTATCTAAAACGTATAATATATCTATTAAAGAAAAAATTGATATTATTGAAAAACATACTAAGACAGATAAAAATGCTATTTCAAATAATTTTAAAAATATTATACCAGATAAAATAAATGGAGAGAATTTTGAATTAGAGAGTTTTGTTAATTCGTTAAAAAAATCATATTATTTTAAAGTGAAAATTTAAAAAATGTATTAGATAATTTAAAATGACAAAGTTCTAAGATATTCTATTTTTTTAGATAATAATAATAATTATATTTTTATATATAAAGATGGTACTTATATCACATAGAAAGAAATTTATATATATAAAAAATAAAAAAGTTGCTGGAACAACAATTGAAATATTTTTTGAAAAATATTGCACAGATCCGAACAAAGAGTACGTTGCAAATCATTCGACACCTACTATCATTAGTAATTATGGTATTATAGGTTCAAGACTTAAAAAAGACAGTAAATATAATAATCATATAAATGCGGAAAAAATAGTAAAATATATTGGAAAAGATATATTCAATAGTTATTTTAAATTTTGTGTTGTTAGAAATCCTTTTGATAAAATGGTTTCTTTATACTTTTATAAAAAAGCTAATGAAAAAATGTCTTTTAAAGAATTCTGTAAAAAAAGAAATTGTAGAAATATTGAAAGATATAAAATAAATAATAAATTAGTTTGCGACTTTTATATCAGATATGAAAACTTAAATGAAGATATAGAAAAAGTATGTAAAATATTAAATATAGAATATGATGAGAAATTAATAGGTTCTTATAAATCTGAGTTTAGAGAGGAAAGAAATTATAGAAAATTTTATGATGAAGAAACAAAAGAAATTGTATATGAGAAACATAAAGAAGAGTTTGAATTTTTTGGATATAAATTTTAATTATATTTCTAAAAATTATATGAACACAATTAATGCTGAACAAAATATCATAAAAAAAGAAATAAAAGGATATAATTTAAGTAAAAAAAGAGTAAAACACTATTGTGAAATAGATAAATACACTTTATATAATGAACGAAATGATGAAAAAAAAATAGGTAATATTTATATAAACTATGGAAATAATCATTATCAAATATTATCTTCAAATAATAAAATAAAAAAAAAAGGTAACAATATAGGTTTTGAGGACCCTAGAGTTTTTTCTTATAAAAATAATAACTATATTTTAGTAAATGCAATTGGAATTAATAGTATACGTAATATGTATTTAATTAATATAGAAAAAAAAAGTGTCGTTCAATTAAAAGTAATAAATAATAATCATATGAATACTATTGACCAAAAAAATTGGTCACCTTATATTTATAATAATAAATTATATTTTATCTATAGTTTTATGCCTTTAGTGATTTTAGAAACAATTAATATAGAAGATGGATATGTTAAACTAGTTAAGGGAAATGAAGAAGACCAGAGTAACTTAAACAAAAATAATGATGATAAAATATTTGGTTCAACTCCACTTATACCATATCAAGATGGAAATTACATTTGTTTTACTCATACTAGAAATCCATATCTGGCTGTGCCTTTGATATATAATCCTTTTACTATGAAAATAATTAAAATAGGTAATAAACTCTTATTTGATTATCCAAAAGAATCACAAACTAAAAAAAATAATTGGAAAAATGTTCAGTTTGCATATGACATAAAAAAAGATAAAGATATTTATAAATTATATATTGAATTTAGAAATAAATGTTCTGGTATTTTATATATAAAAGAAAACGATATATATAACTTTTTCTAAGTATTTATTTTTATAGAAATTGTACATTAAAATATTGATTAATAAAAATGCGCTATTATTATCCAAAGTATTACGATGAAAATATTATAAAAAATAGAGTAAAAGATCAAAAACAAAACTTAGTAGTAAATTCATATGGAGGGAGTGGTACAAATTGGTTACGAAAAAATTTTTCGGAAAAATATAATATAACTTCTGATATTTGGAAAGAAAAACTTTGCCATTATATTAGACCAATTAATGATTTACCATTAAAATTCGGCATTTATATTTATGGAGACCCCTTACGTGCGTCTATAAGTGAATTGAGAAGAAGAAATAAAAATATTAGTTTTTTTCAGATGAATTTTTATAAAATGATGCCGGTTGAATATAAAAATTTGAAATATAATTATCCATTGATGATGCAAAAAATGATTGAGCAAATGAATAATTGGAAAAATGCAGATGTCAATTACCCAGTAATTTTAATAAAATATGAAAAAATTGGTGAACATATTGCTGAGATTGAAAATCTTCTTGGTTTAAAATTCAAAATACCATTTAAAGAAAGAAAAACAGACCAAAAATTAATAAATTATTATGTAAAAAAATATAATTTAACTAGATTTAATAACTCTATAAAAAACACGAGAGAAACATATAATAATATGCCCGACTTTCAAGTGATTTATCCTAAAAACAAATAATTTTATCTTAGATACTCCTAGAAAAAATAGTTCACCCGATTGACTAAAAAAATATTTTTATATTATATGATAATACCAAAATATTATAGTGAAACTGAACTTAAAAAACAAATAAATAATCAATCTATACAATTATGGATAAACTCGTACGGGGGTAGTGGTTCAAATTGGTTAGAACAAAATTTAAAATCAAATTACAAAATTTCCACATATATTTGGCGACTTAAATTATGCCATTACATAAGACCAATAAATAATATACCAATTACAATGGCCGTTTATATTTATGCCAATCCTGTTTATGCAATAGTAAGTGAATTGCGTAGAAAATATTTAAGGATGAATTTCTATAAAATGATGCCAATTGAGTATAAAGAATTAAGGTATTCTATTAGAACCATGTTAGAAAAAATGAGTGAGCAAATGAATAATTGGAAAAATGCCAATGTAAATTATCCAGTTATTCTAATAAAATACGAAAAAATTAATGATTATATTGTTGATTTAGAGAAATTCTTTGATACTAAGTTTGAAATTGAATTTAGGCAAAGAAAAACTGATGAAGAAAAAATAAATTGGTATAGTAAAAAATTTAACTTTAAACGAATTCAATCAACTCTCCAAAAAACTATTAGAGAATACGAAAATATGCCTGATTTTCAAATAATACAACCAAAAGACAACGCAAAAAAAATTGATTAAATTTTTTTATGAATATATTGTTAAATTATACAAACAAAAAATGGCAAATATCGCAGGTGCAGCAGCAATGAATGCAGCAGGAGCTACAAGCATGACTGGGCGTTTAGCGCAGTGTGTGAATGGTGCTATGCAATCACATTTGTCAGAGATTAGTGCAACAACCAATGCAGCAATGATTGGGTCTCAAGCTGAGACACTGGTTCACGCTGTAAAAAGGAATGCATTGGCTGCATTGAATATTTTGAACCCAATTCTTGGAAATGGGAATACTTGTTCAGAATTTTGGACTCGGAACCTGTCAATCCCTGCTTTTATGGAGGCAGTGAGGTTGATGGAGGAGGCGTATCACGCAACTATCAATCGGGAGTTGGATAGTAATTTCTTGAAAAGAGGTTTTCAAGAATTTAAGAGGTCTATTGACCCCGTAAGACTCCACGAAATTGTTTTGCCCATTCCTTATCACACAAAAAACAAGAGAATGATTGCCAACGAACCTGTATCAATCCCCTACACTTATCATATGGAGGATGGTTCAGAAGTTAGGCGATACTTGTGGTTTTACCCCTTCGTTTCCGGAGGAGAATTGTATAAGATTGAGGTATGGACTGACCGCAAATTGATAATTGACTTGTTTAAGGGATTTTCAACCGAAACCCTTAACCGAGGCAAGGACCTTGCGCTCTATATGCTTATTCCAACAAATGTATCCAAGGTTTCAATTCCGATTATTCAAGGTCTTGGTTTCTACTTTACTCGTTGTGTCAACTTTGTAAAGAAGATTGCAGAAAAGCATCAGGTCCACACTGGTATTGCGGTGTCTTGGTTACATCATAACCGACAGATGTTGGAAATTGCTCCGCATAGTATGGTGGTGATTTACCGAGATACTGAGGATGCTAGCAGAGCAGTTTTTGCTGTACCAATTGGAGGCACTGGTTGTGTAAATGGATACGAATTTTACTTCTGTGGTGGCATTGAGCCGAAAAGGTTTATTGATAAGATGTTTTCAGACGAAAATCTGGAAGCATTTATTAATGACACATCCAACGACGATGGTAAAATGCCAACTGAGTACGATGAATTGAAGGAACTATTTTCAGAGGACAACCAAGAATATATTAAGGAGAGGGATAGACTTTTCTCTTTGGTGAAGCTTTCTTTTGATAATAGTTGGAGGAACAAGTTTTTCATCAAGAAAAGGGCCAACCTCTCCAAGCTGACTATTTGAATAGTTTTAGCTTAACAATTATAAGAACATAAGATTAGTTGGGACCTATTAAGTCTTTTTCAAAAAAAAAATGATTAATTTAACAACAAATTCTTTAAAATAATATTAAACGCAATGAGTAATCAAGAGATTATACCCCTTGAGGTGTTGCAAACATTTGTAACTATTCTAGAGAAACGATGGAAACCTAATAGTTTGGAAACAAAAGAGAATATCAATAAACTTTACATGTCAACATTGTTAGATGTTCAAAGGAAGTTCAAAATTAGTCTCAGTAAAAGTATGCTAAATAGTGCATACCAATTTTACCTAAATCAAGGAACCATTCCAGTTCACACTTTTTTTGAACAAATTACACGCACGAAATCAGTCCGGACTCTATCTGGAGTTTTCGTTGTTGCAATTTCTCAAGAAGGGAGACCAGAAATCCTTGCTAAGTACTATGCTAAAGATTTTCCAGTATTCGCTACTGATATTGAGGAACTTGCTAAAGACGTTAGTCTACCACATATGACAATGCCAAAAACGCTTTACAATACTATTAAGGGCAATGGTTGCAGTGAAAATTGTTACTATTGTCCATTTCAAAGTAAGCAAAATGGCAGTGATATGGATATTTCACGAAGTTATCTAAGCTCAGAGGGCACTTTCAAATTGGGTCTTGCTGAAGATTTCTGCCCATTCAGACAAACTATTCGCCGCATCTTGACATTGGAGAAACTCGGTCACGTCCCTGATAAGCACGAATTCATTCTGCTTGGCGGAACATACCATTCTTATCCAAAGTCATATAGGCGCGAATATATTAACAAAGTTTTTCACGCTTGCAATGTATACCATACCCTTTCAACTAAGTTTAAGGGTAAGTATGCAGAGCAAGTAAATGAATGGCATAAGTTATTGCCAATTATCAATAAGATTTCCGTTCAAAAGATTGAGAAATTTTGGGAAGAATTACGTCCAATGAAGAGTCTACAGCAAGAACAGATTGAGAATGAGGAAGCACTTTGCTCAAGGATTATTGGCATTGTTGTTGAGACACGTCCAGACAGGATTAGTCGCGAGACATTGGAGGAGATGCGCGAGTATGGTGTAACGAGGATTCAACTTGGTATTCAGCATACCGATGACACTATTCTGAAGTTGGTAAATCGCAATGATACAAAGAAATCTGCGATTTCAGCTTTGAAAAAATCACGTGATAATGGTTTCAAAGTAGATGGTCATTTGATGCCTGATTTGCCTGGAACAACTATTGAAAAGGATGAAGAGATGTTGTTGGAAGTTTTTGCCGGTGACAAATTGCAGCTGGATTATGTAAAAATTTATATCTGCTTGGATGTAATTTATACAGAGATCCGCAACATGAAGGAAAGGGCAATTGAGATGATGAAGAATGGTCAGGATGATATTTTGAATAAGCGTCTACAAATGATGGAAAATGGAGACTTCAAAGGTTTGAAGAGGATTGCGGAGGAAGAGGGTAAGGAGTTCAAGGATATTCTAGTGTGGAAACCCCACGCGGAATTTAATCACGATAATTTCTTCCAACTTTTGCTTAAATCTTTGACTTTGGTCCCACCTTGGACACGAATCAATCGTTTCCAGCGTGATTTCCCAGAGGCATCTGACAAGAATGAACAGCTTGGATTTGTCAGCGATAATATGCGAAGTAACCAGCAGCAAATTTGTATGGATGCTTTGAAGGAACACGGCCTTCACTGCTTTGATATTCGTAGTCGTGAGATTAGTAACTTGGTTCCGCATAATATGGAAGAAAGAGCTCGTCTTTTCGTACGTTGTTACAGAGCAAATGAAGGAACAGAATTCTTCATTAGCGTAGAAGTGCCAAATGAGAACCCTGTGTGCGTAGATGATGCAATTCTTCTTGGATTGTGCCGCTTGCGAATTCCGGATTGGGATATCAAGAAGTTGCATGACCCAGATTTTAAGAAACCTGCTCCCAACTACTACTTAGATGAATTCAAGCAAAAGCCTTGTGCTCGTATTAGAGAACTTCATGTTTATGGAGATACCAATGCAGTTAATAACCAACAGAATGTAAATTCACAACACAAGGGTGTTGGCAAGTTCTTGATGGGAGTTGCTGAGCATATTGCTATTACATTTGGATTTGAAAAGTCAGTTGTAATTAGTGGCGTAGGTGTTCGTAATTTCTATAAGAAGTTGGGTTATGCAATCAATCGGGATGTCTCTTCAGGGCAGTATATGTCAAAGGAATTTTGTGACGAAAATTGTTTGCCACTCACTTTATTTGGTAAGTCATATTCCTATGACCTTTTGAGCCGTTGTGTGAAGAGTATGGATATTCCGCAGAAATATTTCGGTATGAAAAATATGGTGACAAGGTATAATTACCATATCCATCTTTGCAACTATTCGCATATTGAGGATGCCCAATGTGTGGTTATTCCTCCGTTTCCGGAAAAGATTAAAACCCATTCACTTTTGAATATTGGTCACCTTATTATGGTGGCTTTTTTAGCGTGGCTTTTTATGTTTTATTACTGAAAAAAAAATCTGATTTGTAAAATCCCAAGGAATATTTTATAATATAAAATATGGTCTTTCTCAAAGAAACTAAGCATCCAATTTTTAGTATCCCTTTGCCAAAAGATGGAAACTACGATAGTCTCAAGAGAATGGCGCAGGAGTATGGAAAATTGTGTGAAGAATTTGAAGAATTAGGAGAGATACGGGTTGGTATTTGGTCTATTAAAGATGTGTAAAAAATTGAAAATTTATTTTTTTATTTTAAAATCTTTTTTATAATGTCACGAAGAAATTATTCATCCGTTGAAAGAGATAGGTGTACATCAGCAGGAGTTTTCCCACTTTACAAGAACAGCTTTGAGCTGTCTAAATTACAAAGCCTCCTAACCGAGGCAAACAATAGTGAAAAGAATAAAGGAGTATTTTCTGAACATACTATCCTGCTTACCCCCGAAGTCCATTCACCTTTTGAAGAATGGGACCAACTATGGACAGAAGAAGACAGAGAAAAGTATAATAGGAAGATTGAGGAAAACACCGATGAAGAACACCGCGAATTAGCTGCAAGACCAATTGAACCAAATATTTTGCTACAACAGATTTTAACTGAGTGTCGCAAGCACGCAAATTTAGATAAGTTTAAAACTTGCTTAGGTATTGAGTCCTTTACTTCCGAAGCTTACCGCCACACGCGTGGTTTATACGATAGGAGTAACTATAGTATTTTTACTGGTTCTCGGGATAAATATGAGCGTCCTTTAGAAACTGCTGCTCGAGAGATGCGGGAAGAAGGTAAATTGGTATTAGCTCCAAAATTTTGGAGTTTTCAGCATCAATTGAGGATGAGAGAGAAATATAACTTGAAATTTTTGCCAAGTTATATGAAAATTACTCTACGACCGGGAAAATATATGAAAGTATTTCTGATGCTTATTGATAATGCCAAGGCAGAAATTAAAGAGGACGAATATGGTCCATATGTTTTTGTAGAACCGATTCTAAGGAAAAGATAAACAAAACAATTTATAAATTTTGTACACGTTTTGCAATTTCTCTGTTTACTTGAGCGGCGGTTGGGGCTTTACCATTTTTATTTTGTAAATATTTGGAGACATTGGCATGGAAGAGATTGAATTTCTCTTGGATGGCACGTAATTGAGGGGAACCGGCGGATTGTTTAGATTTACTTTTTTTCTTTGCTTTTTCTACTTTACTAATAGCGTTTTTCTTTGCTTTTTCTAACTTAATAATACTTTGAAGTCCTTGTAATAGGTTGGTATATTTTTCAATCGTTTCATTTTTTAAAGTATATGTACTTGTAATATTATGAAAAGTTTTAGTAGCGGCTTTGTGCAATTTTTCCATTCCTTTTAAATCTGATTTTTTCGCTCTTTCAATTTTATTCTTTAATTCTTTTAATGCTTCCTTCTTTTCCTCTTTGATATTACTTTCTAATTTTTTTTGTAATTGTTGTGTTCTTTCTGATTCTACTCTTTGTAAATTCCTTTTTTGATTCTCTATTTTTTGTGCAAGATTGGTGACATTTGATAAAGACATCAATTGATAAGAACCTTGATTTGATGTATTTTCTTCTGTTCTATTGACATTTTCTATTGCTAGTTGTGACATTGGTGGTAAAATTGTTTTTATATTGCTTTGGGAAACAAAATCTATATTTCTTATACTTTTATTTAAATTTATTTCAGGTTTAACAATTGTTTTACAATCATTAGTTTTGCTTCTTATAAATTGTTGCAAATCTTGTTTTTTTGCAAAAAATGTATTAGGATATAATATTGCCATAAAAGTAGCGACTATGTTATTTTCAATACCAAAATATTCAGCAAGTGATTGTGCAATTTTATGTTTTCCTTTAAGTAAACTTAATGATTCTATCTTTTCATTTACTTCTTTTACTAAATTTAAATAAGAAGCTATATTATTAAAAATTTTTTGTAATGATTTAATAATTGTATTGTATAAATGGAGTGCCTCTGAGAATCTTAATTTCTCAGCCTTTAAAAAATATTTTTCAAAACCATACTCCTTATATAATGAATGTTTTCTATTATTCCAAAAAGAACCTTGTAAAAGCTTTACTTGTAAACGCTTTACACCACCACTTTGTTTTAGCAATAATCTTTCTTTTCTCTCTCCTATCATTTGAATTAATAATGGTTGACGTTTAAAACTGTTATCAAAATAATCTATAAGTTTAAGACGTTCATCTTCAAAATATTTTAAACCCTTTTTTTCAATTTCTTTACTTGTAAGTTCAAAGTCACTTATTAAATCATCAATTATATTCGTCTTTTCATAAATTTCATCTTCTGTTAATAATAAATCTTCATACTTAAGTAATTTAAGTTTTTCAAGTGCACTTTCCCTATCTATTCTTTGGTTGTTTTCTTTTCTTTCTTCACTATCAATACTATTTATAATTGCTTTTAAATCTTTAAACGCCTCAATTGCCTTTAAATTTTTATCGGCAGCAAAACGTATAATATTTTTTTTGGTTAAAGGCTTGTATTTTTCATTAAGATTATTAAATATTTCACTCAGTTTTTTTTGTTCTTCTTTATTTCCAATATTTTTTTTTGTTTCTTGATTTATAAAAGCGTGTCCAGTTTGTATTAAATATAACTCCTTTAACATTTGTATAAAAACATTTAATTTATTATATAAATTAAGTAATGATGCCTCATCATTTATATTAGACCTGTGTAAAATCCTAAAAACCTCATCAAAAGTATCATTATTAGTCTTTGAATTAGGATTTCTTGAGATTAATGAAGAAATTATACTCTTTATTTTTTTTATAACTATATCTTTTAATTGTTCAGCGACTTTATATTCAGAAATTGCGTCATCCATTTTTTCTTTGGCTTGCCCGGTTACAACTACATTTTCATAATATTTTTGAGCATCTTCTATTAAAGTAAAAATAACATCAGTATAGTCACGTTTATTTGAACCTGAACTTGTACAATAAAAATAAAACGTACTTAATATATCTTGTTCATTATAAAATTTAAAATCGGTAGCTGCATTCATTTTACTAGCTGCCTCTTTTCTAAATTGCTCTTGTTGTTCTTTTTCTCTTTTTAATGCTTTTTCCGCTTGTAATCTTTCTCTATTTGCATTTGCTTGTTCAGAGCGTAGATTTTCAAAAACCTGTCTTGTATTATTATTAAATATTTCATTTTCTTCTCTGTTTTCTCTTCTTCTTTGAAATTCCCAATCATCATTATTTACTTCTTCTTTTCTCCAGTCATATACTTCTGTATTAGGTTCTTCATTTGCAGCACCAGTAGTACCTGTGCCTCCGATTTTAGAAATGTTTGATTTTTTCATTTTTATAACATATTAAAATATTTATTTTTAATCTAAATTTGTTTTAATTCTTTAACAAAATTTTTTATTTTACGTTCTTCTTCTTTAGTTATTTTATATCGTCTTTGTAATACTGGATAAATCTGATTTTTATATTGTTCCGCACCTTTCGGTAAATGAAAATCAATATTATAAGTATATAATAAAAAAATATAGTCACTCAAAGCTTTCTTTGATTTTATAGAACTAAACCTTCTGTATCGTGTTTTTACACTATCCTCAATATTGGTCAATATTTTTATTCCAAATGAATACAAAGAACTATTTACATCAAACAAATACTTTCTTATAGGATATTTCTTTTCTTCTTCATCTTCTAAAGTCATATAAGATATATCCATAAAGCAAGGTTCCATATTTTCAATAATTTTGTCTAATTTTTTATTTATATTTAAGCTTAAATTGTTATATACTACATAATCTACATCTCGCGATGGACGTAAACCATAAGAAAATAAAGTAATCCCTCCAGTAAATAAAACATATTGTACTCTTAATAAGTCTAATATTTGATACATCAAAAACTTTCCGAAACGTAATCTTAAAAACGTAGATATACTATCAGAAAAGGATCTTTGATAAGCAAATAATTTCTGTTCATTTAAATATTTTAAACTTGCATCTCCTAAGAAAAATTGGGATAATTCTATTACCTCCAAAAATGTCTCACTCTCTATAAATATTTTACCCACACCCCCATTTCCTTTTACCTCATCATCATCATAAAAATTTATATGCACCTCACTTGGCGCTTCATTTACTTTACATTGCTCATTCACTAAATCATAAAGGTTGCCAACGAAAACATTAAAATTATCTTTAGTAAACGAACTTTGTAATAAAATCTTATTCCAATATTCGCAGGAAGGTATACCTACTTTTTTACTATAAAACGCATTTTTTCCTTTTTTTTCGGAGACTATTACTTTCCCTTTTTCTTTTTGCGTTAGCATATAGTAAAAAATTAATCTTTCTTTATCGTACTCATTCATTTTATCCACACTTTTATTTGTTTTTACATCTTTCTTTAATCGTTTGAATAATTCATAGTCAAAATTTTTTGCTAAAAGTTCGGCTAATTTTTTAAATTCCCCTTTTTTAATTGGAAATAATGGTTCAATATTTGGTGGTTCATTCATAATAGCTGCTTCAATGAGTGTTTGATATTTGGTAATGAATTTATAGCATTTTGCTCTATATTTATTATTTTTATTTTGAATTATTGGAGTATCCATATTAATATTACCTAGAAAATAAATATCTTAAAGATATGACAATAATAAAAATCATGGAATTTATATTAGACAACGATTTTCAAACCCATGGTTCAACGACGTACCCATTAGAGCCGACTTATTATGACAAGTTGATGGAAAGGGATTATCCTTCAATATCATATTTTTTTATGAGTTTATTTATATATTATTGTTGTTATAAGTTTGTGGATTACATAATGAGAAATAATTATGATTATAATAACTTAGAGCAAGATAGAAAGAATTATTTTCTAAAAAATATAGTGAAGACAATTGCGATGATTTTTATTGCTCTCTATGGTTCTACATTATTATACCAGGGTATTAGGGAAAATTTTTGGGATAATAAAATGATTTATATAGTGGGCTATCAATATTCTGCCCTGGATGTATTAGGTTTAATTATGGTAAAAAAACTACCGATTAATTCTAAGATTCACCATATTTCATCTTTTGTCTTATCAGTATTAAATACATTTGTGGATTATAGTAAGCCGACATTTTGGATAGGTTTGCCAATTTATTGTTTATTAAGTTGTTATGCATTCTTTGTGAATATGTATTTGGGTTTACGTTTGATAGTTGCGCCGAAGAATTTAAAATTTATATTGGATAGTGCATATTTTAGTTATATGATTTTATTATTTTTTAATTGGTCTTTTCAGGTAAAAGTAGGATATGAGCATATTTCAACTATTGGGATTACATATGATATAGTTTTATATTTCTGTTTTATTTTATTTGTGGCTTATGACGATATTAAATTGATTCAATTTTTAAAATATCATCGTGAGAAAAAGGAAGATTAAAGAGAAGATTATAAATATATTTTATAAATGGATGAAGAAAATGCAGCCATAAAAATACAAAGTCATTATAGGGCTTTTATGGAACGTAAAAAATTAAAAAAAAAAGATAATGTTGTTGAAGATATTAAACGTGTTTATCAAGAACCGAATTTACAAAATGAAAATAGTTCAAATAAAATAAAAGGATTACAAACAACTACTTCTCCAAATATATATAGTGCAAATAATTCTAGTAAACTTAATATGAGTAATAAAATAGCAAATAAAATAGGTATTCATTTAGCAAGGAATAATACTACCCGTTTATATTATATTAGCTCGGTAATATCAGATAGTATAGCAGATAAAAATGGATTATTGGTAGGAGATATAATAATACAAATAAACGAAGTAGAGATGATCCAATTTACGCGTAAACAGATATATGAGATGTTAAATAGTTGCTTGGGTCATGAAATTATTTTTGAGGTATTGCGTGAGATAGATGATAATGGAGAGAAGAAAATAAAGGATTTTACTATAGAAATTGAAACGGAGGAAGAAAATCCGGGAACAAAAAGAAGTAGGATAGATAATTACAAACTAATGAAAAATATAAGTGAATATGCGTATGTTAAAAGAACGACTCATTGGATGGCAGCAAAATATTTTGAGAAAAGTAATATGTCATTTGTTGTTCCAAGTATTTTAATAACAACATTTAGTGGTATAATATCTTTTTTAGCATCTTCATCTTATTTTGATAATAATGCAACAACGATTATGACATTGGTTGTTGGAGGATTAGCATCAATTTCTACATTAATTCAGTCATTCTCAAGTGCATTTGGGTTTGCAAATAAGGCAGAGGCTCATCAGAATGCGGTAGAATCTTATGACCAATTAGTGACAAAAATACGATTTAAGACTATTAATAGTGGTCCGGAGATTGATGAGAAATTTATAGAGGAATTAGAGGAACAGATTTCTGATATAAAGCAGCGTTGTAAATATTTAATTCCTCATTGGATAGAGGGTGATTTTGTAAGGAACAAGTATCAGCAGGATGTGAGAGATATGATTTATAAGACAAAGGAAAATATAATAAAAATAAAAAACGAAAAATATTTGAAAAAGGTAAAATATCTATCGGAATCTTTTGATAAATTATATAGACAAAAACGAAATAAAGAAGTAAACGAACCATTAAATAAAAAAGAATTAGAAAAGTATTATGATTTAGAGGCACAGCAGTTTGATTATTTATTAGGGAAGATGAATCCGGAGGAAGTGAATAAAGATTTTAGGGAAAATGGATACAAAAAATGTTGTTGTTTTTAAATCTTATATATAATTATGATTAAAAAAAAATTATTAGGATTTATTTCAATAGAATGTTTTGAAAAATTTTGTTTAGATGAAATAACGGGTGCAGTTGCAATTTTACTGGGTATAGTTGCTTATATATTGCAATTTACTTATTCAGAGCAATCATTAGATTTGAAATCATTTTCCATAATAGCTTTATTTTTTACTGCTTTTAGTGAATTTTTCTTTATGGTACAAGGTATTCAGAAAAAGAGTTTAACTATTGCATTAACAAGAACGATTACATTTTTGGCATTTAGTTCTTTTATAGTATTATGGTTTATATCAAAGAAAAAGGAAAAAAAGAAGAGATTAAATAGTTAGAAATATATTATTATAATAATTTATTGTAATAATGATAGAAAATGAATTAGAAATATATAAAGTTGATGAAATTTATCGTGACCCTAAAAAATTTTTAAAATTGGTAGGTATTTTTAGGCAATATGATGAAAAAAAGGAAAATGAAAATAATATTTTGGAAAAATTATTTGGAGACCGAGACCAAAACGTATTGATAGTAGGTAATGGACCTAGTGCAATTGAAAATGAATTAGGTAAAAAAATAGATGAAAAAATGAATGTAATAGTAAGAATAAATAATTATGAAAAAAAAGGATATGAAAAATATATTGGTTCAGAAACACATATTTGGGCAAATTGTGTTGGAGAAAAAACAATTCCTCGTAAAATTGCAAAGCATATTAATGTTTTAACATTCATTGGAAAACAAAGTTTTTCGCAAAATTATGCAAAAAATCAGATTATGGGAAAAATAGAAAATATTTCCGAAGTAAAAAAAATTTTTCACACATATGAAATTCAAAAGGTTTTTGAAAAAAATTATTATTTTACCAATAAATTAACAACAGGGTTAATGTGTATTATATTATTATCAACATATTACAATAAACCAATCTATTGTATTGGATTTGATTTTTATAGTTATTCTAAAAATTATTATTTTAATAATAATTTACCATTAAGTAGTAAACATAATTTAGATTTTGAAAAAAAAATGTTTAAATATTTGGAAAGAAAAGGTATAGTAAAAATTTTAACAGAAGAAGAAATATATAATATTGATCAGTCTTTAAAATTAAAAATATTATAGAATATTATTCGTATAACACGTGTGTGAATAGGGACAACGTTTGCAATTAAATTCTTTCACTGGTATGCATACACCTTTTTCATATTTTTTACTTACACAATATTTACAATTTTTGCATCCAATACATTCACTTATAGAGAAATTTTTCCCAATATATTTTCCACAAGGATTATGATAAGTACCTTTTTCATCATAAAAAGTAAGACAACCATTATTACCTGGACAATCAGCTATTGTATTAAAATAACATTTGTTATTATCTATACATCCTTTATCGCATGTTAAATTTTCTTGTATTTTTTTATTTTTTATTATTTGTGAAACGCTTATTACTATTACGCAAATTAATATTATAATTGAAAAAATATATATCATTTATCTAATATTAGATTTTTAATAAAAATCTACTTCATTCTTCTTTATGTAAGGACATTTGAATTTTGCGTTTTCTAAACTAAATATTTTTAAATAATAGTTACAAGGTTCAAATGAGAATGGACAATTAACTTTATTAAGATCACTTTTATTTACACATATTGGTTCTCCATTTTTATTTATACATAGTTCACAATATTTACAATTTATACAATCACTTGAATTAGTAGTCCCATAAGATGAATAACAATTTGGCTCAACTTTATTATCTCTATAATAAGCTAAACATCCACTATAATTCGTTTTACATGCACAGTCATCGTATTGAGATGTATCAATAGGTTGATAAAATCTTGTAAAAATACTATTTTCTATTATATTTTTCTTTTCAAATGCAAAGATAGTCGTTATAATAATAATAAATAATAAAGCTATAAAACAATATTTTGATTTCATTATAATATATTACAAGGTTTTTATTGAATATGTTCAACAAAATTATCTACATAAAAGGACGTCTTCAACTTATTGAAATCAAATGGCTTAAACTTATTTGAAGCCTTTAATGCTGCTAGTTCTTCCTCCAATTTCTCATATTTTTGCTGATATGCATCTTCTGATACAAGAGGTTTTGGTACAGAACCAGTCACATGCTGAAGATAATTTGCTGTTAACAATTTATTGGCAACATCATTTGTCATTCCATACTTTGATATTAATGTAGGTTTATGCTTTAATTCATCCACAGAACAATGTGGCATCTTTTCAAGTTTACGTACTAGTTTTACTATCAAGTGCATTTTTCGGCTCTGTGAACTTGATGGAAGAATGTCTGTTGAAACTCCCCATCTCATCAAGAAATACCTTTCAATAAACAGAATCTTTTCATACGCCTTCCACATATCTTGATTATAGAACATCGCTTCAATAATACGATTAATCCGCTTAATCATCGTTTGTTTATAGATAGTAATTTTGCTGATTTTTTCAATATCAAAGCTGTCAATTTGGAAAAGACATTTCTGATAATTTTCAACTACCCACTCACTTGTATCCTTAAAGACAACCAGAGGAAGTCCAAGATACTTAAAATCTGAGGGAAGGCGACTAAGTACTTGCTCTCCAAATTGCAGTTCTTTCTTATGCTCATTTCCAGCATAGAAGAAAGTTTTATCGCTATTAACTTGGAAACCATACATACTAAAAATCATTTTCATCAATTCAAAGGTTTCTTTCTGCTTTTCCTTAGTCATGTCATCAAAGAAGAAGACAAAATCATCTACAAAACCATTAATATTGGTGTCTGCAGACCAAGTTTGGGGAAGCATATTCATTCCCTTCAAATCTTGAATTATGTTCTTGATAGTAAAATCAATGTAAATCAGGAAAAGAATATTGGAAAGGGCAGAACCCTGCAAAATACCATTCTTCCAAATAAATTTATGGTAAGTTGGTGTTGACTGAGTATTATCCTTACAATGTCCAATTGCACCTTTGTAATATTTAGTAAAATATTGGATTAATACTTTAGGGTATTTGGCAAGCTCTAGGATGTGTAGCATTAACTTGTAATTTACACTTCCGAAAGCATTTGCTAAATCCAGGAATAGGGCAAAATTATTGCTCGAGACTTCCTTAAGTCGGTTCATCTTGAAGTTTACCTCAAAAAGGTTTTCAAAAATCCCACTTGTTTCCCTTAGAGCAGCTTTCTGAATTTTTGTGTTGATTAACCCCTGTTGCAGGACCAGTTCGTGCGTCTTTTTAGATAGAAAGCTATCTAAAATGCGAACTAAAATTGGCATACAAATCAGGGGCCTAAATCTCTTCGTATCGTTTGCATCACCACCCTTAAACGTTGGTTTAATCCAGAACGACCGAAATTCTTCACAAAAATCTTCTTCCTGCACCAATACCTTATTCATAATATCAATGAGTTTCTGACGGATGCCATCATGATAAGCGATTTTACATAACTCAGACATTTTCAGACCAAACTCGTCATGCGTGTGTTGGTTCTTATTTGTGCAAATTATCAAAAAATCCATTCCCACCATAGTTAAATAGTCGGAAGGGACATCCGTAGCTTCCTTGACCTCTTGGAGGTTAGTAAGCGGCAAGTCCTTCTTATTACTATTCAGCGTAGACATGTAATCAGCATATTCCTTGATAGGCATTTTGGGTTTAACATAGGGGTAAACTGCCTTATCCTTCCACTGAACAGGAAACCTACTACTAATAGAAGTAATATTTTTCGTCGTTTCTGGTGCTGAGATATACTCAGGCAATTTAGTCAACCTCTCAGGCAACCATTTATTAAGCTCAATTAATTGCTTATCTGCTGTATTAGACAGAATACTCTCCAAGAACTCATTCAACTCAGCCGAAAAGTTTTGCAGGGTGTATTCTGCCATATTTACTATATATTCATTCTTCAAGAAAACATTGTAAAAAAATCAATTTTTTACAACAAAAAAAAATTGATTTTTTTTTTGTTCAATGTACTATTTTTTTTTATATGTTAGGAATTTTTAGTAAAAAACCCAACTCGCAAGAACTTATTGAAAATTCACCTGAAAATAGTTCAGATGAGACAGAAAGTTCAGCAGGTGAAGAAGAAGCAGTTGATGAATTACTAGAATATGCAGGAGAAAATTTTATTACTAAAGGAAAAAACCAATGCCACGCAGTTATTCAGTCAAATGGCCTTTATCTTATCAAAAAGTGGGCATTGAATAGACATATTGATGAAAAGGTAGTGAATGAAATCAAGGAAAATTATATCCTAGACATCAAAAAAATGGGTATGCCACATATGCTAGACCCAATTCACGTCTCTCATTTTGTTGACGAAGAGGGAAATAATATTTATGAAATAATGGATGGTCAACATCGCTATAAAGCTTTATATGAAATTCACAATGATAAAGAATTAAATGTAAATAACTTTGATATTAGCCTTGAAATTCATCGGGTTTATAGCGAAGAAGAGAAGATGGAGCTATTTGATATTATCAATCGGCGAAAACAGATTGACCGAACTCATTTAATTGATTACAAAATTCCCATTTTCATTGACCAATTTTCAAAATATTGGCTAGAAAATTATAGTTTTAACATTTTTGGCATCAATAGACCAAGAATGCCTAAAAACATCTTTGAAGCAATTCTTAACAAACATAAGAGTAAAATCCAAAAATATACTATTGAAGAGCTTTTGACTATTTTTGAAACAATCAATAAGGATGTTTCAAAATTACCAAGGTCTAAGCAATTTGGTAAAAGTAGTAGGCCTTCTACAAAAATCTTTAATGAGGCGGTAGAAAAGGGATTCTATTTAGGATTGGATAAGAATATGGGATGGTTTGATAAAATTTTCTAAAAAAATTATAAAATATTTAATAAAAACTTTTTTTATTTTGTTGTAAGTATACCTCTTCTTCAAAACTATTTTGTCTCCCTAGGATTTGATTTCTTTTTGGAAACCTACCAAATGTCTCTATTAAATTACGATGGTTTGCTCCATTCTTCCCAATTTTTTGGAAAAAATTTAGATATTCTCTAATGCGATTTCGTGGATGGTCTTCTTCAATACTATCCCAGATTAATTTATAGCTCTTTTGGTCTTCTATATTTTCACTATGCTGCAATGGCATTAGAAAAAAAAGCTTATATTTTAAGGGCAATCTATCAAGGGCACCAATATTTTTATAGACATAGTCAACGAGGTCTTTTTCAAAAATAAATTGTTCAGCAATTCCTCTGAAAATGTGTCTTGGAATTTGGTCAAGAAGAATAATACGTGCAAGTATCTCTTCTTTATTTTCACTAATTGGTAGACAACCATAACTTACTATTCTTTCATTTTCCTTCTTATATAAATCAAGGAATTTTTGAGTAATAATGCCATCGTATAGCCTTGATTTTAAAAACCATTTCCGCATCTCATTTTTGGTAGGTAAGTCAGAACCATCATCAAACCAATAATCAAGCAATTCTTGATAAAGGTGGTTCATATAATAGTAATCCTATTGAAAGGATGATTTTAAATCAATTTTCTATTTAGAAAAATATTTCTCTATTTCCTCCTGGGGAAATAGTTTGAGGGGGTATAGGTGTATACTGAGATTCATAAATTGGTTTATTACTTACATTTTCCTTAGTTATCCTTAAATTATTATAAAATCCAAATAGGTTAAAATATTTAGTGCTAAATTTCTGGCCAATACCAGTTGAATTATTTTTCAACATATTTATGAGTGCTTCTAAACTAGTCCAATCGCATATATGCATTAATTCACTCAAATTATTTTCATTTTTGAGATATTCAATATATTTATCATATTCTTCTCCTAAATTTTTTCGTTTTGCAATTAGGTTAATAAATCTTTCTAAGTATTCAATTTTATCTTCTTCTGGTAAAAAATCTCCTAAGTGATAAATTCTCTTTAATCCAATTTCATTTAATTCTACAACATCAAGTGGATTAAAATGTTTTAGAATACCTAAAAACTTATTAATATCTACCCAATAATGAAGATAGACTGCTTTATTTAATAAATTTTGCGTGCCATGAAATGTTTCATAAAGGTAAAGTTTTTTAGCATATTGATTAAAATCATTATAATGAGAATTCATATCTTTTTCAATACAAAGACGTCTTATAAATGCGACGATTGGTCTTGAATTAGCTTCACCATTTTCATTCATATGTTTATAAAATCTTCTTCTTATCCATTTAAAGCCAATTTCATCCAATGGTGCGTTATCACTTCCTATTATATCTTCAAAATTATGAAATTCAACTGTTATATCAATAATTAGACTGTTACTCTTCTTTTTATCTATTTTCATACTTAACCCGTAATCATTTAAAGTTCCCATTAGGGAAAAATCAATTGAGGTATGTTGATTCATAGTAAATGTTGTTGAATATTTTTGGAGATTACTAAACAAACGGGAACGAACAAGATATCTTAAATTTATATCTGTATTGTAATCTTTAACACTAATAAGAAAATGACTATTATTATTTTCTAAATATTTCTCAAAATCATTCACATTCAGACATATTTGTGATGAAAAAACGGATTTATCGTAATGCAAAGTAGTAGTTATATCTTTTTCATCTGATTTATCTGTCATTGATTGCATTTTGAAGGAACCTGCCAACAGATTTAAGTTTTGATTTAAGTTCAATGATTTTGTTGAAATTTTACTATATTTTATATGTATATTTTTTGCTCCCAAAGTTTCACATACTTGTATAAAGGAACGAATTTTGTATAATATTTGTTTAATTGGGTATGTTTCAATTGGAAAATAAATATTTTTAGAACCTAATTCCATTTTTTTATAAATAACATTTGGTAGAATCTCTCCATCATTAAAAGCATATTCATTATTTTGATAATAATCAGAGCGATTTTTGTAATTTTCACTTTTGATATTATATTTTTCTAATCTTGAATGTAAAGAAGATTTATTAAACCACAAAAATAAATTTTTTTTGTTAAAATATTTATCTGTTAAAAATATTAAATAGTCTGGATGTAGATGTGTTTCATACGCGCTACATCTTCTCATTCTCTTTGGATTTGAATTTTGATTAATTTGATTTTCTTCTTGATTAATTAAACGAGGTATTTGATATTCTTCCATTTATTACTTATTATAAAAATAGTTAAAAACGAGATAAAAAAAAATTAAATAGTATGGATTTCAAAAGTATACCCTTTTGAAGTGGTATACGATTTAACATTTTGTGTCCAAGCAAGTAATAAATTATTTGGGAACATTGTCTTTGGAAAATCATCCATTCCAACTAGTACATTTACACTCTGTTTCTTAAACTTATCTTTAATAAATTGCAAAGTCCAAATATATCCACCAATCTCTTTTTTACTATTCAACTTTTTTCTATAATACTGCAAAATAATATTTGCCAATTCATGCTCAACAATAGTATGATTTATAGTTTTCCCAAAAGCTTTTGCACCACACATACAAAAGCCCTTTTGTGGCATTGGTTCTATTGCTGTGGTGCTTTGACAACCACCCATTTTTATATATTAAACATATTATCTCTTATAAAAATCATTTTTTATTTGAATTGATTAATTTTTTTTTTTGCAAAATAAAATAAATTCTTTTATAATAAAAAAATGGATAAACTTCAAAAAATAAACCAGTTAGTTTCTTATCTTTATAAGGATAAAACTGGTATTAGAAGTTCATATGATGATATTGATATACCTGCCAATGAAAATTATTTTTCGTCAGGTTATGGCGAAATAGTATTTAAAGCCATGCCCATTTTACTAAAAGAAGTAGAATTTGAAGAAGATGATATTTTCTTAGATTTAGGGTCTGGAATTGGAAGGTTTTGTATAGAAATCTTTTTAACTACTCAAATTAAAAAGGTTGTTGGTATTGAATTGGAAAGAAATAGATATTTAACTGCTATTCAAGCCAAAAATAAATTACAACAATATTTATCTCCCAAAAATAAATTAAATAGAGAACTACAATTTTATCAAGAAAATATAGCGAATTTTGATTTTACTAAATATAATATTATTTATATGTGTTCACTTTGTTTCCCTGATAAATTACTTAAAATTATTTCTAATAAACTTAATGAACATCCTTCTCTCAAAGCAGTTCTTTCTTTTAACAAATTAGATTTAGAAAAAATACCTTTAAAAAAAATTATAACTATTCCAACAAGTTGGACAAATAATGAATCTATCTATTACTATTCTTTTTAACCAATGAATAATATAAATCCTGATAATAAATACCCAATTCTTTAATATATGAACGTTCTTTAATTTTTTGAGAAGTACCATATACCATTGATAAAGTACCCAACTTATCTTTTTCATTTGAAGGAGTATTTTTACAATAATTAATTGCTTCTGTTATGTCTTTTAAAAACTCATTTTCCATATTATTTTTTATAAAAATTGGCGTTATACATATATGAAATGCATTTGGATATTGTAAGTGATTTAAGTTCCATCCCCTTTTTATCATAAAATCATATACCTCATTTATATCTATTGACGATGATGTTAATGATATTACACACAATTCAGGATTTCCTATAATTTGCAAATCCTCAAAAGCTCTTAATTTTTCACAAATATTTTTTGTAGTTTCTATTATATTTTTTGCCATAGTTTTATATCCATTTTTTCCAAAATAAATCATAGTTGCCCAAGCGCCAGAAATAATGGAACCATTACGGCTTCCTAATAATGTCGGACTAACATAAATACCTCCTCTCCAATCAGTGTTTACAAAATATTGATTATGGATTAATTCTCTGCTACGATAAAGTAAGACAGAACTTCCCTTAGGACAATACCCAAACTTATGTGTATCCATTGAAATACTAGTTATGCCACTTACACGAAAATCAATTGGTTTTTCACTAAAAGGTAATATAAAACCTCCTAAACAAGCATCCATATGAAATCCGATTTTTTGTCTATCTGCTAATTCCGCCATTTTTTCAATGTTGTCTATATTTCCATATGGAAATGATGGCGCTGAACCCACTAATAAAACTGAATTTTCAGTTATACTTGTTTCTAATTCTTTCCAATTAGGTTCAGCCATATCTTCACTCGTCTTAATTTTTACTAATTTCATACTCAATAATTCTGCCGCTTTTTCAAAAGCCGCATGTGCAGTATCTAGTATTATCATTTCCGGTTTCTCTATTCCCCTTTTTAATCCTATATCTCTATAAGTTTTACAAGCAAGTATTATACTTTCTGAACCACCAGTGGTGACACAACCTGCAACTTCCTCTGCGTTATATAAATTCGCACACATCCTAATTATATCTGCTTCCATTTGTCTTATTTGAGGGAATAAATCTGCGTGTAAAGGATTTGACCAAAAGTTGTCACATACTATTTTTTCAACCATTTTAGTCAAAGCATCTCCGCAATGGTATACTGCCCCAGATACTTTCCCTTTTTTCCATTCATGATTATTTGGTAATGTTTCGGTTAAAGCCATAATTTCAGTTGGTGTAAATCCTTTTTCAGGGAGTTCTTCAAATGATTTTTCCCATTCTTCAAATGCGGTTTTAGCTAATTCGTCCTTTATTGATTCTAATTTTTTCTCAACTATTGGCAATTTTCTAATTATCTCCTCTTTTTTATGTGAAAGAATATTGTTAATCTTATTATACCATTCAGGACCATTCTTATAAGTATAATACAAACCAATACCGGCGAAATATATTATACTATTATCAACTATGTATTTCACCCATTTCATACAACTATTATGTAAAAATATCTTTAAGACAAAACGCATTTAAATTTATAAAAAATATGAATTAAAATATTTTATTTTTTAATAAATAATTATGGAAACTAATAAAGAACAAAAGGATGCTATAAAACGTGTCAAAAATGGAAAAAATCTTTTTATAACTGGACAAGCCGGAACTGGTAAATCATTTTTAGTAAAATATATTGAAGCTTTTGCTAAATTAAGTGATAAGAAATACTACTTAACTGCTTCAACTGGTTGTGCTGCTTGTTTAATTGGTGGAACTACTATACATTCGTGGTCTGGTTTGGGGTATGGACAAGATGGTGTTGAAAAAATGATAAGAAGTATTAGAAAAAAATTTCATTTATTGAATAAATGGAGAAATACAGAAATGTTAATCATAGATGAAATATCTATGATTTCATCTGAATTCTTTGATAAATTAGATTTAGTTGGCAAAGCAATTAGAAAAAATAGACAACCATTTGGAGGAATACAAGTAATTGCGATTGGTGATTTTTATCAGTTGCCGCCAGTATCAAAAGATAGTCAATCCGAATCAACATTTTGTTTTGAAGCTCAATGTTGGAATGAACTATTTAATTCACAATACGGAAGTTCAGTAATATTGAAAACAAATATGAGACAAAAAGATGATTATTTCCAGGACCAATTGGATAAAATTCGTCTCGGAATAGTTGACGAAGAAGTTGACAAAATGTTAAAAGAAAGAGTAAAAGTAACTAAATCATTAAGAGGACAATATGGAGATATTGTTCCTACCAAATTAATGCCTTTAAGGTCAGCAGTTGAACAAATTAATAAAACAAATATTGAAAAACTAATTGCAGAAAATAAGTTAAAACCACATAATTATAAAACCGAATTCACTTATATTACTGATGACCTAGAAAATGCATTTACTGATGAAGAACAAGCTAAAATAAAGGAGTTTGTTATGATGAATGGCCAATGTCAAATAGATTTAAAGCTTTGTGTAGGTTCTCAAGTTATGTTAATCCATAACCTAGATATTGAGAAAGGATTAGTAAATGGTTCACGGGGTGTAATCGTTTCATTTAAGGAGGGTTTACCTTGTGTAAAATTTTTAGATGGCAATTCTTATACGATTAACTATAATACTTGGACTATTAAAAATGAGAAAGGTCTAGTTGAATATAAACAAATTCCACTCCGATTAGCTTGGGCAATTTCACAGCATAAAAGTCAGGGTTCATCGCTAGATTATATTGAAGTTGATATTGGTTCTTCAATTTTTGAATTTGGTCAGACTTATACAACATTAAGTCGTGTTAAAAAATTAGAAGGGCTTTTTATTACCAACTATGATAAGAAAAAGATAAAAAGTCATCCTAAAGTAAAGGATTTTTATAAAGAGTGCGGAAAACAGATTGAAAATCGGTTTTTCTCACTATTTCCAGGAAAATCAATTCCTCAGTGATTGTGCAAGTAGTTTTCGGCATCTTGTCCAAGATCACCTCCAAGTGCACTTCCTACTTCAGTGCCAATTTCGTGGCCAAGTGTTGCACCAGTGGCACCACCGAAATAACCACCGACAGCACTACCGAGGTCACCACCAAGTTGACCGCCAATTTCTGAACCAATTTGTTGACCAGCATCAGGAGTACTCATGTTACTCATATTATACTATACTAATATATAATTATTTTTATATTCAATTTTTTTTATAAATTTTTTAATCACAACTAATATTCATAGTTTTGCGATTTACATATTTTAGTTCATCTACTAGCCATTCATCTTCTATTTCATCAATTCTATCTTCTTTGATGGCTTTTCGGATTTCTTCCATCATTTTATTCATAAAATAAATATTATGAATACTTACTAAAGACCCTCCGATTGAATCTTTTCTCTTAAAGATATAGTAAAGTTCTGCTCTAGTATATCCTGATTGATACGTTTCACACCCACATGTTTCATCAATTGGTTGGTAATCATTTGAGAATCGCCCTTTAGTTAGGTCAATACTTTCAGATGGCGTTTTTGTTTGCACTTCATTTCTCCAAAAGTTTGCTTTTACCAAAGCGCATCCGTGTCGTCCAATTCTTGTAGGATGAACACAATCAAATGTATCAATTCCTTGGCGAATTCCGTGCCAAATATCTGCTAAACCGCCAATCCCTAAAAGATGAACGGGTTTATCTTTGCGAATACGTTCCATTGTAAATTCAATTGTGCGGTACATAGTTTGTTTATCCGAACCCAGAGAACCACCAACGGCGATTCCGAAGAATTCCTCTTGTTCATTATTAAACTGAATACTCTTTTCGCGTAAGTCTTGATGGGTACCTCCTTGAATAATTCCATAGAGACCTTGATTTTCAATAGAAAGTCGTTTATACTCTTGGATGGAGCGTAGAGACCATCTATGACTTCGCTCCATTGATTTTTGGGTGTATTCTTTGGAGGTATTAAAGGGTGTGCATTCATCAAGAACTAGAATAATATCGGCGCCAAGATTTTTTTGAATTTGAATGGACCTTTCTGGAGTTAGAAATTTAATACTTTGGTCCCAATAGCTCCGAAATCTAGCTCCTTTTTCATTAATAGAGATAAGAGTGGGGTCTCTTCGCTTCTTTTTCCCTTTAATTTCTTGAGAAACGGAGCCGTGACCCATAGCGAATATTTGGTATCCTCCGGAGTCAGTAAGCATTGGACCATTCCAATGAGTCATCTTTTGAAGACCACCCATATCTCTAATTTTTTCAGAACCGGGGTAGATCTCAAGGTGGTAGGTATTGCTAAGCATAATTTGGCTATTTGCATCTTTGAATTGCTTGGCGGTTACCCCTTTCATATATCCATCGGTTCCGCAAAATATAAATGCTGGTGTTTGAATGGTTCCGTGAGGGGTTGTTATTTCTCCAATTCTTGCTTTGTTGCAGGATTGGAAAATATTAAAACGAAATCCCTCTGGCATTCTTTATTGTTGTAAATCTAATTAACCGAAAGTTTTTTTTCAAATTTTCTACATAAAAAATGATTTTTTTTTTAGATATATTACTATTTTTATAAATAGAAATGCAAGTAGCCATTGAGGATAGGCATATTTCTATTAAGGGAAATACCTTCCCCCACAAGGACTTTTTTAAATCTTCTTTTGGAGCAACTTGGAACCCATCTTCTAAGGAATGGCTAATTACTCCTTATGGAGATAAGCAGTCAATACTAGACACGATTGATACATACCTTAATGAAAATGGATTCAAGATTAATCCTGCGAAGTCAATTCCTAGTAAAAGAGAGTATACTATTAAGCGGGCAAAAACCACTTTTAATTGTAGTTATTGTGGTGAGGAGGGTCATCGTTCTAATTATTGTGAGGTACAAAAGCGAAATGAGTGGTCCAAAAAAGAAAGAGAGTTATACTTTAAAAAAATGTTTAATTTTTTTGAAGCATTGTATGAGGGTAAGTATTGTAAGTGCAATCCAGTATCCTATAGTAACTTTAGATGTCAATGGAATTATTATCGCAAAGGATTTAATCAAGATGACCCATTTACTGAATGTTTTTGTCAGTTGAGTCCTCTACCATCCGCTTGTAGCTTTTGTGAATTTGCCTGCTGCAAAGATTGTAAGACTAAAAAAGATGCAATTGGGTGTTATGCAACAGAATGTCCAACGCATGGTATTCATTACGATACGCGAGGTACATAAGTAATCAATTATAATTTTTTAGGAAATAACTAAAACAGATATTGAAGAACTGGACTAAAAAAATATGCACCAAATCCTGCAATAACCATTGAGAGTTGAGTAATTCTAACCCTATAATACCGCTCATTTTGCTTATTATTTTTAGCTTTAGTATCCATCATAATTTGGAGTTCTTCAAGTTTAGCCATAGTTTCCTTATACTTACCTTTTAGGTTTTTGATTTCTACATCTTTTTCATCTAATTCTGCAATATAAACATCACACTGCTCACTAAACTCTTCTCTATCAGATTTTTCCTGTTCATACTCTCTTTGAATAGTATCAATAGTGCTCTTATACTGGTTATTGATTTTCTTTAGTTTCTCAATCTCAGTAAACAAATCAAGCATACGAGCTTTTTGTCCTTGGCTATCTAGCTCAAAATACTCATTGAGTAATTCAGACAGCCGAATACTATTATCCAATTCCTTAAGACCACTACGTCTTTCTTGTTCTTTATGGTAGACAATATCTGACTGAATTTTTGCACCAAGTTGAAGCATGGAGTCTGCTGTTAGTTTCTTTGACATCCTCTCTGCTTCTTCTTTGGTAAATCGTTGACAAAATGCGGGGGCTGGAGGGATAACCTCATCATCAGACATTACACTATTTTCAAGCGACATATAATTCATTTATAACTACATGATTTTAAATATTCAATTTTTTAAAGTGTTGCTCAAGCATATAGTATTGCTCAAGCATATAGTATTGCTCAAGCATATAGTATTGCTCAAGCATATAGTATTGCTCAAGCATATAGTATTGCTCAAGCATATAATTGAAGCCAAGTATTACCATCTTCCCAATGAATTTTCCTACCTTTCCATAAAGCTTTGTATACCTGTACGTGAGTAATTTTTTTTTTGTACTTAAAATCAACAAGTAAATTATAGGTCATATCCTTATATTTTTTCTCTTTGGATTCTTTAGTGGCAATTGCAGCCCAATGTCCTTTTCCCCCTTCATCAGAGCCATAAGCGCCATTAATGATGTAGGTATTTTTGTCAACTTTGGTAAGAGTACGAAGACATCCTCCATGTTTGGGGTCGTAAAATGTATATGTATAGTTCATTAAAGTATATTAGAAAATAGTTTGTTAAAGAATCGGTTTAGGAAAAAGAATATTTTTTTAAATATTTGTATGAACTAGAATGATAAGAAAATTAGTAGATATTTATAGAGTAATTTTATTAAGGAAAAGAATAGGTATAATAGTTGAGCCTTTATCAACATTGCATTTAGAAAAGAGATACAGCAGAAAAACAAAGTTTTTAATATCAATATGGTTAAACTTTGTAAGAATTAATGTAAAAAAAAGAGAAATCAAATATAGGTACCAATATCTTTGTCAGAGAATAAATTCTGACAAACATTTAGAAATAAGAGAGCGTAGTTATTTAATGTTAATAAATACATTAATCTATTCTTTATTGTTTACTTTTCTTGAGCGTAAATATTTTTTTACTAATTTGCCGTCTCTTCTTTCGCGATAAAATTCTTTATTTTTATTTTCATCGTAGTATATGGTTCTATTTTTACCGGAAATAGTTTCGTGTCTTTTATCCATATGTCCGCGGATTTGAATGGCTTTAAGTCTGTATTTTCTGAGTAGTTCTAAAACTTCATCGGAGGAGGTAAATGAATGTACACTAAATCCTTCAAAGGTAAGAACCGAATTTTTTCTTTTTGTTTCGCTCTCAACTTCAACGGATACGGAATATTTGTTTTGTCTTCTTGGAAAATGGAAAATAGCAATTTTATAATTACCTCTTAAATAAGTTCCGAGTACAACCACTGCATAATTTTTATCTTCATTTTGGCTCATATATCTTTTTAAATCAGTTAAGTTGCGAAGTGTTCCGCCACCTACTTGAGTATTTCCTGATGCAGTATTTGCACCACAAGAATATCTAGAAGACCACGCTTTTTCGGATGCAGTCGCGTCTGGATTAAGTGGTTGATTATATACACCCATATCTTTTACGGAGGGTTCAGTGTTGCAAGCGAATTTAGGGTTTCCACCTGCGTGCCATCCAGCTTTGAAGATTTCGGGTTTCCCTTCAGGTTTGTAGCATTGAGAGAGAGGAGCATCAAACATTTTTGAAAATGCAGCTCTGCCGTTACCACCAGCGTGCCAACCTGCTTTAAATATTTCGGGTTTTCCGTCAGGTTTATAGCAGGGAGAGAGAGGATAATCAAATAATTGTGAATAGGAAGCTCTACCATTACCACCTTTTTTTTGTCTAGGCATTAATATATAAGATATATTATATATTTTTTTCAGTGCAATTAAATATTTCTCCTAAAAATACTGGTGTATCGTATGATCTATAAGCGCGATATTGAGGTAATCTTTCAATTTTGGGGGCATCAACTGCAAAATAGTATCCAGTATTATTTCCTCCTGTGCCGCCTTTTTGTTTATTTAGTTTCTTTTTTTTTTGGAACCGGCGCATTGATTAATTGGAAAATAGGGTCTAGATGCTTCTAAATAACTTTTAACAACGGGTTGTTTGCCAATGGGTGGAACTCCAACCGCATAATAATATCCTTCTCCGCCTGATTGAGTTTTGACTCTAGATTGAGACATAAATACTTTTTCTTTAATGGAATCAATAAGGCTATTTTTACTAGTTAGAGTTTGTTCAAATAGTTTATTTCTTCCTAAAGAGAATGTTAATACTGCAACCTCATTTTTAAAACTTTTTTTTACTCTTAATTTTTTTATATCATTATGATATTCTAAAAAATAGGTTGCAAAATCACGTTTTGTACCCACTTTCTCCTTTCCATTTGCTTCTAAGGTAAACTTAAATTTTTTATCAAAAATTTTATTAAACTTGTCACGCAAATTCCCACGATTTACATAATAAAAAATTGCGTCTAAATACATATTAACTAATTCTTTAATATCATGACTAACACCTCCGGACATATCACAATTCATACGTGCATCCCATGCAACTTCGGAGGGAGATAGTGTTTTATAGGAAGGACATCCTTTATTTACACTAAAAGATGCATATGGTTGATTACAATTATTACCACCTGTCATGCAAGTTTTAGGGCATTTTACTGAAGTTATTAATTCATTCATATCCATTATTAAAATATACTTAGATTTTTATAATTTTACTACTTAAAGAATAATGAATAAAACGTATTATGTCTGATAATCAAAATAGTGAAAATACTGGTGTAGATGCAAGATTTCAAAATATCCCTGAAAAACTTGACCAAAATACTGCTTTATCAATCTTAGTAAACGCTGTACATGTTGGTCAATCAAGAGGTGCGTGGAAGCTAGACGAAACTGAAGTCCTTTTGCGTGCAATTAGGGCATTCGTAAGACCAAAAACAGAAGATGGACAATAATTTAGATAAAATATTTTATTGAACAAGTTTTTTTATAATATAATTTTTATATTATAATAATTATGAAAAATGCATTAATAGTTTTAGATATAGATCAAACATTAATTGATACTATAAACTTACCTTCAGCTAAAATATTATTAGAAACAAAGAAAATTACAAGAAAACCAAGTTATATTGATAAAACTTCTAATAATGCTATATGGGAACGTCCCTATTTAAAACTTTTTTTAGAATACTTAGATAAAAATTTTACGTATATTGGTATTTGGACCAATGGTACTCCATATTGGTTAAATTTAATAGTTAAAAAAATTATAACTAAATATGTGCCAAAGAAAAAATTGTTAGTTTTATATAGTATCAATAAGAGTGATGTAGAAAATGTTGAAAGAAATATTGGGGAGTATCATTTCAGACAATCAATTTACTTAAAAAAATTAGAAAAAATATGGAAAAATGTACCTAAAAAATATAATATTTCTGAGAAAAATACACTATTAATTGATGATAATTTTGATAATTGTATCTATAATAAAAAAAATAGTTTACCCGCAAGGAAGTTTTCAATACTATCTGGACAAAACGATACAAATTTAAAAAACTTAATATATATTTTAAATGAACTTAAAAATAGTAATAATTTTAACAATACTTTAGATAAAGTATACAATAATATTACTGATTTTAAAAAATTATTTATTTAATAATAGTTACTAATTCATTAGGTGTCCATTTATTATTCTTTGTATCTTTGCTACATTTTGCCTTAATTTTTTTAATATCCTCATCTGAAAACCAGCTCCGAATCATTTCAGATATAGATAAATTAGGGACACTTGCATATCCAAGTTTTATTATATCTTTACCATTTACCATATCATACACTTCGTAAACATCCGGGAAATCAGTTTTCTGAATAGTATAAATATTCTCTTTATTTTCTGGAATTGGTTCATCTTTAACAACTTCTGGTTTAACCGCTTTTTCAACATTTACCTTTTTTGTTTCAATCTCTTTTGTTTTTGGGGAGTTAAGCTGCATTGGTTTTTCATCATTATTATTGTTTTTCTTATTACGACATTCTGGGAAAATATAAAGAATATCGTATGTTGACATAGAGTGTGATTTAAAAAGCATTCCATTTACCTTAAAAGGTAGAGTAGGAATATATTCTTCTTTACAAGAAATCATCTCAGTGTAAGTAAATCTATCTTTTAATAGGAGGGAAAAACAATCCATATATTTATCAATTACGTATTCATCGGCAATAAGATTTTTCATAATATCATACCTCTTTTCATAAGAATCATTAATAATTTTCTCATTTTTATAAACCAATACGTCAGACAAATAAAAATACCAATAATTATCAATTTTAATTAATTCGCCCTCTAGAATGGTTTCATCAAATAATTCTTCAGCAAAACGACTTTTTACCATATAAATATTCTTTGTTTTTCTGCAAATAAATAGTAAATAGTCCTTGTTGGATTGTTTTGTTAAGTAAATAAGATATTTTGCACCATAAGTATTTAAAACAAAGGAATGTTCCTTTTGTTTTAATTCTTTAGCACGATTGTTGTCTAAGAAGTGGTATCTTTTATAATCAATGTCAATTTGCCATTTATTTTCAATACGATTGGTAATATCTTGCTTTAATACCTGATTGTTTATCTGTAATGCCTTTTTATTTCCAAATTTTACTGAATTCATGAATAATATTAATCCAGATATTTTTAAATAATTAATTTTCAATTTTAAATAAAATTTGTAAAAATTTGAATATAAAAACATCCATATATTTAATAGCATAATATGACTAGTCTCAAGATCAACCATTTCTATCCTTTAGACCGCATAGAGGTATTATCTAGGGAATTTTCGGGTTCTGTGGAAGATTCAATAAAGGAATTTATTGAATTTTATGAACAAATAGTGATAAAACTACCTGAAAATACCTACCATAGGAGAACACATAATACCCCTTCGTGGAGAAGAAAAGTAAAATGTAGTTCTAGAGACATTTCCAAATACTTAAAAAATTCTTGGAAACCTTCAGTCCCTAAAAATGATGCTGAAAAGATTCGTGGTGATATTATTGCAAATCTAAATAAGTTGAATGAAAAGAAATTCACTATTATCACAAAAGAGTTTATTGATTCATTAGAGAAAGCCTACTACATTGACACATATGATATATTGATTGAAGAACTTTTCAAGAAGATTGATTGTGACCGCAAATACCTTAAAATTTATGCAAAATTGGTATATGAACTCAGTGTAAATAAGAAATGGCAGAAAAATATGTTCAATATTACAGCAGATGAGAAGAATAAAGACTTCTTTTGGACTGAAAATATGTTGTCAGATTTAGAAGAGGGAAAAAATGGGGATGACAAACAATATTATGGTCCATTTGACTCAAAAGAAGAAGCATTAAAAGATGCTATTAATCAATTGAGTTTTGAAAAAAGAATAGTAAAGGCAATGGAAATGCGATTTAGAAATCGCAAAACATTTTATTTTGATTTTATTGAGGAAAATCGCGAGAATTTTGAGATGTACAATTTTAGCAAGAATAGATATCTTAATTTCTTAGAAATCTTGTTCTATTTGTTCAATATGCAATTTTTACAAGAAGGTGTTATGTTAAATATACTACTCATGCTATTTAATAGTTTCAAGGAAAATTTGAACGAAGAAAGTTTAGAGGGATTTATCCATTTATACAAGTTGTATAAAAATAATGGTTCATATTCTATTAATAAAAAGAACCATGAATTTTTTGACAAAATGGTTGTTGAACTTAACGAAAATGTAAAAATCCCAATTCGTCTAAAATTCTTCTTAGGTGATATTTTTAGCATTGAGACTGGTTCATTATCTGAGCCAATTCAACCTATTCAACTCACATCTGAACAAAATAAAAAAGTTATTGATGAAGATGAAGTAACGATTATGGAAAACATTAATTGTGTTATTGAGGAATATCCTGCGCATCAATGTTATGAGGGATGTCAGGACATTTTAGTGGAAATCCCAGATACATACAATGACCGACTTCTTGATGCTTGTTTACAAAAAATGATAGTTGCTAAAGAATCTGAAAGAGAAATGTGGTTAGGACTCCTTGTTTTGCTATTAGAAAAGCGTGAGAGATGCCGTTCAGAACTTATTAATGTTTCTGTTCAATTGGTTGAGAATTATAGTGATATTAAGATTGATTATCCTATTGCAACTACTAATTTAAGAATGTATCTTGAATATCTTCAAAATAACCATAGCGAGTTTTTTGAAGCAATGAAAAGTAAAGAACTAGATAGTGAAGTCGTTGAAGATTTAACTGATGATTTCTCTGAATTATTTAGCTTTTTACAAGCATCGGAAGCTTAAAGAAATTGTCAATTGGCATATTTGTAGAATTTTCCATTATAACAAAACCATATGGTGGTATAAATGATTTACTACGATATTTTTCAAATTCTTCTTTTACTTTATAATCAATTAAAAGTAATTTGTAATATTGGTTATCAATTACTTGTTTAAGGGAAATATCCTCAATATAGTTTATAATATCTTCATTCATTTCATTTTCTTCAAGATTGGTTAATCCTAGACCAATTTGATATTCATTCATTTGATACTCTTTTGGTATAGTTTCATTAAGTTTTTGATATAATGCGTTTTCTTTATTAATATTTAAAATAATTTTATTTTTATATTTTTTATCACCATTTTTACCTAAAATAGTATGAGATAATGTATTAATAATTTTTTTTACTGAAAAATCGTTATTAATGGAATAAGTAAAATAGTCGTATTTACGCTTTTTATACTTTATTAACATACTTCTGGTTAAGTAATCAGAAATGGGATTTATATTACAGATATTTAATTTAACACGGAAATTGTTAATTAAACTATAATTTATTAAGTCAAAATAATCACGAGGAGTATTCATAGTACATAAGATTACAACATTACCCAGCTTCTCATTAGAAAATATGTAATCATACATTGATTTATGAGCATTTGCAATTTTGTTTATATTATTTATTGTTTTATCATTTTTATAAAAATCAGTAAGAGCAATAACGTTGTCATATTTTTTTTTAATACATAATTTAAGGTGTTCATCTATATATCCGCGGATTATAGTAATCGTTTTCTCTTCGTAATCATTTTCTTTATCTGGCTCAACAAATAATTTAAGAGTATCAGATATATCAATATCGTAATTAAAATAGCGGATAAGTTCTCTCATAAAAAAGGTTATGACGAAAAAAGAACCTGAGAGTAAAATAAAATACAGGAAATCTAACATAAATAAATTTATATCAATTATTTTTAAATACACAATTTTTTTATTTATATATTATAAATAAATGCATATTATAACTTGTGCTACACATAATGAGGGATATTTTGATGTATTAAAAAAAAGTTGTAAAAAAAATGGTCATAAATTAAAAATATTGGGATGGAAACAAGGCAAAAATTGGAAAGGAAATATAAGTAAATTTAAGTATATTATTGAATATCTTAAAAAAATAGACCAAAATGAAATTGTTTTAGTTGTTGATGCTTTTGATGTAATGATACTTGCTAATAGCAATGAAATTGAGCATAAGTTTAAAAAAATGAATAAAAAATTTCTTTGCGGTGCTGAAAAAGTAGATAATTTTACAAAAAAAATAGTAGAAGAACGTTTCAACAAACTAACTAAAATTCCATATAAGAAAACTCCAACCGGATATAATTATTTATGTTCAGGCACCATCATTTCCTATGCAGGTTATGCTTTAAAAATATATCAAAAATGTTTAGAAAATAATAATGGAGAAGAAAGCGACCAAGTAGAATTAGTAAGAATTTATTTAACTACTAATTTAATAGATATAGATTGGAAAAACGAACTTTTTTATACTATACCGGGTTTTAATTATTCCGAATTAGGTCATCAAAATTTTTTTAAACCAGGACAATATGATAATTTATATTTTTTTAAAAATCGTATCTACAACAAAGAAACAAAAACATTTCCATGTTTAATTCATTTAATACATAATGGAGATTTATGTGAAAAATTTGCTAGGAAATTAGGTTATAAATGTAAAGGAAAAAGATTTTCAAATAAATATCTTATAAAAAAGACTTATTATCATATTAAAAATAATAAAGAAATTATAGCAGCAATTTACACTATTTTTATATTATTGATTTTGGCAATTATTTTTGGTATTTGGTTTGGTATAAAGAAAATAAGAAACTAATCTATTCTGTAAATAAAGTTTTCGCTTCAAAATAAAAAGTATCATCTAATAAAAATTGTTCTAAGTAAAATTTGCATCTAAAACAAGTGCAATGATGTTTACAAACTATCATACATAATAATGATGGATAAAACGTACCACAATAAAAACAAGATTTATCACAAATTTCATTATTTGTATTTAGACTAATTATAGATGTATTATAAATATGACCGGATAAGTCTTTTACTTTAATATGTAATTTTTTATAAAGAAAAAAATATTTATTTTGATTTAATGAATCAAAATTACTTTTTATTAAAGTTTTATTATTTTCTCTTTTTATTCTTTTGATTAAATACTTTTCACATACTTTTACAGATTTAATATATTTTTCATATTCTTCTTTGAAAATAGTTGAATTATAAAAAATAAGATATAAATTTTTAATAGATGAGAAGTCCAAATATTTTAACATAGTATAATGAATATCATCAGGTAATGACTCCATCTCTTAAATAGTTATTAGGAAAAAAATAAGAATGTTTATTCAGAAAAACCATATTTTGGTTTAACATATTTTTTCAATAATTTTAATAAATCGCCATTCCATAATCTTGGATGAATCTGCTTCTCCTCAAAATATTTACTAAAGAAATCATCCACATTTACCCAAATTGCATTTCTCTTTATTTTATCAGTCTGCTCATACTCGCCAAAGTGATATCGTTTACCCTTCCATTCCTCTGGAAAAGTACAAATAAAAATCACATATTTAGATTTAGGAACATAAATAGTTTGTATTAAATTTTTAAGCATTAAGTTCTTTATATATTTATTCGCTTGTATTACTTCTTCTTTATCATCAATAGTTAATCTTCTTTTATTTGTGATACTATTTTTGAGATAAAATTGAAAATTAGTTTCTTCATTAAATTCCCTGGTAATAGTATCAGCAATAGAGTGGTCCTCCATATCAGTTTTACCACCAAAATCAGCTAATTTATTATTAGCACTGCCTCTTTCATTATCATATTGTATTTGAAGAAAAATAGAATTGCTTTCTTTTTCTTTTTTAATAAATATAACACCGCCAGCTAAAATAGGTTCTTTTGGATTATCATAATAGTGAAATACTTTACGTTTACCTTTGGATTTTTTATCCTGATCAACTACATAACGTTTTCTTAATTTATGTTTTTTTGGACTTGGACTCTTTTTACTTTCCATTAATTAAAAAAATATTTTAATTTATTAAAAATCATATTTTTTGCGAATAAATACTATTTATAAAATATATGATAGTTTTATAAATGTCATCATTAATAAAAATATCAGGAAGAAACTTCATACTTGAAACCAATAAAGATTTATTTAATGGTAAAGAAAGAGAAATTAAAGCAATCGTAGAAACAAATTCTCCTAAAAATATTTCTCTTGGAGGAAAAAAAGAAGAAAATCCAAGAAATAAAGCTAGAAAATATTTAATTCACGAAAAATATGGTATCTAAAGCGAGGTATAAATTTTCCATAATCTATTATATTTTGATATTCTTTCACCACGACATGGCGCTCCAATCTTTAAAAATTCCGCTCCATAACCCACTGCAATATCTACTATGACATCATCATTCGTCTCTCCAGAACGATGCGATACTATATTTTTACCACTATTTTGCTTTATCATATCCATTGCTTCTTTTGCTTCGGTATAAGTTCCAATTTGATTTACTTTAACAAGTAAAGAGTTTGCCCAATTATTTTCTATACCTTTTTTTACATATTCAGGGCTTGTTGTAAATAAATCATCTCCAACTATCATAATTTTATCTCCCATCAATTCAGTAAATTTCTTCCAAGCCTCAAAATCACACTCTTCAAATGGGTCTTCAATTGAAATAATCGGATATTTTTCACAAAGATTTTCATAATACTTTACTAATTCATCCGCGTCTAAAAATTTGTCAACCTCTACCTCATATTTCTCTTTATAAAATTCCGATGCTGCACAATCTAGTGCTAAATACATATCTTTTCCAGGAACTAAGTTACTTGCTTTTATTGCATCCATTATTAAGTCAAGTGCTTCTTCGGGAGTATTAAGATTTGGTGCGTACCCCCCTTCATCTCCAATGGAGGTTTGTTCCGGCCCAAATCTTTTTGAAATTATTTTTTTTAGATTATGGTAGACATTGCAGATATTATTTAACATTTGATTAATATCAGATTTTGCTGGAACTATCATAAATTCTTGTATTTGAAGATTATTACCAGCATGTTTTCCACCATTAATTATATTAACAAATGGTCTTGGAATATCTTTTTTTCCTCCTAAATATTCAAAAACTTCTTTTTCACCTGCACAAGCTTTTAAGAAGCAGAAAGTAAGAGCAGTAAAGAGATTGCCTCCCAACATATTTTTCTGAGTAGTTTGGTCATAATCTAATAAAATTTTATCCAGATGAAAATGACTTTCTAATGGTTGATTGACTAATATACTATTTATTTTTTCTTCCAAATCAAGAAGCGTTTCAACTGATTTTCCAGAGAAATATCCTTCTTTTTTATCACGTAATTCAATAACTTCTCTAATGCCAGTTGATGCACCAGAGGGAGCACATGCATTAAATTTATTATTAAGATTATCAGTAATTTGAACTTCAATTGTGGGAAAACCCCGTGAGTCTAAAATTTGAAAAAACTTAACAGAAGAGATGGTTCGCATATATAATATATATTTTTTTATAAATTTATAAAATACGAAAAAAAATGAAATTTAAATCAAGATATTTTTATATTTGTTTATATGTTGTCGGAATTAATTAAATTATTAAAAACTGATTGGAAAAATATTTTGTCCAATATTGATACGAATGAACTAGAAAAAATTAATACCTTTCTAGAGAAGGAAGTTGAAATGTTTGAGCCAAATGTTAGTATATTTCCTCCCCGAAAGGATATTTTTAAATGTTTTGATTTTGTAAATTTTGAGGAGATTAAAGTAGTTATTTTGGGTCAAGACCCTTATATTAACAAGGGAGAAGCAATGGGAATGTGTTTTAGTGTTCCCAATGATATTAAAAAGGTTCCGCCATCATTAAAAAATATATTCAAAGAATTGGAAAATGAGTATGGTAGTAAAAGAGAAAAATATGATTTAACAGATTGGGCAGAGCAAGGTGTTTTGCTATTAAATACAGCTTTATCGGTAAGAGAATATAATTCAAATTCGCATCAGAAAATTTGGAAAAAATATACGGATGCAATTATTAAAGAGATTTCAGATAAAAGAGATGGTGTCGTTTTTATTCTATGGGGAAATGATGCAAAGAGAAAGAAGGAATTAATTGATGAAGGAAAACATTTTATTTTGGAGTCAGTACACCCAAGCCCGTTGAGTGCACCACGGGGTTTTTTTGGAAATAATCATTTTCAAAAAGTAAATGAATATCTAAAAGAAAAAGGTCAAGAAGAGATTCAATGGATTTCGTGAACTATAAATTCTTCACCATCAATGGTTACAACTTCACTTGTAGTTATTACATCTTGTTTAGAATTCCTATTTTTTTGCAATTGATATTCTTTATAAATATAATAAATCAACCAAATAAATAATAATAAAAATAGGCTAGATAATACTATAATAATAATATTTACATAATCTGTATTTTTTACTCTTTCATTTACTATGAATGGAGAAGAACTATTTTGATAATTATCACTCTCCACATTAACTAACGAAATATATTGATTTTGTAATTCTTCCAAGGAATTAACTATCTCATTTATGTTATTTATAATATTTGTACTTTGACTTATTTTCCAAGCTTTTTGATTAATATAAATTGGCTTTGAAGAAACTATCGTAAAAATAATTTTTATTTGATTACTTAGCAATCTTCTGCTAATGTTTACTTTAGATATACAAGTATCACATATGTATATTTGTTTTGTATTATTTATTTCATTCAAGCTATTTACTATTGCTAATTTTATATTTTCAATAAATAATTCTTTGGTGGTTATATTATTTAAGTCAATATCTATATCCAATGTTAAAGTAATAGGAGATGTTGCAATAGTATAAGTAAAATTAATATCTTGATTTTCTAATATTATTGGACAAACTCCTTGTGTTTTATTTGGCATCGTAAAAGTAATAAATTTGCAACTTTGTGATAAACAAGTTCCTATTATAGTTGTATTACAAACATTTATAAAATATGGTTCGTCATAATTTAAGTTATTACAATATAATTTTACTTTCATGTCACTTACGCCAAAAGATGGTTCTATTTTTATAATAGTTACATTAGGTTTAACTATTGGATTAGTAACATTATTACTACTATTTTTAGATAGCAAAGAAAAATCAATATTGAGGAATTCAGTTGCATCGCTTTCTATAAGTTCCCTTGAATATGAAGATGGAAGAAGGGAGGAAACAAATAGTAAAAATAAAATACATTTCATTTTGCAATATATTTTATATCTATTTAAGAACTTTTTATATTCAATTTTTATTTTTTTGGAATGAAATATTTTTTAAGGTTGAGACATATTATATTTTGCAGCTTCTTGTTGCGGTACTCCTAATCCCATTCTTAAGTCATCTTTATCTGATATTTTTTTTATTTTCATATTATTTTCATCATAAATCGCAAATCCTGCATCTAATGTATCAAAACCAACTATTCCACTCATATCTCCACCACACATTGGCATTTCATTATTATATTGCCAAAAATCGGTTGTCATAGTTTTACCATTTGAACCCTGGGAAAGATATGTAGGTTGTTTTGAAACTTCATCAATTATTTGTGCGTTTTTTACATATCCAGACATTGGGTCATAATTCTTTTCAGGTAATTTTTCTAGACCATCATATTGATTGTAATTATAATATTTTCTTAAGTCCTCAACATTAGTTGTAAAGTTTGGAGTATTAAGATTAGTAGTAAATTCATTTGCTGGAACTATGTTTCCGGTATTGGTTTGAAAGCTTTCTACAATATTTTCTTCTTCTGATGTTTCTTCTTCTGCTGTTTTAGGTTTTGAAATTTTTTTATTTGATTTATTTTTTCTTAACTTCCTTGAAGACATTTTTTCTATTTTTTTATTTTGATTATTTGTATATTTATTTCTGTTAAAAAATTCAAGTAATAAGTAAAATATCATAATTACTAAAAATGCATTAAATATTATTTTTAATTCAATCATATATAATTTTATAATAAAAAAATATTCTATTTAAAAGTTTTTTAAGTTCTAATTATATAAATATATACATGTCATCCAATGATGAATCAGATATTAAAATTGAAATAACAGATGTATCATCATCTTTAGAAAAAAAAGAAAATATAGTTGAAGAAGAGGCTAAGAATGAGGTTGTTGAAGAAGAGGCTAAGGAAGAAAGTATTTCAAATACTTTAGTTGAAAAGATAAAAGAGAAGTTAGAAGAAGATAATGAGGAAAATAATGTATTAAATTTTGAAAAGGATGAAAATAATAATAATATCTCAGCAGAACATTTAAATATAATAGAGTTAGGTTTATCTGTACTAAATAGACGTTATGGGGAAAATATTAAATTAGACAATAACTTACAATTACAAGTTATAAAAGAATCAATTGAATATATTGAGACATTTAATAGATTTACAGGAAAAGAAAAGCATGTAATATGTACTGAAATTATAAAAAGATTTTTAGTAAATAGGGGTATTGAATGGAGTAAGATAGATAAGGTTGTAAATAATTCTATTTCTTTTGCAGTATCAATTAGTAAAAATGGAGTTAAAGCATTAAAATTAGACAAAAAGGTTGTAGGAGATGTACAGGATATATTTAATCAAATTTATCCATTAGTTTTAAAAGATGTAGAAAAAAAATATCCATCCACAGATGAAATTATAAATAGTTTATTTGATATTTGTTTAGTTACTATGAAATATGTAGAAAATTACAAGAATGTAAATAAAAAGCAGAAATTAATTTTGGTAAAAAATATTTTAATAAAAGTAATTGAATTATTACCAACTATTAATAAAAATATCAAAGAAGAAGATTTAACATTGATTAATGATAGTTTGGATGGAACATTGACAATGGTTGAGTTAGGTTTTGATGCAAGTGAAGGGCAATTAAATATCAATGCAGAAAATGTAGAAAAAATTAGTGGTTGTTTAATACAATGTTTTTTGGCAATGTTCAAAAAATTTAAGAAATAATGAATAAACTTTTAATCTTTTTTTTCCAAACTAAAACAATCTAATATTTTATCAATTTCTTTATTTTCTTTAATGTTTGCATATATTTGGTATTTAATTTTATTTGAAATTATTTTTTCAAATACTAGTTCATTGTTATTTGGCAAAGTAAAAATAATTTGATAATTTTTAGAAATATTATCATATTTTATTTTATTTGGAAAATCATCATTCTTTAGGAGTTGCGTTGTTATTTGAACATTATAGGGACTAAAATCATTTTTATCATTTGATAATTTTTCTTTATTTTGTTTTAAGATTTTATAGCAAAAACAAGAACCATCTTGGAAAATTTTAAGATATTTATTGTTATCTTCATAGATAACAGAAAAATTTTTCCTATTTTTGTAGGTAGAATTTTTTTGAAGATTATATAAAATATTTTCAAAAATATCAATAGTAATATTTTCGTCACTCAATTCAAAAATAATTTTTTGTTCTGTACTTATATTTTTTTTTGTACTTGACATATTATATATAAATATATACATTTTTTTCAAATCATTTTTTTTAAAAAATTGATTTTTATTATTTAAAAAAATAATTAGAATTTATAAAATGAATAACCAACGAATTGAAGTTGTAAAAAAATTTAATACCATAATTAGTAATAAAAAAATTTCAGAAAAAATTGAGAATGAAATATTTAATTATGCATTATATAAATGTAAAAAAACAGGATATATTGAGGATTGGACCGATAATAATTTTAAATCAATTTATTTACATAAGGTTCTATCAATCTATTATAATATAAATCCAAATAGTCAAATTAAGAATCAAAATTTATTAAAAAAGGTAAAAGGCGGAGATATTTCAATTGAAAATTTAATAAAAATGTCACCAATGGAATTATTTCCAGAACATTGGGACAAACTGAGAGAGAAAGAAAAAGCAACTGATGAATTCTTATACTTTCGTAAACCTGATACAAATACTGATGAATATAAATGTGGTAAATGTAAGCAAAGAAAATGTTCTTATTATGAATTACAAACGCGTTCAGCAGATGAACCGATGACTACATTTGTAAATTGTTTAGTATGTGGTAATAAATGGAGATGTTAAAAAAAATAATTTAAAGAGTATTAACAATTATGGATAATAATAATGAGCCTATCAATTTTCAATTCAAGTCATAATCATAATAATGCAATATTTAATATGATACATATTGTTTGTCCAATTGCCAAAATTCCAAACGATATTCATTATGAAATACAAGGAAATATGGGAACATCTATAGAGTCAAATATCAAATTTATTGAAAATTTAAGAACCCCCCATATTATTTCTTTCTTTGGAAAGAAAGGAGAAACATATTTTATTAGAGTAAAATATAAAGACATTCCTACTGGTAAAGAAAATAAGATTATAAATTTTTATCGTCAACCAGATGATTATAATGACATGCCAATAGACGAAGATACAAAAGTAAATATAGAAATTACTAAAAAGAAGCAAAAACAAGAAAAAAATGTTCAAGAAGAAGATGATGAAGTATTAAAAAATAATATGGTTTTAAATTTTATAAAAAACAAGGAAAGAGAAGCAACAGATGAAAGTAAAGACGAATTATATGGTGAAGAAGAAGAGGAAGAAGACGAAGAAGAAGAAGAAGAAGACGAAGACGAAGAAGATGAGGAGAAAATTGAGCATTTATAAAATAGTTTAAGGAAAACTTATATTTAATATTTATGGTATTAAATATAAAATTATCTGCAGAAAATACTTTTGTAATAAGTTTAAAAGCTCGTTTGGACAGAAGAGAAAAAATTAGTAAAGAATTAGAGAAAAATAAGATTGATTTTCAATTTTTTGATGCGATAGAGGATAAGGATGGAACTATTGGATGTTTTAAATCTCATATTTCAATAATTAAAAAAGCATTAGAAAAGGATTTAGACTATGTTTTTATAATGGAGGATGATTGTTATTTTATAAATGAATTTCATATTCCAAATCCACCCGAAGATTGGGAAATGTTATTTTTTGGTGGTGCTGTTAATAAGATTTATGACGATTATTATTATCATTGGAAAAAGGCATCAAATTGGTATGCACATAGTTATATTATCAAAAAAACATTATTTCAAACTATTTTAGATTTGGGAGAAAAATTAATTGGTAAAAAAGCAATTGATGAAATTTATTGTGAGGATATGCATCCTTATATAAATTCTTATATTTCATACCCTACTATTGCATCTCAATATGACAATTTTTCAGATATTGAGGGAAAAGAATTAGATAGAAATCAAAAGGTATTAAATTTTGATGAATTAATGGTTAAAAAAAGAGTAAATCCAAAGTGGATAGGAGATATATATGTTATTAATTTGAAAGAACGAGAAGATAAATTTGAGTATATGACTGAACTATGTATGAAAGAGAAGTTAAATGTCAGATTTTTGAGGGTAAATAAGCATGAAAATCCAGCGCGAGGTTGTTTAGAATCGCATTTAAAAGTTTTGAATGAGGCAAAAAAGAGAGATTTACCAAATGTTTGTATTTTTGAAGATGATGTGCAATTTACCAGTCATTTGCAAGATATGGAAGTAAATAAACTGCCAGAAAATATTGGGATGCTATATTTGGGCGGTAATCATATTGAAAATATGGGTAAATGGGATGGTGATTTAAATTTGTATAGGGTAAAAAGTTGGTCTACCTATGGGTATATAGTATTTAAAAATATGTATGATATTTTAATTGATGGATTAGAGAAAACCAGTAAAGAGATTGATAGATATTATATTGAAAACATTCATCCAAATTATGAAGCTTATATGTTTAGTCCCAAATTGGTTACACCAAATGCCGAATTTTCTGATAGTGATATAGCTGGTAAAAAGATGGATTACAATTTTTTGATAGAAAATATATATATTGAGGAGGAGGATAAGAAGGTCACAAAAGAAAAGAAAACTGAAATAAAGGATAGGGAACTATCTAGGGAAGAATTGCCTAATGTATCAATTATTACGCCAACTATGGGAAGACCTAATATGTTTAGATTAGCTGCATACAACTTTTTGACTATTAATTATCCAAAAGAAAAATTAGAATGGATAGTAATAGATGAGGGTGACCAACCAGTCCAAAGCTTATTACCAGATGATGAGAGAATTACGTATTATTATGTTAATGATATAGACCGCAAACTATTTTTAGAAAAATATGTTGAAAAGAAGAAGAGTGATGCAATTAAGGCACTAAGGGAAAATAAGCAAAATAAGCAGGGTAGTTTAAATGAGAGACTTGATAAGGAGTTGGTTAAAGTTTTAAAACCGCATAGTAAGGATGATTTTGTTAAAAACAGATTACCAATTGGTTTAAAAAGAAATTTGGGTGTCAAAATTGCAAAGTATGATGTTATTTGTCATATGGATGATGATGATTATTATCCACCGAATAGTGTTTATAATCGTGTAAAAGCATTATTATTAAATAAGGAGTATAGTGTAGTATCTTGTTCGGCAATTGCATCTTTTAATATTATTAGAATGATATCAATGATTAATGTACCTCCCTTTGATATGAGTTACGAAAAGCGTGTATCGGAGGCAAGTTTATGTTATTATCGTAAATTCTGGGATGAGAGAAAATATGATAATGATGTAATATGTTCAGAGGGAGAAGGATTCTTAAAGGATAGGGTAGATAAATGTTTAGATTTAGATTGGAATGGCATTATCATTTCATTAATCCATAGTAAAAATTTTACAAGCCGTAGTGAAATGACGGAAGAGCCAAATGGTTGGCATTTTGGAAAAATAGACGATCAATTATTTATCTTTTTAACGTCATTAGATAATGTAAATTCAAAAAAAAGTAGTGAATTATCTAACTAATTTTATTTTTAGGAAATAAGTATTTATAATAATTTATTGATATAATGGAAAGTATATCAGTAAAAATTAATTCAGATTCTTTAATATTAGAGCACATTACAAGGTATTTAGCAAGTAAACATAAAATAAATTGTTTTAAGGTTGATGGATATAGGAAAAATATTTATGGCAAAACTGAAGTAGATTTTCGTTTTGGTCATCATGAGGCTGAGATTGAATTAGATGGTGAGAAGATAAGAATTGAATATATAAGAAAGGGGGAACCAAAGGCTACATCATATTTAATAAGTTATTTTGAGGAGTTAATAATATATGCTAGAACATTAGAAATAGTTGATAATTTAATATTAGAGGCAAAAAAATTTTCAGATGAGAAGGATGATAAATTTATAACAACAAAAATATTAAAAAAAGGATTTTGGACAACTTTATCAAGATTGCCACGAAGAGATATATCTACTATTTATATTGAAAATAAATACGAAATAATAAATGATATTGAAAAATTTTTAGGTGAAGAAAATATTTACAATAATTTTGGAATACCCTATAAAAGAAATTATTTATTTGAGGGACCACCTGGCTCTGGTAAATCTTCATTTATTTTTGCAATCGCCTCATACTTTAATAGAGAGGTAAATATAGTGTCATTTTCTCCCCAATTGGATGATAGTGGATTTATGCAAGCAATAAATAGTATTTCTGATAATGCTATAATAGTTTTAGAAGATATTGATTCATTATTTGTTGGAAGAAAAAGTAATGACATGAATGCTTGCATGATTAGTTTTAGTGCTATTTTAAATTTTTTAGATGGCGTTGGTAGAAAGCATGGTATGATATGTTTCTTAACTACAAATTATATAGATAGATTAGATTCTGCTTTAAAACGTGCTGGAAGAATAGATTATATACATACATTTGATTATGTAAATGAAGAGCAGGTTAAAGAGATGTTTGAAAAATTTTTTAATGAGCAAAAAGAAGATTTTGAAAAGTTTTACAATAAAATAAGTGGTTATAAATTTACAACCGCTATTTTACAAGAATTTTTTTTCAAACATAGGGAAGAAAAAAAAATTATTAAAAAATCAAATGATTTAATAAGAATGATTGAAGATAGACAAGAAGCTAAAAATGATAATACTCATATGTATATCTAACTAAATAAATTATCAAAATCATTTTTTCTATTATTTTTAGAACCATTATTGTTTCTAAGAGTTTCCTTATATTCATCAATATCACCTGAACGATTATTATTTAAATTTAAATTTTCATTTACATTTCTATTTCTTTTATTTGTGTTTCTGTTTCTGTTGTTAGGACTTCTGTTTCGGTTATTAGGACTTCTGTTTCTTTTATTGTTTCTATTAGGACTTTTGTTTCTGTTGTTAGGGCTTCTGTTTCTTTTATTGTTTCTATTAGGGCTTCTATTTCTGTTATTAGGACTTCTGTTTCTGTTATTATTGTTATTGTTTCTATTAGGGCTTATATTTCTGTTGTTATTTTGATTATTATTAAAATTTAAAGAAGAATTTGGGATTGCTTGCTCATGCATATTGGTAGTTGTAGCAAGAATTGGTTCATTGCTATTTCCTTCTACAAATTTATTTAAACGATTTCTAGCATTAGCAAAAGATGCACGACGTTGGGACATTAATCTAGATTGACTTTTTTTAGAAAGAACTGATTGAGGTTTTTTATTTACATTATGAATATCACACATTTCATCAGCTGGATCACATTTTTTATTTTGTTGATTTGAATTTCTAACATTAGAATTACTATTTTGTTGGTTTACGTTTTCAACATTTGAATTGTTATTTGGGTGTTTATTGTAATTTAATACATTACTTGCGTTATTTTGATTATTTGATTGTTCAACTTCTGGTTCCTCTGTTTGGTTTGTTTCTAAAAATCCTTTTATTTGACCCTCTAAATCATTAAACATGGACTTATTATTACCATTACCTTGATTCTTATTAGTATTCAAGTTAAGTTGGTTGCTATTACCTTGATTCTTATTAGTATTCAAGTTAAGTTGGTTGCTATTACCTTGATTCTTATTAGTATTCAAGTTAAGTTGGTTGCTATTACCTTGATTCTTATTAGTATTCAAGTTAAGTTGGTT